TACGCCTGTTGCGCCTGTAGCACCTGTCGGTCCTTGCACCCCTTGAGGGCCCCCATAAGCAATAGTTACGCTGTTACCAGTTTTGTCAATTTGGACAATATTAGGTTTATCTTCATAAGAGACTGACATTAGCGAGTAACCTCGGCTCTTACTGAAAAGTTTCCTTGAATAAGTCTTGATACTACGTTTGATACAGGTGCGACTAACTCCAAGTCATAGACATACTGACCAGATGTAACGTTAGTCATGTCTGCTGCCGAAACAGTTAAAGTCACGGTTCCAGTGGCTCCACCTAGTGAAATTCTGTTATTTTCGGTGGTAAGCACTAAAACAGTTGTATTTGAAGTGACATTGCTGCGAACGTGCATTCTGGCTGTGTAGCCAGTCACGTTAATTGGAGTTTTTGCTGAATCTTTCCAAGTCACGGTGCGAGAAAGCGTTGCGCCCTGGTCGGCGATAATGTTATAGATTCCAGCAGGTGGGCAGCAACTCACAATGCCTCTTTCCGTGGGAGGATACAGTCTCTTTTATTTTACAATAAAACGACTTGTATGACTTTTAGGATAAGGGCTATCTAAGTAGTAAACGCTCCGATTCATCGTGGATTTCGGTAGCAGTTTTAGATGCACTTTCCTGATTTTTTTTCCAGTGGTGAAGGCAAAAGAGTAAGTATCCTGACTCAAAATTGACGTAAACATATGCTTGGGAATCGCAGGCATCGCAGCGGTCATTGTTAGTTAGTAGATAGTCGGTTTCTTCTGCTATTGTCTCCATGTGTATCATTATAGATGAAACCCTATGTCTGATTATCCGCTTTTTACGGAACTTGGTGGCACTGTTAAGCAGGTGCGACGTCTTATTGACCCCCAAGACCAGTCTTGGTCTGCTTTTAATCCTTCAATAGCCATCTCGCCACAGGGTGAGATAAAAATGGCTTTGCGGTCTAGTAATTATACAATTATTAGGGAAACTGGCGAATTAGTTGTCACTCAGGGCAACAAAATACAAAATCGTCTCTACTTATGTGATTTAGACGATGACTTAAAAGTCAGCAACATAGAGCGAATTACATTTGGTGACATACCTTGGCAAGATATAAACGTAATTATGTCCAGAGGTGCCGAGGATGCAAAACTTTACTATAGAAACGGACATTGGCAGTTTACGGCAATCGTAAGAGAAGCAGACGGAGTTCCAATTCCTCGTTTAGTGAGATTTTCGCTTCAAGGTAATCATGCAGAAATGGTTGAGTTTGGTGGATTTGATGGCGAAGACCCGACTAGAGCGGAAAAGAATTGGATGCTTCCTTACGAGCAAAGTGAGCATTTTGATTATATCTATTCTCCTACGCAAAAACTGATTAACAGGTATCGTTATCAAGTTAGAGAAGAGAACGATGAAATAAAGGGAGTCCGTGGCGGCTCTAATTTGTGGAAGTTAGATGACGGAACTTATTTGGCATTAGTTCATAAGACTTACATAAAAAAAGTTGAATACTATGACGCTAAAAGATTTGGTGTTTGCACTAACTCGGTAAAAAATTATGAGCACCGTTTTGCTAGATACAACGAGTATGGAGTTTTGTTTGAATTGTCCAATCCATTTCAGTTTTTAGGTCATGGTATTGAGTTCGGCGCTGGCTTGATTGTAAAGAATGACGAAGTTTGGGTGTCATTTGGTAGAGAAGACATATCTGCTCACATTGGTAAAATTAATTTAGAAGCAGTTATGGGCATGTTGAGGTCAGTGTGATGTTAGAACTACTAGAAAAACCAAAAGAAAAAAACACAGATGACTCGAATCATTTTGCTCACTATGCGGAGGCGGCGGAAGTAACTGAAGGGTATATTATGGGAACTCCCGTAATAGCCCTATGCGGAAAGGTTTTCATACCCTCTAGAGACCCTGAAAAATTAAGGGTTTGTTCTGTTTGCAAAGAAATTGTTGACGCACTATTCTTGGGAAACCAGTAATACTCCAATTTTTTTGGATGTATACTTGATTTTCAATCCCAAACTAATTCAAGAAAAGGTGACGTAATTGTCTTTATTTTCATTTGAACTCAATAAAGAGTTCGTAGCAGGTTACAAAGACAAGGAGTCGCCATTCGGTTTTAAAGATGCCGCTGGTAACTCTGTAGGCGAGATTACATTTCTCAGAACCTACTCTCGTAAAAAAGAAGATGGCACCAAGGAAACTTGGCTAGAAGTTTGTGAGCGTGTAACTAACGGCACTTACTCTCTTCAGAAAGACTACGCAAAGCAGCAGCGTTTGCCTTGGTCAGATGCTAAGGCAGCAGCCTCGGCTAAAGAATTTTTTGACTCTCTGTTCAACCTAAAGTGGAGTCCACCTGGTCGTGGCTTATCTCAAATGGGCACTGACCTAGTAAACCGCCAGAAGAACTCGGCGTCCCTACAAAACTGTGCGTTTGTCTCTACCTTGGAAATGACCAAGCAGAACCCCGGTAAGCCTTTTGCTTTCCTTATGGAAGCGTCAATGCTGGGCGTGGGCGTGGGCTTTGATGACAAGGGTGCTGACAAGGACTTTGAAATCTACGCACCTCTTCCTGAAGTTCAGACATACCTAATTCCTGATACTCGTGAGGGTTGGCAGGAATCTACTATTGCCCTAATCAACTCGTTCCTAAAGCCTGAGCAAAAGACCCTTGAGTTTGATTACTCGGAAATTCGTCTATACGGTGCTCCTATCAAAACCTTTGGTGGAACTGCTTCAGGTCCTGACCCACTAATTACTCTCCACAAAACCATCACTAAAATTTTTACTGGTCGTGCTGGAGAGAAACTAACTACCGTTGATATTGCTGACATCGGCAACCTAATTGGCAAGTGTGTTGTTTCTGGAAACGTTCGTCGTTCGGCTGAGTTGCTTATTGGTCGCATTGATGACCAAGACTTCTTGAACTTAAAGAACGCTGAAGTTTTTCCTGACCGTAACTCTTATGACCCAGAAAATCCTGGCTGGGGTTGGATGTCAAACAACTCGGTCATGGTAAACGTTGGAACTGACTTCTCGCCAATCGTTGACGGAATTATCCGCAACGGTGAACCCGGCGTTATTTGGGAAGACATGTCGAAGCAGTATGGTCGTCTTGCTGACCCAATTAACAACAAAGACTGGCGTATCGCTGGCTACAACCCTTGTGCAGAGCAGTCTCTAGAGTCATATGAAATGTGTACTTTGGTCGAGACTTACCTAAACCGTCACGAATCACTAGAGGATTACAAGCGCACCTTGAAGTTCGCCTACCTTTATGCCAAAACCGTGACGCTACTTCCGACACACTGGGAAGAGACCAACGCAATTATGCAGCGTAACCGTCGCATTGGAACTTCGATGTCTGGTATCGCTAACTTTGCAGACAACAAGGGCTTGCCTGAACTCCGCAATTGGATGGATGCAGGTTATGCCGTTATCAAGCACTACGACAACATCTACTCTGAGTGGCTAGGTATCCGTGAGTCAATTAAGACCACGACTGTCAAGCCTTCTGGAACTGTGTCAATTCTTGCTGGCGAGTCTCCGGGCGCACACTGGTCACCGGGTGGAGAATACTTCAACCGTGCTATTCGCTTCGGTAACGATGACCCGCAGTTGGCTTTGTTTAAGATGGCTAACTACACCGTAGAGCCTGCGTCAGAGAACCCTGAGCACACTTCTGTTGTTTACTTCCCAATCAAGGCATCTGCAAAGCGTGCTGAGAAAGACGTAAGTATCTACGAGAAGATGAACTTGGCAGCAACTGCTCAACGCTACTGGTCAGATAACTCTGTTTCAGTAACTATCTCTTTCAACCCAGAAACTGAGGGTGGAGATGTTGAGAAGGTTCTTCACATGTACGACGGTCAGTTGAAGACTGTATCGTTCCTACCTAGTGGAAACTTTACATATCCTCAGATGCCTTACACGCAGATTACCGAAGAAGAATATAACGAGGCTGCTGGAAAGTTGTTCCCGATTGACTTCGCTGGTATCTACGCTGGTATGGGGTTGGATGCCGTGGGCGAAAAATATTGCACCACAGACGCCTGTGAAATCAAGTTGATTGTGGAGAACAGCAAATAATGTCAGTAATTGTTTACAGCAACCCAAACTGCACGCAGTGTGAGCAAACCAAGCGCTTTCTAACTGTCAAAGGTATTGAGTTTGAATCAAAAATGATTGCTGATAGTCCTGAGATTATGCCATTAATTGAAGAGAAGGGCTATCGCTCTGCTCCAGTTGTGGTTGTCGGAGAAGATAGTTGGTCTGGATTTCGTTTGGATAAACTTAACACTCTCGTTCATCAGGACTAAAAATAAAAAGCCACTCGAAAGGGTGGCTTTTTATTTCTCGACTTGCATGAAATGATGTCCGGTGTTAGGCTCTGTTAAACCTAATAGGAAGAACTATTAATTGGACTTATCAAGCATTGGCTTTATCCCTAATTCTCCAAGATTCATTGACAAAGGGCTGCCACTCTGCGCTCAGGTAGACCCAGAACTATTCTTTCCTCAGGAGAATGAATTCCACGGCGTCTTGGTTTCATCAACCTACTATGACGAGACTGGGGCTAAGGAAATTTGTAACTCTTGTCCTTACAAAGCAAGATGCTTAGATTACGCTCTTTCTCAGGGAGAAAGGGTCGCTGGTATTTGGGGAGGAACTAATGAGTTGGAGCGAAGAAAGATTCGTAGGCAGATTGCTCATGCTAAAAATAGGGCTGGCAAAACAGAGGTAAAATAGTATCAAGCCCTTGGGAGAGAGGCGACCTTAAATTACCTCACTCTCAGGGAGAAACCATGAACATCGCAAAAACAATCCTCAAGCGTACGATTGCGCTTGTAATCCTCAAGGTCAGCGCAGTTCTTGCTGCTGGTAGTCTCGGTGGCGTAGAACTTTGGCAGTCAGCCTTAATTGCAGCATTTGTTGGAATTATGGAAGTTGCTGAGTCGCTCGCTCGTGCTTATGTTGTAGACGGCACACTTGACGAAGACGAAATTAACATTGCATTTGCATCGTCTGCTGAGGCAGAAGTAGCAAAGAATAAGGGAACTCGCTAGTCATAAAAAAAATACCCCCTGTTAATTCAGGGGGTTATTTTTTTTTGCTATACAGCAGACTTGATTTTCGTTCTAGCCACTCCGTAGTAGAGAGGGTTAGAAGAACTCAATCCCATGCCTTTGGAAATCTTAGTTAGCGAGATTCCATTGTCTTCATACTCGTGGCGGAGAGCCTCGTGGTAAGCCTCTGCGCTCTGAAGTTTTGCAATCTTGATTCGCTCTACTGCCTCGGCTACCTGCTCTGGAGTTGCCTTGCTACGAACACGCTTGGTTGCAGGTGCAATGTTGACGGTTGTAACACGACGACGGACACCTGCATAGGTGACACCTACTGCCTCAGAGATTGCAATTAGACTGCCACCCTTGTTGTAATACTCAACTAGCAGGTTGGTATATTCACGGCTGGCGTCGTGCTGAGGAGATTTGGTGTTGCGTGAGCCGTAAGCCTTGCGAGCCAGCGGTAGTAGTTCGATAAGTCTTGGTGCGTATTGCGCTACCAGTTCGTTGTCTGTCATTGTTGCCTTTCATCTTTTGTCATTTGGTAAAACCTTTATACCTGATTATAGACACACTCTTTATAGAACTGCAAGTTCTTTTTTATCGCTCAGAGCGAACATAGTTATGCTAATATTTATAAGCAAACTTATTGGAAGGTATCTGATGGCAAAAGGCAAAGGCGGCGCACCTGCCGCAAAAAGCAATAACTCTGACCGTCAAAACGGCAAGGCGGCTAAAAAGCACCCTAAAGTATTTGACCCAATTAAGCGTCGCCTAGTTGCAAAAGATTAATGTCTGTGCTACTATAGACACATAACTCAATAGTGACAAGGGGATGACAGGTTTCGACTGGCATCTGAAGTTTGGTGAAGCACGCCAAGATAGCGGAGTCTTGTAAAACCGCTAAAAGAAATAAATGCTGAATCACGTTCTGCATTCGCTCTAGCAGCCTAAAAATTGCTAGTTGCCCCTGACAAAGCACTAGTTCTAGGTGGGCAGTCAGGTTTTAAGTAAATAGAACACCCAGCACCACGTCCATGCTGGAGACGTAAAACTGAAGCACCAAGGGATGTGGCAATGCAGTCCCTTAAATATTCATTGCCTAAGCGTGTAGAAGAACAAATCGAATATCTCAGGACAGGGGTTCAATTCCCCTCATCTCCACCAAAAGAAATGCTTGACAACTGAATACTAATTCCGTATCGTAGTTCTACTGACCTATTGACTGGTGTATGCAGTTAGCACGTCCCCTCACAGAACCGCAGTATCAAAAAGTAGACCTAGATTCTTAGGTGAAATGCGAGAACAGGGAAGTAGTGGAAAGTCCGAATTCGCAACTCGGATAAGGTGGGTCACGGTTATAGAGTATGAAGTATAAATATTCGACCATTGCTGGATAGTGATGGAAGACCTCTTGGCTGGATAGTCAAGGTAAAAAGCCTCGTGTCGAAAGATGCGAGGTTTTTTACTTTTCATGTATAGTAGGCATCATGGCGAAAATTAAGAAGTCAAAGAAAAGCACTCCGTGCCCCAACGATGATTGGGAGTACATCACGGAGATGCAGATTAATGGTCGCAACGTCACTAACGGAACAGAACTTAAAATCGCTGGTGAGCGTGGTCGCTTTAGATTTGTCAACTACACAAAGACGGATAAGGGAAAAGAGTGGATTACCGTCATCGGAGGTCCTAAGGGGATGGAGTCGTTCCGCAGTTTTACGCTCGACAAAGTGAAAACCGTTCACGCCAAGAGCACTACCGACGCTAATCTCGTAAAAGCATTGAAAGAACGCAAGAAGGCTGAAAGGGCTTTGAAAGCCAGCGAAGACGAGAACTGATTTATAAACTTAAACTTAAGTCTATAAGAGATAATCTGTCCAAAAGTGATACATTATTATATAACTTTTACCAGATTGGCTTATTTAAGTGCTCTGGCTCTGGAAACGCTGTCATCGACGTAAGTGGATAACGCCAGCCACCAATGTAGGAGTCCTCGAATTCTGGCTTTCCAATAACATCGTCAGCCATGACCCATCCATAAATCTCTACTTCGGAGAAGAACTCCTCGTCTGGAACATAACAGCCCACGATTGCCTTGCCGGCGTCCTTCTTCCAGATGGGAACTTCTCCACGAGTGCGAACGGTGCGAACCTCCATGTTGCCGCCGACATCAGGAAGGTGCTTTCTGTATGGGTGTAGGTAGTTCGAGTAAACGGGGTAGTTAAGAGTCGTATTTGTGGCTTTGGCAACAGCCATCTCAGCGGTGATGGTTCTGGTGTTAGAGGTTAGGTCGTGCTGGAGTGAGCCATTTTTCTTACCCTCAGCATAGTTAGGGCGGTCTTCACTGCCGAACTTCTCAATCCAGAGTTCAACTGCCATATTCGCACATCTGCGGATTTCATCTTTTGTCATCTGTACTGTAAACATAAGAACATCTTATAGCGTCGACGTCCAGAAGGTAAGATAGACACATGGAAAGCAAAGCAAATGAGCCATTCAATTTCCGAAACCACGGGTCTTTCGACGTAAGTGATATAAAAGAACTGGTGCATAACTTCCAAGAAGAGTGGCTAGTAAATACTGAGCGTCAAGAAATTCACGAAGTCCACAAGGAAACTAACTCCTACTTCTTATATAAAACAGATTTTGAGTGGCACGTGGGGTCTGGTTGCATAATTACTCTAGTAAGCGATAACGCTGAGTTGCTAGAACTAGTTGAGCCAATCGTGTCTCGCTTAGAAGAAATACATAACGGCAAACGTGGACAGATTGTTCTAATCAAGTTGCCTGCAAATAAAAGTGTTTCAGAGCATACCGACAAGGGGATATACCTAAACGTGTGTAGGAGACATCACATCCCTATCGTTACTTCTAAGGATACGTACTTCGGGGTAGGTGGTGAGGAGTTGTCTATGGCAGAAGGCGAGTGCTGGGAAATTAACAATTCACGCTTGCACTACGTAAATAACTTTTCTGAAGTAGACAGAGTTCATTTGATGGTGGACATAATGCCTAACGCACACATAAAGTAGTAGCAATCCCTGATGGTGTAATGGCAGCACAGCGACCTTTGGAGTCGTTAGTCTTAGTTCGAATCTAGGTCGGGGAGCGACAGAAAGGTAATGACAATGGTGGTTGGATACCAACCGCACTTCGATACTGACTTAGAGCGTGGCAAGGTAGGCGAAGACTTACTAAATACCTTTCTGGCTGACTTGGCTGGGAACAAGTTTGAGGTCAAAACTGATTATCGTGCTTGGGAGACGGGGAACTTCTATATTGAAACTTGGCAATACAAGCAACCTAACGCAATAGATAAGAAGCCATCTGGCATCAATGTCACACAGGCTGAGTATTGGTGCTTTGCTGGACCGAACAAAAACGGCTTTGTAATGATAAAGACTGAATCCCTAAAAGAACTGCTTAGGGAAAATGACTATCGTGTAGTGCATCAGCCAATCGCAACCCTAAATACAAACGCCAGTATCGGTAGACTGGTTCCAGTAGTAGACGTTCTAAGGAAGATTGGGTTATGAGTAATGTAGGTTATCCGTGCAGAACGCATAGGATTAGGTTCACTGGGAGCATCTGCCCTCAGTGCTACAAAGACAGACGTAAGAAAGACCGCTCGATTAAATGAGTGACTTCACTGACGCCGACGTCCGTAAGGCTGTCGCTACGATAAAGCAGAGAAGAATTACTGAAGAAAAGCGTAAGTTCTATCAAGCAAAGAGAGAAAGAGAAACCTCTAGTAGCCCAATGGCAGAGGCAGCAGACTTAAAATCTGCACAGTGTCAGTTCGAGTCTGACCTAGAGGACATAGAAAACACATGACCGAGTATCCGATAATAATTGATAACTTCATACCCAAAGAAGATGCTGAAAGATTTAATACTTTCCTAGCAAGTATCGTCCAGCCTCTACCTAACAAACCTAAGTTTCGAATTGCTATGGGCTACCCGACTTCAATAGTCGCTTCTAAGGTTGGGTACTCTATCCCCGTTTTAGAAGGGTATGAAGGCACAGAGCACGAACAAACCGTAAAAGACTTAGGTGAACTACTGATACGTGTGAAAGAAACGTTAGAGAGTTCTTTTTCTGCCGAGATGGATACCGTTCAGTATGTATATAATCAAATGCTGGAAGGTGCTAAAAACAGTCTGCACTCTGACAGCAGTAAGTTAGACGGCTCTCCGCTAAACGAAGACGGCACTCCTGAAGAACTTCAATGGTCAGCCTTGGTATATCTAAGTTCTTATGACGAAGAATTTACTGGTGGAAAGATAGTCTTTCCAAAACAAGAAATATCCCATGAACCAGTGAAGGGGCAGTTAGTTTTCTTCAAAGGAGACCACAAGCATCCGCACGAAGTTGAAGTAGTTACTGGTGGAGTAAGAAGTGCTTTAGTGTTCTTTTTTGGTAAACGTGGGGACTTATCTAACGCTGTGAATTTCACTAAGTAGTTAATTTTGAGTTCGACTTAGGCGACAAAGTTGGTAGAATAATCCCATGATGCCTATCTCTTTCCGCTCAGACATGACCGTCAAATTAGTCCAGTCGATGGGCGGTGACGAGTCGGTAGTTATGTCAGCACGAGTATCTACTGGCGGAAGTTCGTCGACGCCCGAAAAAGACGCAGGATTAATTAACTATCTAATGAGGGATAGACACGGCACCCCGTTTGAGCACAACGGCTTTACCTTTTATGTAGAAGCGCCAATCTTCGTGTTCCGTGAGTTTATGCGACACCGCATCGCTTCTTACAACGAAGAGTCGGGTCGCTACAAGGAACTAGAGCCAACGTTCTATTTACCAGACCCAGAGCGCAAACTAATCCAAATCGGTAAGACTGGTGCTTACGAGTTTGTTGCTGGTAGCGACGAGCAATACAAAACTACTTTTGCTTGCATCAAGGAAAGTAGCATGCAGTCTTACAACTACTACCAAGACATGCTCTCTGAGGGAGTTGCTCGTGAGGTTGCTCGTGCGGTTCTGCCAGTAAACATCTATTCTTCGATGTTCGTAACCATGAACGCTCGTGCGCTTATGAATTTCCTTTCGCTACGCACCAAGCGTGACGATGCCAAATTCCCTAGTTACCCTCAGCGTGAAATCGAGATGGTAGCAGAACAGATGGAAGAACTGTTCGCAGAGAAGATGCCAATCACATACGCAACATTTAATAAAAACGGAAGAGTAGCCCCATGACAATCATCAAGCCACTAGGCAACAAAGTATTAATCGAACCTATCGCAGCAGAGCAGACAACTTCGTCTGGGTTGATTATCCCCGACACAGCGCAGCAGGTTCCGCAGGAAGCGATTGTCGTCGGGTTAGGAACTGGTGGCATCAACTCTAAGGGTGAACCTATTCCTTTCGACGTCAAGGTGGGAGACAAGGTTATCTACTCTATGTATGGCGGAACTAAGGTTTCGTATGACGGAAAGTCATACATCGTTATGGAGACGATTGATTTGATTGCCGTGGTGGAGAAGTAATGAGTATTCCAGACTTTGACTACGAGTTAGAAAACGTCGACGTCAGTAAGGTTGCTTTCGACGAAAGAGATGACGTGGTGGCAGATAAGTTGCAGATAGCGGTGCGTTTAGCCATGAGTGCTAGACAAGCGTTAACTGACGCCGCTGCTGAGGCAATTGAGACTTCGTCGACGTTCGGGTATGAACTAGGAGTGCTGGACGAAAGACAGCGTGTCGTTGACATTATTGAGGCATCTAGTGGAGACTTAGAGACAGCATTGAGGAAGATTCAGGGAGGCAAGTAATGATAGATGAAGACAAGGTTATCGAACTAATCTATAAAGCCATTGCAGTAGGCAGAAAGATTGAGCGAGAGAGAACTCTTGAGTGGATTAGCAGTAATCGCACGGACATGGGCTTCGGAATCTATCGTGACCACTTTAAGTCTGAGAACTTAGTGGACTTTATTAAAGACGGAGAGAACAAGTGAACAAGCCTGATTGGGCTGAAAGAATGCAACGCACCAGAGAGCGTGAATACGACAAGGGCGTTGAGGCTGAGCGTGAGCGCATCATTGCAATACTTAAGGAAGAATTAAAAGACTCCCTAGAGCCGATTGAAGGCACTAAGGGTGGATGGCGTGAATACCTAATCTCTCTAATAAAGGAAAATAAATGAGTCCAGTGTACATCCTGTCCTACGCAGTAGCGTTCATCTATCTGGCTACTTTTATCTACTTGATAATGATTTGGAGCAGGGAAGACGAAGACCGTAAGTAAAGATGGCTAAACGCAGATACCGCTTTGGGATGGACTACCTGCTTCGCTGGATGGAATTAGTGAATAAGACTTACGTTCCGTTAGGCTACAAATGGGTTTTGATAAAGGAAAAAGAAGAAGGCAAAAATGAGTAAAGAAGAAGAAGAAGAATACACAACCATTGAAATTAACACCAGCGCACTCTCTGAGGCTAAGCAGTTACTAATGCTTTCCATAATGAACGAGGGTATGTTGCGTGAGCGTGAGCGCATTTTGGCTTTGCTAGAAGAAACTCGTGACTGCAAGTCACAGTGGGATTACGAAGTGCGAATTGGCGAGATTATTGCCAAAATCAAGGGAGAGAACAAGTGAGCAACGCAACATATGCAGCATATCAAACTTGGCTAATGGAACGATTTCGCACGATGCTATGGCTATCAGCCTATGAGCGTATGGGATTGAAACTAACTCCTGAAATGGTTGCGTTTCAAAGATTGATTGAGCAACAGCAGATTGAAATTCATGCTCTTACCAAGGGAGAAGAAGATGGCTCAGAACCAGACGCCGCTTAATACAGAAGTAAAGAACATGTTCGTCGAGTGCCACTCGATGTGGGTTAAAGACGGTGTTAAGTATGAGCGAGACGCTATCGTCGACGTCATTAAGAATCTAGAAGGAACGGGAATCACCAAGGTGGTTAAGGACAAGATTATTAAAGCAATCAAGTTGAGAGAAGATAAATGACGAAGATTTACGTGGCAGGACCGATGACGGGATACGACCAGTGGAATTTCCCTGCTTTCTTTGAAGCCGAACGGCAACTACTTAAATTGGGTTATGAAGTAATCAACCCTGCACATAGTGATGGCACAACGTTAGAGTTGGCTCTCGAGTCTGCTGGATTGCCAGAGAGACCTAACAACACTTGGGCTTGGTATATGCGTAGGGATTTGCCACACGTTCTTGAGTGTGACGCCATTTGTGTTCTACCTGGTTGGCAGGATTCAAAAGGCGCATCGCTTGAGGTGCACGTCGCTAATGCGATTGGTGTTCCAATCTACGTCCTTAAGGATGGAGAACTGAGACCTCGTGTAAAGGTTCTTGGCTTAAGCGGATGGGCTAGAGCAGGAAAAGACACTGTTGCTGATTGGCTAGTAGAAAACTGTGGCTTTACAAAGATGTCTTTCGCTCAGCCGATACGAGATGCTTTGGTAAACCTAGACCCTGTGATTGACATTTTTGAGACTCGCTCCAGCCTGAAGCATGCTGTTAACAGTTTTGGCTGGGAGTACTTAAAAACTGCCAGCACCGAAGTTCGACCACTACTGCAACGCTTTGGCACAGAGGTGGGGAGGGAAATGTTTTCCCCTGACTTTTGGGTTGACTATGCTTTGGCACGAATTCCAGACGGGGGTAAAGTCGTTTTCGCCGACGTCCGTTATCCAAACGAAGCAGATGCTATAAAAGAACTGGGCGGAGAAGTCTGGAGAGTAGGCAGAGATGGGTTTGGGGCAGCCAATGACCACGAGTCTGAGCATGCTTTAGACGGATATGACTTCGATGCCATTATTGGCAACTCTGATACAATAGAGTATCTACACGCCGAGGTTAAGAAACTGCTATGAACATGATGCCATCCACCGTCAAAATCGGTGCTCAGGTCTTTACGATTACCATGCGTAGTCGAGACGAGGATGGCATGCTAAATGACAATACCCTTGGTTACACCTTGGAGTTGCAGAACCTAATTGTGGTTGATAAGCAATTACCTGTTAGTAAAAAGCGTCTTACGCTATTGCATGAACTGATGCACGCTATGGGTTTCGTTTTCGATACTTCTGTCAAGCCAAGCAAGAAAGATGATTTCGACACTTGGGAGCATTACTTCATTGGTATTTGGGAAGAGCCTCTGCTAATGTTGCTAAGAGATAACCCAGCGTTGGTCGCTTATCTAGTAGAAGATTAGTATTTAGGAAAAGACAAAATGAATTACTACAACAGAGACGGTGCACCAATAACTCTAGAAGAGTTTATGGAAACGTTTGAAGACCCTCAATACAAAATCGTAGAGCGAACCACATTTAAAAACCCCAAAGGCGATGGCGAAGACGTTCTTATTTCTACTGTTTGGTTAGGCGCAGACCATGGTATGGGAACTGGAATGCCAATCATCTTTGAGACCTTGGTGTTTGGTGGCAACATGAATGGCGACCAAAAACGCTATTCAACAGAACTTGAAGCGCTAACTGGACACGCACGAACTGTAAAAGAAGTAGAGGAAACCTTGTATGACGATTTCTAAATCAGAATGGAAAGATTTAGATGAACAGGGTCAGCAGGAGTTTGCGGAAAAGATTTTCGCAGACGCCCGTAAGAACGGATTCCCTTACTACAACCTAACCGCTGAAGAGCGTGAGGCTGAGTTCGAGAAACTACAGAACTATGTAGACAAGAACTTGGACACCTTGATTGAAGATGGCAAAGTAAAGCAAACAATGCATGGGTTGGCGCTAGCGTGGAGTTACATGCATCACTCTTGGAGCGTAAAAGTCGGCAACATGAAGACACCTATGGAGGTGTTCGAGAATGACGAGTTGCTTATGAAAGCGATTCGTCGACGTATGGTGCGTGGAGACTACTTCTCTGATTCTGGTATGCGTAAGGGATTGAGAACTTACTCTGGAGTGCAAAGCGTTTCTAACTTTAGACCTACGGCTGCTGCTGCCATCTATGTCAAATACGCTGGTGAGAACGCAACGGTGTGGGATATGAGTTGTGGGTATGGTGGACGATTGCTTGGTGCGATGGTTTCGCCAAACGTAGTTCGCTACATTGGAACAGACCCTGCAACAGAAACCATGCAAGGTTTGATTGGAATCCAAAAAGACTTTGGGTTGAGGGGGAGGACTTTCATTGACCTGTTTAAGCAGGGCAGTGAGGTGGACGTCCCTATGGAAGACGAGTCAGTAGACTTCTGTTTCACCTCGCCACCATACTTTGATACGGAAAAGTATTCAGATGATGAAGCACAGAGTTACAAAAAGTTTGACTCGGTTGAGTTGTGGAACGAGGGGTTTCTTCGGGAGACAATCAGGAACTGCATGAGGGTGCTGAAGTCTGGGAAATACATGGTGCTTAATGTTGCAGACGTTAAGACGCACAAGACGCTGGTGGCAGACACCATCAGGATTGCTCAAGAAGAAGGCTTTGAGTTAGAGGAAGAATTGAAGTTATTGCTGTCCTCGATGATTAAGGGTGGCTACAAGTATGAGCCTGTTCTGGTATTTAAGAAGCCTTAAGTTATAATAAAAAGATTTTTGTAAGTCTGCTTGCAAATCTCGAAAACGTCGTGTTAACATATCTAGGTAATACACGTATCCTCAAAATGTGTTTTGCATGTTGTAGTATCATCTCCTTTCACGGGAAGCCCCCAGCGTTCTTAACTCCTTTCTAGCGCTGGGGGTTTTCCTTTTCTCGCCTAATTAGAAGTAATTTATAATAAAGGTATGGGAAATGCTTTTGATAGCGAAGACATCAATCTAGAGTTGATTGGTAAGCGAGTCGTGCTTCACTCGCCTTACTTCCCCGCAAATCAGCAGCAGGTGTCTGGAGAAGTTACTTACATAGAGCAGGCTAAAGTCCCGGTCAAGATTGTTGTTAGGGAAGACAACGACAGAATGATTATGGTGAACGTGGCTCAGTATCGAGTGAAAGAAATCGATTAAACGATTGGTCCGCCAGCAGCCCAAGCATTACAAGTTCTTGAGGCAGCACACTTAAAGTCCAACGCCTCGCAGAAACCTAACTCTGCTTGGTCAATAGCATCCCAAGCGTTCTTCTCGCCCGAGGCTCCCTGCTCAATTCCGCTAGAAATGCAGTCAAGCATTTCTGGAGTGCGAACAAAGAACACACAGTTTCCGCAGATGCTCTTGCTTGCCTCAACTGGAGTAGTATCCCAACGGTCAGCCTTCTCTTGCCAGAACTCTGTGTTTGGTTCGTCAGGGTTTAACGGACCGTATCCAACGTTGTCGATAGCGTTCTGTCTGTTCTCGATGTTGAGAACAATGTCTTGAGTTGCAGGTGGGCAAGATGCGTCGTCTAAAGCGAAAACCATCGACGCCATTAATGGAGACATAGTAGATGCCTCTGAGTGACGTGGGTGCATCTTTGGTAGAAGGTCGTTGTCCTGAACGTACTTAGGGTTGTTAGGTTTACCTGAGCGAACTAATTTAAGGAAAGCATTTACACGAGCCATTGCCCATGAGTTGCGATTCTGGTCTGGGCGGTGTGAAGAAGAGAACGCACCTGCTCCACGGCGGTAGACGGCTTTAAGTTTTGCTAGCGTGACCTTGCGACCATTCTTTGCTTTAGCGTTGTGCTCTTCGACTTTCTTCTCTAATGCCTTAGTGATTGAGGCAGTAAAAGTTACGCCCTTGCCATCAGAGGCTGAGCCTTTCTTGTTTTTGTCTGAGCCTTTGATTTGGTCTTTCTTAGGCGCTGGCTTCGAACCTGCAGTGGCAGTCACAGACGCTTCGTTGTCTGGTACACAGTTGGGAACCATGTCCCCGTTCTTACCTTTCTTCATACCAACTTGCTTGTAGCCATCCCAGCATGGACTCTTGTTAGAAAACTCCATGTCTTCTGGATTGATTGATATTGGCTTAGGCATGAAATGGCTTTTAAATAGTTTTGCCATGATGTACTTTTCACCAGACATAACTTTAGAAGCGCAACGGTGGTGACCATCAACGAGTTTGAAGCCTTCATCATCCTTGTAAACAATGATTGGCTTATTGTTGCTACCTGCATCCTCAAGTTTTACTGGGTCTAAGTAGTCTTGGGTTGGAGTTAAGTTAGAAATCTTCACTAATTCTTCAGTAAAACTTTCCCCCATCTCTTTGACCTTTTCCTTAAGACTGTCTTGGGTCAGGTTAGGAGACTTAGAGAATATCTTTTCTGGCTTAACAACGCCGTCTGGAATTACAGCAAAACGACACTTGCCAAGTTCTTCGATTTTAGCAGAGATAATTTGACAGACGTCTTTACCGTCTTTGTCGTGGGTGTAGAAGACGCAGTTCTTGCATGCAACACCAATATCTTTTACTTCATTCTCTGAGGCAGGAGTGTAGCCAGCCCAAACGCCAGTATCGTCTGCGTTGAACTTGCCATACTTTTGTGTAATGCGAAGTAGCGCCTTGGCTAACTCCTGCTCTTCAGGAATGAGGTTCATTATTTAATCTTGCTCCAAGTTAGTTGTCCAACGATTCCGTCGTCCAATGTGATGTCAGAGTGCTTCTTTTGTAGAGTGATGACAGCGACGTGCAGTGCTTGGTCAAAAACGCCAGTAGGTGTTAAGCCGAGAGCCTTCTGTAAGTAAGAAACGGTTGCTCCCTTAGAACCCTTCTTGAGTTCACCCTTTAGTACTGGCTTAGTTGCAGGAACCACAACTGGGGGAACTGTTGCTTTAACAGGGGTGACAACAACTGGCTTAGCAACTGGAGCAACCTTCGCTGCTACACGTGCTGCTTCAACCTTTGCTGCTTGGTCTTCGTTGTGCTCTGGTGCTTCTGCTACTGGGTCGTCATCAGTTGCGACAACGCCTGCAGTTGCGATGGCTGCTTCTTTAGCAATTAGAGCCTTGAAGAATGCGATTGGCTCAATGTAGTTCTTGCCCATTGCATCCCAGACGTGCGACTTACCTAGACGTAGTTCCCAGTGGAGGTGCTTGCCAGTTGACATACCAGTGGTACCCATCTTTCCGAGTGGTGAGCCTGCTGTTACTTTCTGACCCTTCTTAACCTTTAGAGTTCCGTCTTGTAGGTGAGCGTAAAGAGTGGTGTAGAACTTTCCGTCAATCTTGTGCAGCAAGATAACAAAGTTACCGAAGCCTCCGCCGGGTGCGGTTGACTTCTTAGCGTCAAGAACGGTGCCGTCATATGGTGCTTCAATCCAGCATGGTTCGTGCTTTGACCAGATGTCAGTTCCGTTGTGATGTTTCTTTTGCTTAGTGACTGGGTGGATACGCATACCCATTAGGCTGGTGACCTTGAAGTCTTTGCCTAGTTTCCCGTCGATAGGGTATTGTGCCTTTGACATAGTAATCCTTATATAGTAGGGGTCACTTAATTTTAAACCTTTTAGAGATTGGCTATTTCCCTGTTGGCATACTGTCTGCGATAAGCGCCCATGTAAGAACGCTGATAAGTCTGAAACTCTAAGCGAGTGTGTGGTTTAGTTCTATAATACTCTTTGGCAGAGTTATACGCCATTTCCGCTAGTTCTTTCTTATCAGGCTCATTCATAAGTCTGAAGTATCTAATTATCTGCTTTACTGTCTTCATTATTTTCTCTCTCCTCTATGTAGTTCATAACGAATTTAATTCGCTTGAGCCACCAGAATTTTCTCCCCTGTAAAGCCTCCAACTTTCCTAACTCGTAATGTGCTTCTGCCCATAGTTGCTCGGTGGTTTTTGGCATTCAGGTTACTTTTCCTTTTTGCTAGCCTTACGTTGTTTTGGAGTTCCGTCGTAAACGAAACCATCTTTGTCGCCGTCCACAGGTTCATCCTCTGGTTCGGCTGGATTTCTTAGCGGATAGGTCGCTACCCATACTGCGAGGGTGCCCATAATGCAGTAGCCAACGATGGTCTTTGCAGACCCTTCGAGAACTACCCACGCTACGAACATACCTAGCAGAGTCCATGCTTGACCTAATAGGTCGTTAATGAATTTCTTCATTAGATGCTCCTTCTTGGTGTGCTTGATGTTGATGCGCTTGCGGTGGTTGCGGCAGAAGCGGCTGCCCCTGCTGCTGCTTGAACTGCGTTAATTGCGGCTCCAGTTGCGATGACGGATGCAAGGATTGTTTTCTCTGCGTCCTCTCGAACTGCTGGTGCCATGTCAGCACCGACGTTTCCTAGGTTGTTTAGAACTTCTAATGCTGCTGCTGCTGCATCACCTAGGAGTGGGATAGCAGCAAGTTCTGCAGAGATTTCTGGGTCATCTGCTTCGGCAGCAAATGCCAAGGCTTCCAGTGCTTGTTGGTATTCTGGTGAGCCTTGCTCTGCAGACTCTAGGACTTCCTCTGCTTGAGAGACAAGTTCTTCTACTTCTGCTTCGCTTAGTTCCTTAGGGTCAACTTCTGGAATCTCTGGAGCCTCTGGCTCTTTCGGTTCTTCTGGTTCTGGAATTGAGTCCAACTCTTCTTGAGCATCCTTTAAATCAGTAGTCGCTTCTTCGACACTTAAAGAGGCAGACTCGAATTCTGTTTCTGTATCGTCAAAGTTGCTCTGCGCTGTTTCGTAAGTTGCCTCTGCTTTTTCATAAGCAGTCTGTGCTTCCTCTAATTCAGATTGAGACGCTTCTAGTTTTGATTGCTCTGACTCATAGGTAGTTTCTGCAGTATCGTAAATCGCTTGAAGACTAGCAACGGTTGCAACGGCTTCATCTTTAGAGTCTTGAAGGTTTAATAAGTCTGTTTGGGAATCTGTGACATAAGGTTGTGCATCTTCTACAGATGACTGCGCTTCGTCTCTAGCAACCTGCGCTTGTTGTAGAGATGACTGCGCTGTTACATAAGCAGACTGCGCTGAGTTGTATTGGCTTTGTGCTGTTTGCAATGCTGTGTAGAGTGTTGGGTCTTTGATGAACTGTGGCTCATTGGTAGAGTAGGTGAGAGTTCCAACAATACGCTTGTAGTAGCCTCCGCAAGGGTCGCCCCATAGTCCGTTGTCGGCAGCAAGGGTGATGGTGTTGGAGCCTAGGTTTGAGGGGGTAACATTTGTTCCGCAGGTTGGGTCGTCGATAGCCTCGTAGCGCAAGTTGCTTGAAGTAAACACTCCACCATTAGGCGCTGTGTAGGTTGATTCTCCGCCTTCGTTAATGTTTACTTGCATGGTTCCAGTTGTGGTTGAACCTTGAGTTACGCCAGTTGTCCAACCTAGAAGGAGACGAACGTTGTTCATGGCAGGACCGTATGTGCCTGCCCAGTAACCATTGTCGATTCCGTAAACGGCGATACGAACTCTGCTTATCTGAGTTTGAGTATTAGTGTTGCCTTGCAAGACGACATCCTGCCAAGAGTGAATTGCGTTAGATGTGAAAGCATCTTGGTGGACTAAGTTGTTGTTGGTGTCGTAGAAATAAATACGTAAGCCATACGTATCTGCGACTGCTCCTTGACCTATCGAGTTTTGGTCTTGGTTCCAAACTCCAACGGTGAAGGTGTAGTTAGCAATTGCACGTGGCGAAATAAGAATGTCTTGATACACCTCTGTTGCAACATAAGAGAAGTGCAAGTGTCCTGAGTGAATCTCTGGCTGTCCGTTTTGTCCTGAACCGTCACCAATCCAAGGGGTGCCTGTTGTGAAGTTGTTGTCTGGAATGTTGTAAGAAACTGGAACAAAAGTTGTGGTTGGAGCAACGTAGTTTGGGTTAGGAACTTGTGAGGAGTCATAGGCAGACTGTGCAGACTGTAATGCTGAGAGTGAGTTGCTGAGAGTGGTGCTGGCTAAGTTATAGGCAGTCTGTGCTGATTGTAAGTTTGAAGACGCTGTGCTGAGACTTGCTTGGGCAGTCGCTAGGGCAGCCTGTGCTGATTGCGTGATAGTCGTCTGACGATTCAGCAGTTCGTCAGCAGATTGTAGCGCTTCTTTAGCAGAAGTCAAGTCATCTAGAGCCGTGTCTAAGGCTTTTTTGGCAGCATCTAGGCTGTCAGACGTGCTGTCAGTGCTGTCTTTTAGACTATCTAGAAGGTCAGTTGCTGTGTCAAAGGCTGTTTTGGCGGTGTCTAGGGCTGATTGAGCCTTATCCTTGGCTGTTGTGGCAGTATCTAGGCTGTTTTGGGCGGTAGATAGGCGTTTTTGGGCAGTTTCGACCCTAGCGGTTGCCTTCTCGACTTCTTTCTGATACTCTTCTGGGGTCAGATTGAAAGGATTTAAAAATGGAATTTTACCTGTATTTAGACCTAGCCAGTTTCCTGATTGGAATAGGCGCTGGTTGGTTGATAATGGTGATTGTTGCGACGATTGTGGCAATACGCCAAATGAGGAAACAGAAGCGTAAGTAGCCTGTTCTGCCATACAAATTGGGTAGGCAGATAGAAGCACTGCAAGAGTAATCTGCGGTGCTTTATACTTCGGACGCTCTCCCTCGCCCCTGTTAGGGCGTAGCATCTTTTATTATTTAACTTTCGCTAGACGGCTGGTTCTTCGACTCTTCCCAAACAATCTCTCTAACCTGCTCTAAGAGTAGGAAAGCAGACTCCGCAAGCCTTTCGGTAGCAATTAAAAGGTCTGCTTTATCTTCGGGGTAGATGGGAACAACTAAGTTCGAGTGAGCCTCGGAGACGACTAGTTCGCTTAGACGAATCTTTCTTAAGTTAGATTCGACTGCTTCTTGATAATCTTCGAGACTAAACATAGTTAATTTTACCGCATTGGGTGAAACTGATTTCGAGGAGGCGGAGGTAGAAATGCTAGAGATACTATCTGAAAAAGTGAAAAAAGAATTAGTTTAAAGTTGTTTATGGTGTTTAAGGGTTATGTCAATAGTTATTATAGAGAAAAAGATACTATCTCGAAAAGTGATATTAAAAACGGCGTTTTTGGATAGTATCTCTAAGAGTGGTTTTTCAGGATACTATCTAGGAAAAGTAGAAAGAAAAGGACTTTTTCGTGATAGTATCTCTAACCTAATTAACCTAATAATCTAATAGACTGTAAATCACTATACGCGTGTGCGTGTGCGTATGGAGGTGACCTGAAACACGGTCTATTAGATTATTGAATAGATTAGGTTGTTTAGGTAGGGTTAGGTGTGCTAGAGTATGTTTCAAGGATTTATATTTAGGAAAAGGAAAAAATGTCAGCGTTTGATTTTTTAGATGTTTCAGAGGATGAAGCAAAGGAAGCGTTCGAGCAAGTCGAGCGTTATGGAAATCGAGACGGCAGAATTTGTATCTGCGGTCACACGATGAAGTTTCATGCGTTTATCTCTCACCGTGGAGTTCACAAGTGTAATGCTCAGAAACAGAGTTGCCCATGTCGAACTCCAAGAGCAGTTCTTGAGAGTAGCAACACCAGAGTGTTTATTCGTAAGACTCATGGTGCTGGTGGGTTGCATGCGCTAACTCAGGGAATCATCGCTGCTCAGAAACTTGGCGCAGAGATTGAGTGGCTGATTGAGCAGAAGTGCGACAAATGCAACGCCGAAGTTGCAGTTGCTCCAGTACCTATGACACAAGACGGCAGAGTTGCTAATGATGCAACTGGTTGGGACAAGATGCTATGTAGGGAGTGCCGTGTTGGTTGAACAAGGAATGACGGAGGCTCAGATTGTTGAGTTCGAAAAAGATTGCTACGCCTACAACAACAGCGTGCGTTATGACATGGACGCTGAGTGGAGTTTTGGGTTGGGTGATTACTGTGTCTACGAAAATGCAAAGAGCCAAGGTGGAATGTGGCACTGGAGATTAATTCTCGGGTTCGTTCCTGCTAAGTACGAATACGGAATGACTGATGTTGATGTCCCTGCTGGTTGGACTTTTGGGTATCAGATGAAATACAACGTCGATATTGACCCTGACCCGTATGTGTATGAAGTAGACAAGTTGCTGTATCCACTTACACCAGAAAAGCATGTCCGTAGAGTCGACGCTTACCAAGCAATGATTGATTACTCCGAGACAGTTAGAAAGCGAATAGCACTAGACCCTTGCTTTAGAGAAGAGCGAGTTGGTCGCTGTAAAATCTGCTACAGAACTTTTTCAATGTCAGGGGCAGGGAAAACTTTTATGTTAAGTAGATTCCAACCTTGGTTAAACGAAGACGATGGGTTATGCAAAGGATGTTATGACCATGGCAAATAAAAAGCACTACAACGTTCTGATTGCTACACCGGGAAAATACATGGTGGCAGAGTATGTTCAGAGTTTGGTTGCGACAACTTCGTGGCTGAATGAAATGGGATACACCTATCGGTTGATTGGTAAAGCGTCGTCATTCATTCCAAGCGGTAGAGAATTGACAGCACTTGACAGCAGTGTGAATCGGTGGGATACTAAAGAAGTTGGTTGTGGTGAATACACTTACGACAAAATCTTTTGGATTGATAGTGACATCTCTTGGAAGGTCGAAGACTTTGCGAGAATCTTTACTTCAGACCTAGAGATTGTGAGTGGCGTCTACATGACCAGTCTCGATGGCACAATCGCTGCCAACAAGTATGACCAGTTTGGGAGACCAAACATCATCAACGAACGAGAACTCTTTATGAAAGATGAACCGTTCGAAGTTGGCGGAGTAGGTTTCGGCTTTGTGGCTATGAAGTCGGGAGTGTTCGAAGGTATGGACAGACCTTGGTTCAAAATTGAATATGTCCAGTGGGATAACTTGTCTCACGTTTGCAATATAGGAGAGGACTACTCATGGTGTATAAACGCACAAAGAAATGGCTACAAGGTTTACTTAGACCCAATGGTAAAAGTTCAGCACCACAAGGAAATCATTTGGGAAGTTCCATAAACGACGACCCAAGTAAGTTCGAGTTGAGTTTAAATGTTATGACCATCAACTACAAAGATATAAAAGAACTTGATATCTTGTCGTTCTTGGAAATTCCAGAGGAGCGTCGAGACTTAGACTTCGAGCAAGCAGGGGACTACGCAGTTTTCCTAAAGCAAGTTCTCAAGATTGTCGAACTTGGATTGATTGACCCTAAGCGAGTTGAAGAATTCGAGGAACTCACTCCGATGGAGTTAGGAGAGTTCTTTGGAAAATGGATGCAAGCAAGCATGCTAACCGAGAGCGGTAGCGACAAAGGAATTGTATAATGTCCGAGCACATCTGCGGATGGTGCATTACAGGACATCACGACACGTGCAAGCCAGAACTTGTATATTACGAGAGAATCTGGTATTGTCACTGTGAGAAATGCAAAGATAAACAAAATGACAAAAAGGACAAAAATGAAAAATCTAATTCGCAAGATATTCTTCCCGAGCCGACCACTGACCTATCAGCACGGACCGAGACTGATGGTCAAGAATCAGAACCGCTAGAATCTAATTCCAACCAATCCGAAAAGGAACCAACATGAAGTGGCTAAAAAACTATCTGAACAAAATCAGGTTTGAAAAGTCTCGCCGTACCGACATCTACATCGAACAGATTGCACGAGACAGCAAAGGTAAATGGGTGACTGACGACGAGCAGAAACTCGTCTACAAGAATGACGACCCTAAACGAATCGAGAAGTTCACCCTTATCCAAGAGAAAAAGGCTGAGACTCAAATCATCAAATGCTGTGGCGGAAAAGGTAAGTGCTCTTGCTCTCCTGACCCTGTAAGTAAAAAACCAACGGCTAAAAAGACTGACATCAAGATTGAAGACAAGACAAAACCTGTCGCTAAAAAGCCAACGGCTAAAAAGAAACCAGCACCAAAAAAGAAGTAATTTCAAATCACTTTCAAAAAACTTCCCCTAGATTTCGAGTTCCTTGATTTCTAGGGGATTTTTTTGCCTTTCTAAACGGAAAACGCTTCTCTCTCCCTCACCTCACCCAAAAAATCGTCCGAACGCTATTCGGCTTTCCCTTTATAGTGTTATACGTCAGGGTTTATAAAAACCTTGGCGGGAAGAGACACCTTAAGACGGCAACCTTAAGAACGTTGCAAAAGTCGACCGGGCAGGAAGCAGTCTCTCCCCAAGTCTTCCTGCTCGGTCTTACTTAAGGATGTCGAAGGCTTATGTCAGAGATGGTAGACCCGTTCTCTAAACCTGAACTTGAAACTCCTGTCGTTCAAATCGACACCCCCATCAACCTCCGCCCCGACCTTTCCCTTCACGGCATCGAAGAAGTTGACAGAGGCGTCTGCGAAGATACATTTGAAAATCGGCAAGCCCTCCGCCGAGCAAAGTTCAACTGGATTCCTGTTTACGCAATTAACGGCGTTCCTACTGGAACCATCCAAGCAATCTCACCCGAGATGCAATCTGAACAACGTCTACGTTCCATCGACGAGAAGCGGGCTATTTTAGTTGACCCCTCTGACAAGAACAGTAATTACTTAACGGGCGTCGACCTTCTTGTTGAAGAGGCGGCTGACCTCATTGTTCCACCGTGGGTACTTGGAGCAACCCGTGCTTGGCAGAAGCAAAGCAACGAATTCGAACTTACGGGCGTCGCCCCCAAGAAACCAGCACCTCTTCCTCACCGATGCAAGGCAATCAAAGATGACGGCATCCGCTGTCAACTTTGGAGTGGAGGACGCCCGGGTGATGACGGCTTCTGTCGTGTCCACTTAGGTTCCTTACGTAATAAACCAACGGACTCAGTAGAACGTGCTCGTCAACGTCTGACCCAAGCCGCACCTAACGCCGTTGATATATTAGAAGATTTGATGGATAACGCAGAGTCAGAGCCTGTCAAGTTGAAAGCGGCAACGGAAATCCTAGACCGTGCTGGTGTGCGTGCTGGGTTTGACATTAACACCGAAGTCTCACTAGACGTGCGTCCCGCCGCAAGCATTATTGCTGAACGTCTGCAGCGCTTAAGTAATAACGCAATCGAAGCGCAGCGGCGCTTCGAAGCAACTCAGCAAGAAAACGAAGTTATAGTAGATGCGGAAGAAGTAGTTGACAACGATGACTCTAAATGATATAATTGAAATGGCAACCGAACACGCTTTGCGGCTTGCCGAGGATGTTCAACTTGCGTCGACTAGAATGGAACATGTTCGAGTAACGGCTCGTGCTAACGAAGCATCTAACATTCTCCACTCCCTTATGAATTACACGGAAGACGGATTACCTGCTAATGATATTCAGAACTCCGACGGATAACGTCCAGCGCTTCATTGATAAAGCCTTAAGTTACATCGGATACACGGCACGCCCTAACCGAGACAACATCTTCGGCGAGCGATTAGGTAATAACGGACAACCGTGGGACGGTGCGTTCATTGACGTCGTCGCAAAGGAAAGCGGCACGCCACTTCCCTCTCTGACATATCCGCTTAACGGATTAAGCGAATTCCTGAAGACGGGTCGCTTTTATAATAAACCTCGACGGGGGGACATTGTCTTCTTCGAGACGTCAACGGTTAACGATTACGGCACGCCACATGTGGGTATAGTAATAAACACTGAACGGCACGCCATAGACGGGACGTTCGAAACGGTGGAGGGTATGACGGTCAGCGGCATGCCAAAGCGCACTGCCCAAGATGACGGAGTGTTTAAACGGATACGCTCGACGCACGAGGTGATGGGGTTTGGACGTCCGTCCTTTTCAACGGCAAGCCATACGCCACTCCCCGAAAACGCAACGGTGCCTCGAATCTCAACCGCACAGGTGAGGACGGGTATAAAGCACAAGAACGTCGAGACGGTGCAACTCGCACTGGGTGTGCTGCTCAACATCAACGGCTTGCCAAGGGGACACTTCGATACCCGCACTCGACTTGCTTACGCTAAGTTCCAACGGAGCATCGGTTACCCCGCATCAACCTCAACGGGTGACGTTGACTTCCCCTCTTTGCAACGGCTTGCCACCCTAACGGGTTTGTTTATAGCAGTTCAGTAAGAACCGAAACGACCAAGAGACCCGCAGCGCTGTTAATTACATAACGGCTTGTGTTACAGATGACCAGCGGCGAGCCTGGTGTCCCACCTGGTGTGGAGCCTGGCGAGTTTATTACATAACGGTAAGTGATAACGGATGTCTTCTCGCAGCGGCGAGCCAAAGGGTGCCTGATTTTCCACGCAGCAACGGCGTGCCACCAAAGGGTGCCTGATTTTCCACGCACGTTGATGGATGACTCCCGCTGCGCTGGGAATTACATAACGGCATGCGATGACGGCAAGGGATTGCTGCGTAGCCAGTGACGGGGACGCTGCTCAGCAAGCAACGGGTGCGACTTACGCTTATGCTACAGTCAGCCGCAGCAAACGGATGACTCGCACCAGACGTGTAGCAGCAACGTCCAAATCACGTAACGGATGATGTTTTATCCTATAAACATGAGACACATCGAGATGCACCTGATTGAAGAACCGCACGACGTCGACGCTGGTAACGCAGTGGGACTCGACATCTTCGACGACGAGTCGTGCGAGCAATGCCACGAGCAAGTGGGCAGCACTGACGCTGGCTTCGTCGCATTCGTTGTATGTCTGGACGACGAGGCTGAATGGATTGTCTGCGCTGAGTGCGCCACGCCTGTTCTATAAACAAACTTGACATCTGCCAATTTTTTTGCCATACTCTGAGTATGAAGATTATTTTGGAAGCAACCTCCCAAGGCGCACGAGGCGACTGGGGGTTCAAAAAGCGTTATGTGGTTGACCTCTTTGAAGTGTCGAGTGGTAAGTCAGTCGTTCAAGTTAGTTGGGGTCGAGCAGAGATGTGGTATTCACGACAGCAAAAACAGCACACTTTTGATAGCAAGTTCCTCGCCTCGATTTTCATCGACGACCTCGTAGATAAAAAAACCAAGAAGGGCTACGAGATAGTCAGCGATTAGACACACCTAAAAATACCCTTGACAAGTGTCAGAGGTGTATGCAATAATAAGAGAGTAGAAGGAAGGACAAAATGACAACCACTAAAAAAGCAAAAGTCAGCGTTGCCAATCAGCGCAAGTTCGAGCAGATTTGGCTAGACCTCCAGCGTGTATCGCACGAGGCATTGGCAAAAGCCACTCCACCCACTCCTATGATTGTGGGTTCACCAACCACTCCCCTCGGGAATGACATCGACTACTCTAAAAAAACCTACTTCGTAGCAGATGGAGTTTGTGGGTTCGCTTGGGTCGTAGTTCCGAATGGGCGTTCTGCGTTCGCTAAGTGGATTCTCGAAACTGGTAAAGGATACAAGCACTACCAATGGGGTGGTGGCTACAAGGGCGTGCAGTTCTGGGTCGATGGTAAAGGGTTCGCTCAAACTCGACAGTCGCTACAACTCAAAGAGCAAGTCGCTCGAGGAGTATCTCAGCACCTAAATGCGATTGGCATCGAGGCTTATGCAGATTCACGAATTGACTAAAAAAAGTTTGGCGACACGCTTGACTTTTGAATCAAACTATGTTTCAATTAGTAAGTAAGAGTTAGAAGGAAGGAAAAAATGACAACTCTAAAAACCAAAAAGGATGCAGCCGGGAAGGCACTCTACTTGGAGTTCCGCAAGGATGTATACACCTACCAGATGATTATCACCCCTTGGGCAATCACGCTGGAGAATGAAGTAGTTCCGTTTGCAAACCTACGCAGACGAATCTCTACTTACCACCCTCGTCGAAACTGGACAATCGACAAGAACAATGGCCCACTAACTTATCCAGCACCATCTCGTGATGCTTATGGTGAGTTCGAGCCATTGGAACTCGACCAAGCACAAGAACACGCTGGGCAGAATGTTAGCGCAATCGCTCACCAGTTCAATCAGTTGTATGCACAAGGTTGGACTTTGTATCAGCGACCACTCGCAGTTGAGTTTTCTTACGAGGACTTGGCAAACATTCGAGACGGAAAAACTCCGAATGGTCTCTATCGTCGAATCGAGCGTTCTCGTAAAGCACTCTCGTGGGGCGAATCACTTTTCAATTCAGTAGCAGTATCAGCGTAATAGGAGGAGATTACAATGAATAGACAACAAGTAATTATCGACCAAGAACGATTCTCGAAAGAACTTTCCGAGGCTCTGTTTGCAGTTAGTGGTCAAAAACTAAATGCAGAATTAGATGCATCGCTTGACAAGTTTTTCGACGAGGCATCTGGTCGTGCAGTCATTCGTGTGCGAGACAATTCAGGAACTACAAAGAGGGTGAAAACCATCGTGGCAGAGGCACTTAGTGGTGAAGGAGTTTATGTTCGACCTAATGGTGAGACCTACACTTCTCGCAAGTGGGGTAATACTGAACACGCCGACATCGAAGTGATTCGCAAGTCTCGTGATGCCAAGAAGTATGTTCTGCTTTATGGCGCACCGGGAACTGGTAAGACTGCGATGCTCGAGGCTGCTTTTGGCGACGACCTCTACACAGTCATTGGAACTGGCGACACCGAAGTTGCAGACTTCGTTGGTGGTTATGTTCAGACTGCAAGTGGTGGGTTCGAGTGGATTGATGGTCCTCTCGTTCGTGCAGTCGAGGAGGGTAAAGTTCTCCTGATTGACGAGATTGGTTTGGTAGACCCGAAAGTTCTTTCGTTGGTCTATGGACTAATGGATGGTCGTGGTGAAATCACTATCACTCAAAACCCGGAGCGTGGCACAGTAAAAGCCAAGGATGGATTCTTTGTGGTTAGTGCAACGAACCCCAATGCACCGGGAGTTGTTCTCTCCGAGGCGTTGCTCTCTCGATTCTCTGTTCAAGCAGAAATGACTACTGACTGGACTATCGCTCGTAAGTTGGGCGTTCCTGCTGTTGTGATTACTGCCAGCCAGAATCTTGCGAAAAAGCAAGCGAGTGATGAAGTGTCGTGGTCTCCGCAGATGCGTGAAGTTCTCGCTTTCCGAGACCTCGCCGAGTTGTTCGGAACTTCGTTTGCGATTAGCAACTTGCTTGCTAGCGCACCAGAACTTGACAGACCAGTCGTTGCCGATGTTTTCAGTCGTGCGTTCGGCGAGGAAGTCAAGCCAGCACGAATCTAGTTCCTTCCCTAGATTCGTGTTCGTCTGGGGTGGTGGTCTCCAATCCCATCGCCCCAGACACACCAAAGAAGGACTTGACATTAGTCAGAGATTTTGCAATAATTGAGAAGTAGAGATGAAAGGACTGGTGGCTAAATGGCTCACTATGGAATTGCCGAGACAAGAAAATCAACACCTAGCGAATGGCTACGAGCAGGGGCGCAGATTGGTGCGCTGGTCAATGACTGGTCGTTCCGAAACGACCTAGTAGTGAACTTGGGCGAGACAACTGTGTCTGGTGCCCCGGCTGCGTTCTCACCACGAAGTGCCGAGATTGAAGTAAATACAAAAGTTGCTTTTGGCAACATCGAACCTGCCGAGGTTGGAGACCTCACTAAGCGAATCAATCAACTTGCTCACCCAGTTGCGACTGGCGCAATTTTCCACGAGGCACTCCACGCTCGATTCTCACGCTGGTCAATCGAACAAGCACAAGCAGAACTAACTCGAGACGAGTTTGGTGCGCTGTTCAATTTGGAGGAGGGTCGTATCGAGGCTTTTGGTATTCGCACGAATCCAAAGAACAAAGTTTTTCTGCGTTCATCTGCGTTGCACATCGTGGTTGCAGATTTGGAAAACCAAGTTGCAAAGATTACTAATGTTGCAGGTGCATCTTTCCTCGCTGCTCTAACCCTCGCTCGAGTTGATGCAGGTGTTCTTGACGAGAGTGATGTCGAACCTGTTGTTCCTGTTCTCGAAAAGATTCTTGGTGCAGATGTCGTTGCAAAACTTCGTGCGATTTGGATTGAGTTCCAAGCGCACGACCTTCACGCTGATGCGACAAAACTTTACGACCTCGCTCGTGAGTGGGTCAAAGTTATCAACGAGACAAAAGCAGAAAAGGGCGAGACTGGAAACTCACCTCACCCCGGTTGCCACCCAACTCCATCGCCGACTGGTGAGAAGGGCGAATCAGAATCTGGTTCAGGAACTCCATCTCCAACTGGCGAGACTGGTTCTGGTTCTGGCGAATCAGAATCTGGCGATTCAGAATCTGGTGAGACTGGTTCAGGTTCAGGTTCTAGCGATTCAGAATCTGGCGAATCAGAGGAGGGTTCTGATTCAGGTTCTGGTTCAGGTTCAACTTCTGCCGAGCAAGACCTTATCAAAGAGATGCTCGATGCCTTGAACGAGGCAAAGGACAACGCCGAGATTTCATCTCGTTCTGATGCAGAGGAACAGATTGAATCAGAGGAGTGGAAAGAGATTGCCAAGGACAAGGCAGATTCAGCGAAAGAGGCGAAACAGCACAAGGATGTTGCGACTGAAGTGTTTGGTCGTGGCACAGGTCCTTCTGATGGATTAGCAACCAACTCAAAACTGGTCGAGGTTCGTAAACCAACTGGCGAGGAACGAGCGAGTGCAGTTCGTGTTGCACGACTGCTCGAGAAGGCAAAGTATCGTGAGCGTTCGCAGGTCGAGATTACGAGCGAGTTGCCAGTAGGTCGTCTGCGTTCTCGTGCGATGGTTCAGAGAGCAGCCTATAAAGCGAATGGTGTCAATGCCAAGGTCGAACCTTGGAGAGCGACCAAGCGCAAGCACACAGACAACCCAGAACTGAATGTCGGAATTATGGTGGACATCTCTGGCTCGATGGGCGAGGCGATGCAACCAATGGCGACTACCGCTTGGGTTATGTCAGAGGCAGTTCGACGAGTTCACGGCAAGGCATCTATGGTCTACTACGGCAACGATGTGTTCGCCACTCTCAAGCCGGGACAGCACCTCACCGATGTGAATGTGTATACGGCACGAGACAACACCGAGAAGTTCGGCAAGGCGTTCAAGGCGATTGACGGCTCGATGAATCTACTTCACGGCTCGGGTGCGAGACTGCTCGTGATTGTGTCTGACGGATACTACACGCAGGAGGAACGAGAGCAGGTAAAGCATTGGCTAGCCTCGTGCCAACGGAACGGCGTGGCAGTTCTCTGGCTCGGGTTCGAGGGTGGTGGGAATGACTTCATCCCTTATCACATAAGAGGAACGGATGCGGTGTATGTCGAAATCAAGCGAGGTGCAACCGCAGGGTCAATCTCGACGATGATTGGCGAATCAGCGGCCCGAGCATTGACAACCGCTGGCAAGCGAAACGGCTAGTCGAAACACGGCTAGCCTAACGCTTGACAAAACGGCAAGAGATGCCCTAAACTGAATAGGTAGTAAACGGATTGCCAAACGGCAAGCGAAAGAGACGGAAGGAAATAAACGGATGGGTCAGTATCACAAACTCGTAAACCTAGACAAGCAGGAACAGGTAAGCCCTTATGCAATCGGATTGCTGGGAAAGCAGTTCGAGCATACGGGTAGCATCGGAGGACTATCGGATGCGATTTATCTGCTGACTATGATTAGCCCGGAATCTGGCGGTGGCGACTTTCCGCTGACCGATGCATCTGGTCGCTGGGCTGGCGATAGGGTCGTGGTCGTTGGCGACTACACGCAGGAGAACGCAGTTCCCGGCTACGAGGGCAATACGAGCGAGTTGTATTACGCTGAGTGGCTCGACATCAGCGACAAAGTGCGAGAGGCGTTCACCAAGATTTTTGGAATCGAATACGAGGAGGAAACTATGTTCCCCGGCTCGTTCAGTCGAAAACTCCCTGAGTTCTGGCGATAGCCAAAATCGAAATCACCCCAAGTTCGCTTGGGGTTTTTTCGTAAAGGGTCGCCAATTTTCCACGCAGAGCGAGTCGAGATTTCTGCGTCATAGTTATCGCATAAGAACCTGCGACACGCTGAAATAATAAAACTTGACAAGCGAGATTATTTTTGGCATAATCGTAAGTGGAGGAGATAAAAATGAAAAAACTGTTTCGAGTAATCAAGGTTCGCAAAGAAGTAAAAGCCCAACTCAAGTTGGTGGGGTTCATCAAGGCTTACAACCAGATGCACCAGAACCCAGAGATTGACAACTTGGTTTCGTCTCTCGAGCATCACCTGAACTCACGAGTTGAGTTGGAAAAAATGTCCTAACAGGACTTGACAAACAAAACAAACTATGGCACAATCAAGATTGAGGAGATGATGTAAATGCCAAATTGGTGCGACAACACAGTTGAGGTCGTTGGAGATAAAGAAGTTCTCGAGACGATTCTCGCAAAAGCAAAAGATGATAACCAAGCGTTTTCGTTTCAGCAGTTAGTTCCACAACCAGAGGGCTTGGGCGATAGGAACTTTGGAAAAGGTAAGTCTGCTAACGACGAGACAGAGTGGATGAACGCTCTCGCTGGTAATCGCAAGTATGCCTACACAAACTGGTATAACTGGCGACTAGGCAACTGGGGAACTAAGTGGGATTTGGATTTTGATACCACGCAGATTTCCAAGATTGTGCCGACAACAGATGGCAAGCAGTTCAAGTTTGAGATTGGCTATTCGACAGCGTGGTCTCCTGCTCTACCATTCTGGCAAACCCTAAGTGAGCAGTATCCAATTCGGGTCAAGAACCTTTACGCCGAGGAGGGCGTTGGCTATCTAGGTCGTGCGTTTATCGAGGATGGCGAACTAGACGACGAGTGTGTAGACATTACCCCAGACATCTACAAGTCGCTTGGAGTTCCTCTCGACGAGGATGGATGCATTGACTGGGAGAACGCCAGCGAATACAGCATCTACGACTACTTCAAGGAGGAGAACTAATGACACAGAAGTTTGACGAGGCAACTATCACTTACGACGAACTTGCCGACCACCGAGGACACGCAGTTCGATTGTTCTTTCGATACGACGAAACAGCAGGGCTTGAGTGCGTTGATTGTTTCACCGACATAATTTATGTCTATAACGAAAAACCGAAAACAGAGGAGACAAAATGACAGTTCAAAAACTAATCGACCTGCTGAAAACTTTCGACCCAGACGAGCCGATTGTATTTCAGTTCTTGGTTGCCGAACACACTTCATACAACCCCGAGCAGTTTGAGGCGATTGCCGATTACTTAGAGGACAGCGATTCGTTCGGCGACGACACGGCACGAGTTCTCAAGAACTGGTGCGAGACCGCCGAGTATGAGGTAGAGAGCGTGGATGCGTAATGATTGACCCGACGATTTACGAAAAGATTATTACGGATGTTCTTGACACGATTGCCGAGATGCGTTCGACGGGCGACTACGACGAGAACACGCTCGAGACTTTAGAGTGGAAACTATCACCGCCGAAAACAGAGGAGAAGGAATGACAACCAAAAACAAAACACGGCAAGCCGTAATCGGATTCTGTGCCGTCGATAGTGGACAGATACTTATCACCGACCCGAGTTATCTCGGTGGATGGGGAGACAACGAATACGGCACGAGAGTTCCTAACGGAGACTATTCCTACGCTGGTGCTTGCGACCTGACCCTACGGCAAGAGGATAACGGACAGTTGAACTTCCTTGCTGGACACGCTGGCTCGGGAGTAGTATCACGGACAGGATTGGGAGACGGATTGTATCCAGTAGTCGCCCACTTCGTAGACCTCGACGGCTGGGGAGAACGAGTTGCCAAGTTGGAGATTGTATTTATCGGAGAGGATGATGTCTAATGACGGCAAGCGAAACCGCTAAGAGCAAGACTTATTTTGCCGAGGATGGTTCATACGGAGATGCTAAGGACTTAGTGCTAACGGATACGAGTTCTTGGACAGAACTAATGTGGAGTGCGATAGATGATGCTGGTGATAGCGAGAGACGAGAACTAGCCGAACACTTCGTAGCGGGTGAGCATCAGTTCAATACGACGGATTGGGATTTCGACGGAAACCACAAGGTCTGCGATACCTGCGAATTACGGATTGAAGGTCTGAACTAGCAAAATTGGATTGGCGAGAGCCAATCCTTTTTTGTAAAGGGTTGCCGATTTTCCACGCAAAACCGGGCTAATCCCGGAAATACTTTTCGCTTATGTCAAAACGACTTTCGCCCAATGTCAGAGGGTCTTGGTATCGTGGAATTGACACACAAAAAAATCGAGATGGTCGCCGAAAAAAAGTTTGGAAAAATGTCAAAATAGACTTGACAAAAGTTCGATACTCTGGCACAATCAGAAGTGAAAGGAGATACAAAATGAGCGATGCTTATGACAAAGACTTGGTTCGTTGCCCGAAGTGTTCTGGCTACATACCAAGCAACGAAAACCCGGGGGCGTATCCCGGAGCGATTTCTCGTGCCGATAACAAGACCGAGATTTGTTCTGCTTGCGGAGTTGCCGAGGCTCTCGGAGATTTCCGATTGGCGAACGCTGACAAGGTTGTGGTGTGGAAATCTGAAATCACCCTTGACCTAGTTCGTGATTTGCCAGACGACAAGATTGCCGAGTTGGTCGAGGCTCTTGACGAGGCAGTTGCCCAGACTTTCCAAGATGTAGTTGGATAAAAAAACTTTTCCGACACGCCGTGTTTGGAATTGACAAAAGGGATTGTATCCCTTACCCTAGAAATGTGGGAGTTCCCACAAAACCGAAATGACAAAATGAAAGGAGTGGTGAGATGTCAAAGACTATTACCGCTACTGTAAAAGGCACTTCCGTAGAAGTTGGATTTAGTGCCGAGGCTCGACAGGCAATCGCCGACTTTACCGAGGCGAGCAACGCCGAAAAAGAGGCGAAGGCTAAGAAGGCACAAGCCGAGGAAGTTCTGCGTAAAGCAATCGGACTTGCCGAGTTCGCAACTGTGGGTGGAGTTGCCGTCTACAAAATCGAACACCGAAACCGCACCGACCTCAAACGAGATGTTCTCAAAACCGCTTTCCCAGAGGCTTGGGAAAAAGCGTCTTACGAGAACCCGTATGACTTCGTGGCTATTGTAAAGTAGCCCCGAGGCTATCGGGCTGACGACCTCAACGCCGTTATCTAATCCCCCCCCCTTTCTAGATAACATACCTGCCGAGGTTCTCCCCCGATAGTAAAAGAAATCCCCTATCACACCCCCCCCCCCTTTCGTGATAGGGGATTTTCTTATGTCGCAGAGTTCCAATCTTTTTTTGCCTCTGGTGCGTGGAAAATCACCGACCCTTTGCCGAAAAAACTTTCTAAAAACTTACGGCGTTTCTCTTGACATAAGTGGAGAATTGCCGTATCGTAAGAAGTGAAGGGAGGCACTATGAGCGTTGGTGCTGTGTCGTGGGTTGTCAAATTGTCGAGTGGTATCGAGCGAGAGTTCTTTACCGAAGTCGAGGTTCGTTCTTATGTCTACGGACTAAAAGAGTTCGGTGGCAAAGTCGCTGGCAAGGATTTCGTGGTCGAGGTTCGTAGCCATTGTATTTTCGACAGCGAGTAGGTCGAGTGTCAGAGGGTGGGTATACCCTAAAAGTGTCGGAAAGATTAGGAGAAATCAAATGGCAATTTCGTTCGTGAACCACAAATCGTTGAGTGCTAGCAAGTGCGAAAAGTGCGGAGTATCGTTCGGTAAAAAGCAACCAAAGTTCATCACGAGTTGGTCTGGCAAAATCCTTTGCTGGAATTGCGAGAAAAAGTTTCGGGCGTTTATCCACTTGGGATAGGGAGAGATGAAATGACAGAAATAAATGTGAAGTCAATCCGGGAAAAAGGATTAGGCACAAACTTCTCGGTTCTAAATCCCGGAGATGGATACCGAAAAGATAATCGTGTGTGGTTCGGCGAATGTGCCGAGTGCGGATTGCGTATCACCTCGTCGTATCTCGTGCTTGACGGATTGTGGTCGCACGACCACGCTGGCTTTCCCGTCGAGTATTGCCCGACAGAGATAGACCGCCGAACGAGTGTCAGAGGCTAGCAGTATAGTAAAAGTGTTGGAGAGAAAAGGAGAAATAAAATGAGCGTAAATAATTTTGCGGAATTGGTTGCTCACGCTGGTCATAAAGTGAGTGTCAATACTTACGGCGACCCAAGCGACCCAGTGAATGTTGCCGTTGAGTGCGGAGATTGCCAAGAGGTTCTGCTGGACTACGACCAAGAGTGCGAGTATCACACTTGGGTTCTTTGGACAGACCGAAACCTAAACGAGTGCGAGGAGTGCGGTGCTACCGAAGTTGCCGACCCGAATGATGTGGCAGAGCAGTATCGCTTGCTTGCCGAAACCGACAAACTAGCAGAGGAGAAGGAATGACAACCCACGAATACGAAGTGCGGTTCTCGTTAGAGAATTGCTCTATAACCACGCTGGCTTATGTGGCAGAGGAGAACGACGAGTTGCCGATAGGTCAAGCCGAGGACAAACTAGCCTACGACGGCATAGACATTGGAACGCTTGATGTTCTAGAAATCACAGTAGAGAAAACAGGAGAATACCTATGAGCGAAATCAAAATCGTCAGCGTGAGCGAGGAAACTAACGCTTGGACAAGAAAAGGAATTGCGACCTATAAGGGCAAGGACTTTTACTACAAGTTTGCCTACGCCGAGGGAGAGGGCTACGAGGTGATTGCCATTGACCCAGAGGGTAAATGGACTAGGGAGGAAATGGAGGAGTTTCAGGAGTGGCAGGAGAGCCACCCAGACTTCGCTGGCTTGCTCGACGACCTCACCTTTGAGATTGTCTAAGCGATACCGACAGAGAGAGCCGAGAGAAATCTCGGCTTTTTTCTTGCCGACTTGACAAACAGAAAGTCTTATGCGATACCAGGTCGCTTATTTTTTTAGCGTGATTTGCGTGGAAAAAGGGCTACCCTTTGGACATTGACAGATGTCAGAGGTATGCTGTATTCTAAAAGTGAAAGGAGAGAGAGATGAAACTGAACCGAACAAACTTGGCTCGGCGTAATGTCGAGGCGTTCGCCCTATCCGTTCTGTTGCGAGAGCGTAATCGTTCGGGTGCTAATGGAACTCACGCCGATAGGAGAACTCGCCGACTAAAAACTCGCCAATCAGTAAAGCGAAACGCTAAAAAAGATTGGGAATAAACTTGACAAATGTCGGGGGCTAGTGCTACCTTATAGATGTAGGAAAGGAGTTGTAATGTATACAGTAAATCCAATAGAAGTGGATACCGCCCTAGCGAAAGCGTGGGAACAAAAGAGCCGAGTGTTCTACGAAATCCAAAACCTCACCGAGCAGAACCAGCGTTTCCGTAAGAGCGCATACTCTTACTACGACAAGATTATCGTTAGCAACGAGGAAAAGATTGCCGAGTTATCTCCGCAGTTCGATAAGTTGATAAACGAGATTGCCGAGTTGGAAAAGAAATACGAGGGCTGGTCAAGAGCGTTTCTCGTGCGTAATGGTAATGGACACATCCACTCAACTATGAATTGTGGCACTTGCTACCCAACCACTCAGTTCTTGTGGCTCACCGAATACTCTGGCGCTGATGAGGACAAGATTGTGAAAGACGCTGGGGAAATGGCTTGCTCTGTTTGTTTCCCGAACGCCCCCGTTGATTACAAGTATCGCCCTTGTGTGATTGCCGACCCAGAACTTGTCGAGGCAAAGCGTGTGCGTGATGAAGCAAAGCGTGTGCGTGATGAAGCACGGGAACTCAAAGGTATCAAAGACCTTGACGGAAACCCTCTCAAAGTTTACGGCTTTGGAGATTACCGAGAGCCAATCAACACTTTGCGCTCTGCGGAGATTTGGTTGGTCAATGCTGGTTTTGAGATTGCGACCTTTGACCCAGAGAGAACTTGGCAAGCCGAGAAAAACGAAAACAGGAAATTAGATTTCGTTCGAGTTCTCGCTGCGATTGCGAAAAAGAAAAATCTTTCGGTTGATGAAGTTCGTGCCGAGGCTGAACCAAAGATTGCGAAAAAGGTTTCGCAGTATGAAAGAGAAGTAGCAAAATACAAAGCAAGTAAAGGAGAATAAAATGACAGAACAAACAACCTACCGAGATGAAATCACGAGCGACTTTACGCTGAGGATTATCGTTGATGATGTTTCCGAGGGAAAGGGAACAGAGTTCCGTGCGACCATTTACGACGAGGCGCTGGACTTGATTTGCGATAGTTGGGGCGATACAAACGACGAGGCGATTGCCGCCGTGCTGAAAACTTACGCACAAAACGAACTGACGAGTTCCTCGTAAAGAGGAAGTAAAAGAGCCGAGCGAGAAATCGCTCGGTTTTTTTTTGCCGATTTGGAAAGGGTAGCCAATTTTCCACGCACGCACGCCGCTGCCCGGAAATTACTTAGTGGGGTTATTTCTTATGCGACAGATTAGTTGATGTCAGGGGGTGGTGGTATAAGCGAGCGCCGAAACGACACGGAAAAATAGTTTGCTCAGGACTTGACAAATGTCGTAGGTCTATGTCATACTTTGTATGTAAGGGAAAGGTGGTGATTGGTTATGGGTGTTTATCGCTCTGGTGCTGAGTTCTTGGCTGCTGAACAAGCAGAAGTTGGTTTCTACAAATCTCCCGGCGACAAGGTTTACGAGTTCGGCGAGAAGTTGGTCAAGAAGTTCGTTGCTTTCGCAAAGCAGTTCGTAAATAAAGTTCGTTTTCAGTAGTTAGTTAGGAGTTGGTTTCCAATGGAAAAACCAAACGACGAGTGGCGTGGAACTCTTATGAGCCTGAACTTGATTGCTCATTACACAAGGAAGTTCTACGCCGTAAAAGTGTCGCCGAGTTTTCTACTGAAATACAAAGACGACCCCGGCTTTCCAAAGCCATTACCGATACCAAGCCCCCAAAGGTATTTCTTTGGCGAAGTGCTTGATTGGATACTAAAAGTGAAAGGAATAGACAAGTGAGCGAAAAGAAAACCATACCGCTATACGCAGACCCAGTACGACAAAAGAACTATGAAATGTTTTGTCAGGGTTGGAACGACGGAGTTGATTATGTTCTCCGTGAGATTGAGAAACACGGATTGGAAAAGACAATCGAAAAAATCAAAAAAGAAAAAGAAGTATAACCCCAACCCCCGACACACGCTCGGGGGTGATTTTTACAAGGGTGCTTTATTTTCCACGCAATTTAGCCAATGTTCCAGGACGACAATCTTTCACATACTATCTTGTTTGTCAAGTCGTTTTGGGTGTAGAATTGGAACACAACTGAATACCGATTTGGGAGAACCAAGACAAAACACAGCCAAGTACTAACGCAAGGAAAGGTAGGCTGACTATGAAATGGTTGCTAGCAATAGGACTTGTCATTATCTCTATGACTACGGGAAGTTTTCCGTATGGAGAAAATGCGAGCGCAAGCGACAGAGCGACAAGGAGTATGGAAACTCCTGTTGCTCATAAGCAAGTAAATCTAGCCAATCTGTTTGACAAACCAAAACACCCACAGACATTGTTGGAGTTGGAAGTGCGGAGAGCAGAGCGACTAGCAGACAATACCGAAAGAGTTCTGTCTGTGGTGAAACAACTGAAAAGCCGAGTTGGAAAGACTTGGTATGTATTTTCAGGACACACACCGCAGGGCTGGGATTGCTCGGGTATGGTCTATTGGGCTTATGGGCAGTTGGGAGTTCCTGTGGAACACTCAGCCAATAAGCAAGGCAATTCGGGAACAAAGGTGAGAACCCCGGCGATTGGCGACATAGTGGTATTCGGCTACAAAGGGTCGAAGTCCTACTATCACTCGTCTATCTACATTGGAGATAACAAGGTCATACACGCAGGATTTAGGAAAGGCACAAGCACTTCCATAATCTCGCTCGATGACCCGTCGTTTCGACACAGCACCGCAACATTTGTTCGGCTGATAGAACAGACGAACTAGCCACAAAAGGAAGCCCCGTGTGAAAGCACGGGGTTTCTTTTTTGCCTGGATTTGCGTGGAAAATCCCTTACCCTTCTAAAAATTGTTTATGTCAGGGGGTGGTGCGATACTTTCTTTGTAAGAGAGGTGATGAAAAATGAACGAACTACTTGCTGCCGAGTTTGTGGCAATCCTTGACCGATTTGAAGCACGAGAGATAAACGCCGAGGAAGCCCTAATCGAAATCCAAATCGCTGTCGCAAAAGACAACGAGCGATAGACTTGACTAATGTCAGGGGTCTATGACATAATAAAAATGTGGGGGTCCCACGGAAAGGAGTTGATAAAGATGTCGAAAGTATTAGTTGCTTTTGTTCCAGGAAGTTCGGTTGAAGTTGGGTTCAACCCCGAAGTTCGCAAGGCGATTGCTGACTTTGCCGAAGCCGCAAATGCGGAAAAGGAAGCAAAGGCTCGCAAGGCTGTTGCTGAACAGGTTCTCCGTTCTGCGATTGGAAAAGCGGAGTTCGCTAATGTCGGCGGTGTTCCAGCGTTCAAGATTGAGCGCAGAAGCCGTGTCGATTTGAAGCGTGATGTGCTGAAAAGTGCGTTCCCAGAAGCGTTTGAAGCCGCTTCGTATGAGAACCCTTACGACTTTATTTCTCTCGTAAAGTGAGATAAGTCGCTTCCCACCCCGACGAAAGTCGGGGTGCTTTTTTATGCTTTATTTTTTTTGCGTGGATTTGCGTGGAAAACTCGCTACCCTTTGAGTTTGACAAATGTCAGGGGTGTGTGGCATACTCTGTAATGTAGAAAGGATACAAATGAAACTCGAAAAACGAATTACTTATTTCCTAGATGGAAAGCAACTCTGGTCTTACAAAGACCTCGCCAAGAAATACGACATTAGTGCTGCGAGAGTTCTCTACTTTGTGAACTATGACGAGAACTCGACTACCAGACCAAAGGAAGTCGCTCGAACTACTAACAATGTTATTCTCTTTGACCCAGAGGAACTCGACAAGTGGTTCGCACCACGAGCCGAGATAATCTGCCGAAACATCAAGGCTGGTCGTGGCAGACCACGCCGTAAATAAGATTGACTTATCGCACATAATTTGCTAACCTAGAAATGTCAAGGAAAGGACACGATAACAATGGCGACATTTGTAATTACAAAAACAGAGCAGTATGAAGTTGAGGCAGACGACCCACGAGTTGCTCTCAATCACTTCCACATTTTCTTTGGAAATGCTGACCTAGCCGATTTCGGTATGGTTCTACTAAAACACGACCAAGACGACTTCGAGTTTCTTGGTGGCACGGAAACAATCGAACAGAAGGAGTACTGATGACATACGACATTTACGCAACACCCAACAACGCATTTATCCCAGATGTAGAAATCAAAAGCGTTGAGGACTACGCCGACAATCAAAAGCGAAGTGTTGCGTTCCTCTGGCGAGGAACTAAACAATGGCTGGAATTGAGCAAGGATAATTCTTACAATGATGGTAATTGGCTAATCACCGATACCGAATACACCAAGGAGTTCGAGGAGTGGCTTGATGAAAATCTTGACCAATACGACAGCCTCGAAAGTCTGTTTGGTATGGATTTCCCAGACACCAAGCAGGTTTATTTCGTGGTTGCGGTAGAGATGAACAACGGCAAGCCAACTATTACTTTCCTAGACGACGACAGAGCAGAGGCTTTGTTTGGTAGTGCTGATGTTTGGAACAAGGAAAGCGAGGAGTGGGAGAGCGTTGGAGAAGGAGAAAACGAGGACATCTACCTTGATGCTCGTATTCACCTAAACTCACTAATCACATAAGGCAGTTGGTGTAAAATAGAACCAACTGAAAGCAGGAAATAAAATGGCTGAAACTTACAAAGTAAATGTCGAGTTCGTATTCGAGGTCGAGAAGTCTGGCACAATCACAGACGAGGCGAGTGCCGTCAAGTTTGTGGCAGAGAGTTCTAAGGAACTCGTGTCGTATTTCTCGAACCTCGTGAACGACCCAACCTACGCAGGTCCTATGCTGACCTTTGTAGGACAAGTGCCGAACTCTACCGAGATTGACACAGAGCAATAAACCTGATAACCTAATTAGGTAAGAGATGAAAAAGACGAAAGGACAATTATGGGATTGATAAATGCCATAGGCATAGCAACTAGCGATTTGCCATTAGACAAGAAAATCTCGCTACACCTATCAACCAATTTCTATGAGCCAATCAACGAGGTTCTCTACCCTGCTTGCCTAAAAGCAGTTGAGGAAACTATCGCTGGCAACCCAGAGGCGTTGATTGAGTTGCCGAGTGGATACAGCGTTGCTGGCTCTAACCAAGCCCCTGCGTCAATCCTCTTGGAGAACTATCACTTGGAGATTTTCACCGAGAGGGGTATCAATAGTGGCTAACCTCTACACCTACGAAATCATCGGCGTTCCACGAATACGACAAGTATCGCTTATCGCCAACACGCAGAAACACGCAGAGAAAAAAATCGTTCGGTCAAAACTAAATGGAAAAAAGTTAGTGGAGTTTCGACTTTTATCCTCGCAAAAGTTTGACGACAAGTTCTATCTATAAGGAGAAAAAACAAAATGACAAAACTGACGAAATACGGAACTGACCCAAAGCGACAGGATAGTGCGTTCTACACCAACGAAGTTGGAACTGAATTGGTGTGGTCAAGCGAGGACAATCCTTTTGCGGTTTATCGTGAGGGTGAAATGCGTATCAACGCTGTGAATAAAAATGGACACGACGAAGTAATCCGCTACACCGATAAGTTAGAGGAGTTCGGTATCAAGACCGACAAGGAACTTAGCGATTGGTCTGGCAAAGACGAGGAAGTTTTTTGTTGGGTAAATAATTCTTGGTTCGTAGTTCTACACGAAACAGATACCGAGTGGTTCAGCGAACCTTTTCACGAACTAGATGTGGCAATCGATTTTGCTGAAAAGGCAAACCTAGCCGCCGAAAAGTATTTGGCTGGTGTTTGGTCGTGATGTTGCGAGTTGCCGTAGGTGATGTAGTTCGAGACCTACGAACGCAGAGAGGCTGGACACTAAGACAACTATCCGCCAAATCAAATGTCTCTATCGGCTACCTAAGCGAAGTAGAGCGTGGCGTAAAAGAGATGTCGAGCGAAGTAATCCAATCTGTCGCAGATGGCTTGGGCGTGAAGTTGGCAGAGATTATTGTCGAGGCTGGTTTCCGTTTGGGTGAATACGACTATGACCGACTACTAACAGAAGTATTGGAAACCGAGTATGTCAGTAGGTAGTGCTACCTTAGAAATTAGGAGATGATAACTATGACCAAGAAAAACGAGTGCCTACATTGTGGAGAGGTAATCACAGAAGTATCGCCGAGCATTTGGATTAGCGACAAGGTGTGGGGCGACGAAACAATCTGTGAGGAGGCAGACGGAAACGCACCTCACGAACCTACGCCTACCGAAATGGGCTGTGCGAACTGCGGTGAGGAAATTGCTTTCAGCACGAAAGACGACGAGCAACATTGTGCGAGATGTATTCGTGAATACGAGCAAGAGGAAATCCACCGAAATTGGTCTTACTACAACGCTTGACAAAAGCCGAGTGGTTTGATACCTTAGAAATGTCGAAAGGACAAAAATGATAAAGCGATTAGTTCGAGGAACGATTTTCTTTCCTGTAATTTTTCTGGCTTATGTCGTTCTAAACCTATTGCTAATGGCTCTGGGTGCGGAACCGGGAAGTGCTGGCGTGTGGGATAACCTGCTCGTGATGTATTTCTCTTGGCTGGTCTTTATGGCTTGCCTACCTCTAATCAACAAAGCGATTGCTTGGGCAAACGCTAAATAAAAAAACTTGGCTCGGGGGATTGAGAACATCTCCCCCTTGCCGAAACAACCAAAGGAAGTTATGTCAAAACAACTAACCTCGATTGAGGAGTGGGAAACCACAATCGCCAACGCACCACGAGAGGCTATCGTATGGGCTATGGCAGAGCAGATAAAAATTATGGAGGGATTGGTCAAGTTATCCCAAAAGGTGATTGACCTAAAAATACACAGCGAGGTCGAGAGGCTTACCGAAGTGCTGGCTCACAGCCGACAGGTCTTGGCTCTAATGAACGAGCGACTTTCGCAGGAGTAAACCGAACCACACGAAAAAGAACTTTGCCGAGAGGCAAGGTTCTTTTTTTATTACTTACGCTAACTATCTTTTATTTTTGGCTGGTTTTGCGTGGAAAAAGCCCCACCCTTTGAGCGAGGCAGCCTAGCAACCGCCTGGCAAAATAATTACATAAGCGACACGCCTAATAGGAATTGACAAATGTCAGGGGGGTGTGCTATCTTTTAGTTGTAAGAGAGAGAGGATAGCAAATGGCTAACAAGGTATCAGTTCGACAGGTGGAGTTCATCGAGAAACTCCTAACCGAGCGTGTCTACAATGGCGAGGAAATCAACTTTGAGGTTCTCACCTCGAAAGACGCTAGCGACCTAATCGGTTCGCTACTAAAAGCACCTCGGGCTGCTGGAATTGTCGGCGAGGTTGGTATGTATCGTATGCCGAACGGCGACATCTACCGAGTTCACCCGAGCAAAATGAGTAGCCGTCTTTACGCTAAGAAACTGAACGCATTAGAGGGCGGTTTCGAGTATGAGGCTGGGGCTATCTATCGCCTAAAACCAGAACACAAAATGTCGCTGGAACAGGCTAAGGCTTTTGGTATGGAAACAGGTATGTGCTGTGTCTGCGGTATTTTCCTGACAGACCCTAAGAGCGTTGCCGAGGGTATCGGCCCTGTCTGTGCGAAAAACAATGGCTTTTAGACTTGACAAATGTCAGTAGTCTTTGATACTATTTTAGTGAAAGGAGATACAAATGTCAGTTTCGATTTGGTATCGTGAGGGAGTTTCGCCACAAGAGTGGGAGGCTCACGCTGTCGAGTGTGAGCAGAACGCTCACGCTGTTGAGTTAGACAAACAGCGTATTTTGGATAACGACGGCTACGCTTTTTATCACGAGGGTATGTATCGTGAACACATCCGTGAGGCTCGCTTGGCTCGCAATCACGGCGTTGATTACGAAAACGCTTTGCTCGACTTGGAGGGTAATGTCGTAGACGCAAAAATTGTAGACGGCAAGTATGGCAAGGTGTGGCGAGTAAACAACCCAGATGGTTCTGTATCGTGGGTCAATGTTTCGGTTGCTAATTCTTACGGCAAACAGCAAAAGTTCTACGAGAGCAAGGGCTACAAGTTGGCTAATGTCTACTACCACTTTGCTCGTGGTCAGTATGGGTTCTACCCAATCAAAGAGCGAGGCGTGGTCTCGCTTGTGGTTTTACAAGATGAACAGGAGTTGGTGTAAATGATTTGGGTTATTGAGGTTCGTGGTCAAGGTGTTCAGCCTTATCAGTTCGCTACGAAAAAAGAGGCAGACACTTTTGCTATGGCAACTTATCCGTGGCGAAATCTCGCTTGGCGAGTTTACCGAGTTCGTGTTTAGTTAGAAAATAAAAAGGAGAGCAAAATGAAGTTCGAGAAAATCAAAGAGGGCGAGTATCTCGCAACCTCTAAGCCTTGCCCTAAGTGTGAGGGAACTATTCAGGTTGAGGTCAGTTCCAAGAACCTGTTCGATTACAATCAGGGGGCGTTGATACAAAACGCTTTCCCTAATCTCACCGCCGACCAGCGTGAGCGTTTCCAATCAGGGTATTGCCCACCCTGCTGGAAAAATCTTTTCGGGTAAGGATACACCCACCCACCGACAAGCCGAGCGAGAGTTCGGCTCTGTCGTAAAGGGTAGGGGATTTTCCACGCAGAATAATCTGCTAAAATAATAAACAAAGAAAGGCTTACTATGGCTGCCGAAAAAAGCATTACCGAAATGACAGACGACGAAATCGTCGCCTTTGTCAATCGAGTGAACGACAACTTCACCGCTGGATTTTTAGACTTTGACAATGAGATTGAGTTCTCGGTAAACACTCTCGTGAGCCTTATCGCTGGGATTACTTACCTAGACAGGTCAGGAACTATCCCGAACGCTGAGGAGGTCTTTGGCGACCTCTCAACGCAATGTGAGGCAGAATTGTCGAGACGGCTTGGTATGTTGCCTTATCTGTGATAATGTGCTAACATAGAAACGACGAAAGGACAAAATGAGAGAACTACTTTTAGTGGCTGCTATTGGGCTGATTGTATCTGGGGCGTTGGCTTTTGCTTGGGCTATAAATCAAATCGCCAAGAGCAGACCGCAGAGGAACAAGTGAGCAAGAACAATCGGGAGGGATTGGTAATCCTACTTCGAGGAGTTGCTCTGGCAATCCTGTTTAGCGGAACTTTTGGTTATGCTCTTGTATTCTCAAATCTGCTAATCGGTGGGTGTTTCCTAATTCTTGCGATTGCCGTAAATTATTTGGCGAGTGAACTTGACAAACACTTCGACACGGACTAACCTAGTATTGTAGAAAGGACAAAAATGACACAAGACGAAGTAAACGCTTTCCTAGATGTAAGCACCCGAAAAGCACGAGTGCGAGAGGCTGCGTTCTGGGATTGGTATAACAAGACCGAACCATACCTACACCTCTACAACACCCGTATGATTTTCGACCTCGCCTATGACACGGGCTACGAGGTTGGAGTTGCTCAGGGTGAGGAGTATGAGCGAGAGCGATTGGCTAACCCGATTATCGACGAGGGCGATACCCGAGACATCGAACCCGAACCCGAGGAGTTGGAGGAGCGCAAGTGCGTTTGCGGAGTTGGGATTGACATCGACTACGACCTTTGCTCTACCTGTGCTTACCCAAGAGTAGAAACTAACCCGAGGGTGTATGCCGACGAGTATCAGGCAGAAATCAACAGCGACGGCTACATCAACTACCTAAACAACAAAAACAACTAGAAACGGAGAAAGAAATGACAGAAACAAAAACCTCAACCTCAGTAGAGTTCGAGACCCAAGAACTACAATTTATGAAAAGCGTTCTTTTGTTCTCGCTTACCGAGTTGAAAGCAAAAAAGAACGAAGCCCACTCAGGTGTGGACAAGGTGCTTTACGACACTTGGATTGCTGACACCTGCTTGGCGATAGAAAAGTTCGGCAAGGCTCTGGCATCAACTCAACCACTTCCGCCTTTCTATGAGGCTTCTGTGGAGGGCTAGACCCTAAAAAGACACGACCCCTTGACTTATGTCAGGGGGTTTCTTTTATGCTAGATTATGGCTATGGAAACTCTACTAATTTTTGGTGCTGTTATTGGCTCTATCGTCATAATGCTGGCTGGCTTATTCTGGCTTACCGATTGGCTGAACAAGCACGATAGGCACGAACACCTCGGAGACTAAGTTATTACATAAGGCTTATTACAAAGGGTCAAGGATTTTCCACGCAAAACTTGACTTTTTCTAGTTTATTTGATAACTTAGAAACACGATGAAAGAAAAAAAGGACAGATTGACATACCCAAATAAACTAACAATCGCTTACAGCGACGACTACCTCAAATGGCAGTTAGGCTCTGGCGATGGCTCGCACCCTACGAAACCGATTAGGGCTAAGTTGGCTACCCAATACATTACCGAGGAACTTGGTGCGGATAATGTGGAGATTATCGAACCCGAAATCCGTGATGGCGATAGGGAGGCGTTGGAGACTATCCACGACCCTAAGTTCGTGAGCGAGGTAATTGATAAGGGAGTGTCTCACGATTGGGATGGAAAGCGCACAGAGATGGGCAACACCGCCTTTCAGATGTTCGCTGGAACTGCTCGCCTTGTTGAGAAAATGATTGCTGGCGAAACTCAGGTTGGCTTCAATCCACAGGGTGCTAAACACCACGCACAATACGGCTGGTCTGAGGGCTTCTGTGTATTCAATGACTTCGCTTGGGCTGCGAAAGAGTTTCGTAAGGCTGGCTTGAAAGTTGCCTACATCGATTGGGATGTAAACGCTGGCGACGGCGTTCAGAATCTCTTAGAGGATACGGACATACCCACCTTCTCGATTCACGGACACGGAGTCTACCCTGTTCACTCAGACACTTGGTTGCGAGGGATGGATGACCTAGGCAACTACGAATACTCTGACCCTGACAAGCATTGGTATAACTTCAACTTACAGCGAGGAGAGGGCGACGAGGCGTTGGCTTGGGCTATTGACCTGATTGCCGAAAAGATTGACGAGTATGAGCCTGATGTAATTCTGCTCGCAACAGGGGCAGATGGACACGAGGGCGAGGGCTGGGGCTTGAAATACACCTACGATGGCTACCGCTATGCTTCAAGTGTTGTCGCTGACCTTGCTAACAAGCATTGTAAGGGGCGAGTGTTGATTGGCGGGGCTGGCGGATACCAAGCCGAGACCCACACGCCTAGAATCTGGGCAAATGTTGTCAAAGACATCTACTCGAATACATTGGTTAGGAGTTAGGAACTCAAATGGAACTAATTATCGTGCTATCTCTGCTCGGATTGCTTGCTATTTATGGAGGTTTGTATTATGTTATACAGAAAATCATAATAAAGAAACAAAATGCGTGGAAAAACAGCGGCCCTTTGCTTGGGGTAGTGCTGCCGACCTCTAAAAAGGAGAAAAAAGATGAATAAACTGCGATTTTTGCTGAAAAATGTGGTTTGGAGTGCCATTTTTGCTGTATTTTTGACGATTTTGGCTATTTTTGTGGCTATTTTGGCTCCCGGAGCCACTAATTTAGTGATTTCCCTTGCTTCTGGGGCTATCGTGGCATCAATCCTCGCACAGAGGTCTGAATGACCGAAAAGCGATACAAAGTGCCTATTCCCGTATCCTTAGACCAAGTTTATGCTCACCAAGAGCGGAAATTGGTTGAGGCTGGGATAAAACTTGACGACATCGCTGAGGTTCGCCTATCTGCGATTGTATTCAAGAACCCAATCTCTAAGCGTTCGGTGAGTGTCTACTACTTACAGCAGAGACTTGCCGAGTTGGGCTTCACACTTGCTCTCAAAGACAAAGAGGGCTGGTTCGGTGATGCTACTAAGAGCGACATTATGTTATTCCAAGAGAAAAACGGATTACAAATCACGGGCGTGGTTGATGAAGCAACCTTACTTGCCGTCTTTGATGGAGATGACAAGGTGAAATTGATTATTGACTAAGTTAGCCAAGAGCATACAACTCTTGACGAACTGAACAAACCATCTAAACTAGAAACAACAACATAAGGACAGACAAATGAACCAAATGAAAAGACAAATCACTCTACCGCCTGAGGTAAGAGCAAAGATTCTTACAATCAAAGACGGAGACGAGCGCAACGAGTATGTTCGCAAGTTGAGAGCGATGGGTTGGACACTTCAATCAATCGCAAATGCTTGCGGTATCTCTCGTGAGCGTATCCGACAGATTATCGAAATGAAATCTCCCGGTCTTGAACTAGGAGACGACTACATCATTCCGACACCACCATTCCACCCTGAGAAAATCAAGCGTGAGTATGTTGAGCCGTCTGACGAGATTCTAACTCGTCTGCTCGAACTACAACCGCTAGCGCAACAGGTTCGCTCTCACTCGCCTAGGTATCGTGCTGAGGCAGAGGAATACACTCGCTTGCTGAACCAAGCGCACAGCATAGATGGAGTTACGCTCTACCGATTGGCAAAGCGACTAGGCGTATCTCACGGGGCAATTCGATTCCGACTTGCTCGCTATGGATACAAACCTGCGCCTAACGCTACCTCTAAGGTATACAAACCAATCAACAGCAAGAACCGAGTTGCCTAATCGGACAACCAAGAAAGACCTCGACTTCGGTTGGGGTCTTTCTTTATCTCAGAATGTCAGAGGTGCGTGATACATTTTGATTATGAATAAAATGACAAAAGACCTATACGAAAAATACAACAGCGAAATCGAATGGGGTGAGATTACCCACTCGGTTCATTGCGAGATGTATTGTGCGCTGTTCAGTAAGTTGATAAGCCAAACCCAAGACTCGCTAAATGATGGACACCCAAAACCACCGCCATACATAGCGAGGATGAACGCTCGGATTGAGGCGTTGATTGCGGTGAGCGTTGAACTAACTGCGCTCGGTTTGACTCTAATGCTTAGGGAGAATCAGTAATACAATAGACCTATGTCTAAAAGTATTATGGAACTTCTCGCTGAACTGCCTGACGACGAAAGAGCGTTGGCTTTATCTGGTATGGATGCCGACTCGTTGCTATGGGATTGGAGTGTCTGGGGTAGACCTGAACAGCAAACACCCGAGGGCGATTGGAACATCTGGCTAGTAATGGCTGGGCGTGGATTCGGTAAGACTAGGCTGGCAGCCGAATGGGTGCGAGACCAAGCGAAATACACGACCACGGGGCAAAGGCGTTTCGCTCTTGTTGCTAGAACTGCGGCGGATGTGCGAGATGTTATCGTCGAGGGTGAGTCTGGGATTATGAATGTCTCGCCACCTAGTGAGCGACCACTCTACGAACCATCTAAGCGACGATTGACTTGGCCCAATGGCAATACAGCAACTTGCTTTACTGCGGATGAACCTGACTCACTTCGTGGTCCTCAGTTCACTCACGCTTGGGGCGATGAGATTGCTGCTTGGAGACAGACACCTGATGCTGCCGGTATGACAGCGTTCGACAACTTGCGAGTTGGAACTCGTCTAGGCTCTAACCCACAAATCTTAGTGACCACCACACCTAAGCGTGTGCCGTTGCTTTACAAACTTATCGAGGAGGCTAAGTCTGGCAGAGTAGTGATTACTCGTGGCTCGACTATGGATAACTCGGGCAACCTCTCGAACTCATACATTGATGCGATTACAGGTGTCTATGCTGGAACTCGATTGGCACAGCAAGAACTTTATGGAGAGATGCTTGATGCTGTCGAGGGTGCGCTATGGACAGAGGAACTCATCGAGAAGCACAGACAATCTACTTACCCACCTAACACCCCACTTCGTTGTATCGGTGTAGACCCATCAGTTGCGGAGAACCCTCGTGATGAATGTGGCATCGTAGTTGTTTCATCGACGGGTGAGCGAGACTTGTATAAGCGTAATGCTTGGGTGTTGGAGGATGCTTCGGTGTTAGGTTCGCCTGAGGTCTGGGCTAACAAAGTTGTGGCTATGGCTCGCAAATGGGGTTGCCCGGTTATCGCCGAGGTGAACCAAGGAGGTGCGCTAGTTCGCAATGCCATCAATGCGATTGACCCGACCATCAAAGTGTTAGAGGTTCATAGCAAATACGGCAAAGCGCTGAGAGCCGAACCCGTAACTCTTGCTTATGAGCAAGGGCGTGTTCATCACGTTGGCTACCTCGTAGACCTCGAATCACAAATGTATTCTTGGATTCCGGGTGAGGGCAAATCACCTGACCGAGTTGATGCGCTTGTTCACGCTCTTACGGCTTTACTAATCAAGCCACCTGCCGGGTTCGTTGGCGGAAAGATTACTGCTCGCTCGATGGGTAGTAAGAAACTTGCTGACCCTCGTTCGAGTTTGTTTAGACTTCGCTAGTCTTGCCACTCTTGCGGTGATTGTTTGAGAATCCACTTCTCAAAGTGTGGATTGAATAGAACCCAATCGTTCCGCTTCGCTCTCATTAGAGTAATTGCTTCGCTCGGAGAATGACCATCACGAATAAGAACTAGTGCGGTGATTATGCCTGAGCGGTTGAGACCTGCTTGACATCTAATGAGAACTTTCTCGCCACGCTTCCAATCGCCGTGAGCAAGAGCAACAACTCTTTTTAGTAGTGCCGTGTCAAACTCAGTATCATCGCTATCCATAAACCCAAATCGAAACTCTTTCACAAACCAATCAACAGGATTGGCGTGAGCATACAAAGTAAATACCGAATCGAACTCTCTCTTTGAGATTAGCGGTACGGCGTATTGATTGTGCTTATCAGAATCTAATGTGCCGCCTTGCCATAAGCCTGGCAGAATCTCTGACCATACGGGCGTATACTTCGGATAAGTTCTGCGGTCTATTGCCGCAAATGATTCTCTGGTATCGCTTGCCGATTGTGCGCCGTCATTGTCATTCATTAGTGCTTCATCCTTTTGATTTTGTTTATGGTGTCAGTATCAAGGTTATGGGCATCTATGTTTGATGTCAAGTAAGGATTACCTTACCCGACTTCTATCACCTAACAAATAAAAATCATTATGTGATTGATGACCTCAGATGCGGATGACCTATCTCTATCCTTATGTAATAGTTCTACTCATCACTCATCACTCATCACACTCATCAACTTTGTTAGTGATGCCAATCATCTAAGACCCCTATGGCTTTTGTAATTCACTAGCATCAAAGTAAATCTCTCTGATTGCCGAATTGCTTTTGCTTTTGTTTAGTGCTTATTAGTTATGTCAATTCTTATGTCATAGATTCACTCTCATCAAGAATACAAATAATCGTTTGCTTCCTAATGATTGTTGATTGATACAATCAAAGCGAAAGTAGCCGATTGCCGATTCCCGACCTGAACAGGTTGTCATCCATTTTTATGACATAGCAACATTGACAACCTGACTTCACCATCGCAACTCGACATCAATCAAATGTCATTCGCATCCAAACAATTCGACCTTTGACCAATCAAATGGTTTCCGGAAACGTTTCTGGGAGCGTCGAAATATAACCGCTGCCCTCTCACGCAACAAATCCAAAATACGTTAATGTATCATTTTTGCCGTCAGTAAAAAGTTATTATAACGAAACCGTAACGCCCTCTGTAGCATAAGAATCCCCCAAAAATTTTTCCAAAGAAATACCATTCGAACTTTCGTGCTAAAGTAATACATTATGTCCAGACAGTATGCCCGTGACCAGAAACTCCCCCCGCAGGAAGTTGAGTTGCTCGGCACCCTTACGCAACGCCAACTCAAGTATCGTGCGAAGCAACTTTACGACGTCGGTTGGACTTTACAAGCAATCGGAGCAGCGTTCTCACCGCCTTTCGGACGTTCAACCATTCAGTATTGGGTGAAAACGGCTTCTCAGACGAACGTCACTCAAAATCCAGTTCCAACTCCTTGGGGTGACGACACTCCACCGCCTAAGGGTTACCAGCGCAAGACTCCGCTTTCGCCAGGCATTCCCGTCGACGTCCAGAAGAAACTAGCCACTCTAAGCCAAGAAGCACGTCTATTCCGTAGTGGGATGGCGTCGACGTCCCTACCTGCATTAGCCAACGTCGAGTTCAACCTCCTAATTCAAAGCCTGTATAATGAAAACGTAACCATTTCGGAGATTGCTAGAGCGTCAAACGTTACTAACCGTGCAATCGCTCGACGTCTAGGAAAATAAACATGAAAATCCAATCCGACATCTTTCCTTGCCACGTTTCCGTCGCCCCTGCATCCTTCAAAGACGGCAATCTCGAACTCTTACAATCCCACCCTCAGCAAGACGGCGCTTTCTACATCCAAACGGCTCGAGTTATCGTTATAACCAATGACGTCGACGTTCCTATGGTTGTAATTGCCACCGACTCTCCTGATGGCGCACAGATAGTTTTCCAAGAGAGCATCCAAGAGTTCATTAAGAACCCAAAGCAGGAAGAAGACTCCAAGGTGAAGACCTCTTCTGGAAAGATGCTAGCCTTCAAGAAAGACACCAACTGCGGATGTGGCTCTCGCCTCAGAAGTTGGAATCCATACCGCACTCTATCCTCTACGAAAGACCCAAGTGCTTAACGAACCCTTCATTCAACTAATTATTCTCTCCTTAGCAACGTTCAGATTTTCACGTTTGCTTACCACCGACGTTATCTTTGACGACCTACGTCAACGACTTTGGAAGCGCTATTCTCCGCTCACAAAATTAGGTTATTTGTTCACTTGCAACTGGTGCATGAGCGTTTGGGTAGCATCACTACTCACGATTTGCTATACAATAGTTCCAACAGCAACTGTGGTCGTTGCCCTACCTTTCGCATTATCCGCAGTTGCTGGCATAATTACGTCTCGCTATGACCACTAGCGATAATTCGACAGGAACGGAGAGCCATTTTGGGCATCTTTAGTAAAGAACCTGCCTCTAACCCTAAAAGACCACAACAGGGTATAAGAGCGTCGGCTCCTGTCGCACCTCAGACACAATACATTCCACCCGTATTCCTAAATCAGAACCCAAACTCTGCACAGCCAGCGGTTTACTCGACACCACGTCCACTTACTGCTGCTGCTACCCAAATCAAACTTGGTGACCGCAATGAAGCAGATATGTTTAGGCAACGTCGTAGTGCTGGCTCTAGCATGTGGCAGACGGAAGCGTGGGAGTATTACGACGCAATTGGTGAAATCAAATACGCTTTCAACCTTGTTGCTGCCGTTGTCTCAAGAGTGCGTCTTTATGCAGCAGTAGTTGAAAACCCATCTGAAACTCCGTCACCTATTCGCAACGTCGAAAACTATGACGAGCGTTTGGTTTCTGCTTCAGAGCGTGCACTCGCACGTCTCGACAGCGCATACGGCGGTCAGGCTGGTTTGCTACGAGATGCTGCACTTAACTTGCAGGTTGCTGGCGAGTGCTACCTAAGCCAGATTCCTGCACGTCCGGGAACGGGTGCGCCTGAGTCTTGGGATATCCGTTCTATTGACGAGTTGACCACAGATGGTAAGGGCAACTACCTAATCACTCCACGTCGAGAGTTGAAGGTTGCTGCAGCATCAGCAGGTAAGCCAGGCGTTATCCCAATTCCTAAGGGTGCGTTCGTTGGACGTATTTGGAAAGCACACCCACGTTTCTCTGAAGAGGCGGATTCATCACTACGTGGAATCCTTGACCTTTGCTCTGAACTTCTTTTGCTTAACCGCACTTTCCGTGCCACCGCTAAGAGTCGTCTAAACGCAGGTGCTCTTTACTTGCCAGATGGACTTAGCGTTTCTGCTTCTCCAGACCCTGACTACCCTTACGATGACCAAGACGGCATCTACACCGACCCAACTCCAGAGGAAGTCGAAGACGAGTTCGAAGACCAACTCATCGACGCTATGACCACGCCGATTAAGGACGAGGACAGCGCCTCAGCCGTAGTCCCACTTATCATTAGAGGTCCTGCTGAACTGGGCGACAAGATTAAGCAGTTTAAGTTCGAGCGTTCATTCGACCCAATGCTTGCCGAGCGTTCTGACCGTGTGCTTGAGCGCATCCTCCAAGGCTTAGACGTCCCTAAGGACATCGTTACTGGTTTGGCTAACGTTAAGTATTCAAATGCTCTACAAATCGACGAGAGCCTTTACAAAGCACACATTGAACCACTGATGTTGCTTATTGCTGACGCTCTTACTGTTATGTATCTACGTCCGTATCTACTTGCTAACGGTTTCTCAGAGAACGACGTCAACCGCATCGTTGTTTGGTTTGACCCTACTGCTGTTGCTACTCGCAATGACCGTGCTCAAGATGCAGACTCTGGTTTCGACAAGATGGCAGTTAGCCTCGAGACTTGGCGTAGAACCCACGGTTTCTCAGAGGCAGAGGCTCCGTCTCCAACTGAAGTTGCATTACGTCTTCTAATCAACAAGGGTGTCATCACACCTGAACTTACAGAGGCAATGCTTGGTGTTGTTGCACCAGACGTTATGGACAAGGTTCGTGAGGCATCACAGGCTGGTAACCCTGCACCTATGCCGCCAGGTATGGAGCAAATGCTTCAGGGTGAAGCACCACCTGCTGCACCAGAACAAGCACCGCCAGCCGAACCTGCACCTACCCCAGAAGCAGCGCCTACTCCTGCACCAGCAGAAGCACCGCAACCTGCAGCACCTACAGGCGACGAAGCACCAGCAGGATTGCTTGCTGAACCGAAGATAGAAATCTAGGAGATATAAATGGAAAACATCGAAATCGAACTCAGCGCTAGCGTTGGCAAGCAAGAACTAGTCCATAAGTTGTCTTGCCTTCTTGCAGACACCACTGCCTACAAGTTCACCGCTCAAGGTTTTCATTGGAACGTTCGTGGCATTGAATTTAGTCAGTATCACAAGTTCTTCCAAAAACTTTACGAAGATGCAGACAGTGCAGTTGACCCACTTGCTGAGCACATTCGTAAACTCGGATACGACGCACCTTTCACCTTGCAAGACTTCGTAAGTCTTTCTTGCATCGAGGTTCGCCCAACTGGTGGCGACCCTGTTGCCATGTCCTTAGTTCTTCACGGAATTAACCAAACTCTTCGTGACTCACTGCTCGAGGCGTTTGAAATCGCAAATGCTCTAAACCAGCAGGGAATCATAAACTTCCTTGCAGAGCGCATCGACATGCATGACAAGTGGCTATGGCAACTTGGCACCATCGTTGGTGCAGACGCAACACAAGTTCAAGTTATTCAATTCTAGAAATCAGAAGGATACAAAATGTACCCTAGTAACGAAGAGAACCCAGTCAATCAGTTGATTGACGCTCTGGACGTTGCTGCCGTTAACGAACTCCCTTCTGACGAACCGTCAAGCGAGTTAAGTTTTTCGGAGACCATCAAGGCTATGGTTGCATCTGCCAACGAGAACGTCCTAGACGCTCGTAAGGTTATGCCAATCGAGGCTATGACGGTTGCACAGCGTTCACTAAGTAGAAGCATCATGTCACAAGATGCTCAAGCAAGAGCGTTCACCGCCTTGCGTGAAGTTTCAGATTACATAAACATGGCTACCACTGGAACTCCATCTAAGATTTCTCAAAACAACACCGACCTACTACCTATCGGTCACCCTCTATCAACTTCTACCGAGTATGCATCTCTACTCGAGAAGATTGAGAAGAGAAGTGAGTGGTTTGCAGCAGACTCAAGAATTAGTGAGGAGTATAGACCTGTCGTCGCTTCAGCGTATCTAACCGTGCCAGATACCGTAGAGCGTCAGTTTTCTATCGCTCGCTTAGAGTCTGCTGATGCACAGGACGTGCCTAGAGAAGTGGTGCTTGCGATTATCGCTGCAAGTAACCCGTTTTCAGGAGAGAACTCTTTTTTAGCACGTTCGGCACGGGCGAAACTCCAGCGTAGAGACCGTAGAGGTCGCTTCGCTTGGATGGGTGGTGGAGCAAGGTTCTTTACCAGAGGACTAAAAGGCTTCATCGATTCTGTTGTTGGTAAGTTTGTCGGCTCAGACCCTAAAACTAATACCTTTGACGTTGAAGTATTTGACCACCCAACTCTAGGAACTGGAATCTTCAGAATTCCTGCCACAAATGTTGAAGGCGTTAAGGCATACATCGGCGGCAAACTTGGAAAGATGCTTTCTCTCAAGGGTAAGGCTTCAGCAGATTATGCAAGAGACTACGCATTAGATGTAAACACGCTACAAAAAATTGACGCACCATCTGGCTGGGTTGCTGGTGGAAACGGATTCGTTTCTGCTGACGGCTACTATGCGATTAAGCACGAGGCTGGCGCAGCGTTGCCAGATTTAGAACGTCACAAAGAGCAGTATGGCGCAGAAGTAAAAGGCTTAGGTGAGAACGGCGCTCTCGACCCTAAGTATCCTGTTTATGAGGTTATGACTAATCCTCTAAGCCAACCTCGAGGTAGATTCACCGAGAGTGGAAATGAGTCAATCGGCTACTACCAGTCTTGGGGAGATGTTCAGGCAGGCGTATCACGCTATGACCGAAAGAACGACCAGAAGCGTGCTGGAAGCGTTCAGAGACGTATGTGGGGAGACGTTCCTCAAGGAGAATTCCCTAAGAACACATTTGACGCAGTTACTCCTGCAGACCCCGAGAAGGGATTGCCTTACTCGACTTATAGGACAAAGAACAACGCTAAGGATTTGGGCGGCTTCACTGTAAGACGCTATCAGCCAGCGCAGCACAAGGAAGTGCAGCAGCGCATGGAAGCAAACGTTAAGAACGGCGCTATAGTTAACGGCTTCCGCAGTGGCTCAACCGAAATTGAAGACGACCAGCCAATCTTTGAAATTACTCGCCAAGTTGCACCTTGGGAAGACAAGAACATTAAGCCTGAAGTTATCGGCTACGCACAAGACTGGGAAGACGTTCAGGCTATTGCCGAGAACAACGAAACCACTTCTCCACGTCAGCCTAACCCTAGAGACAAAAAGGCTAGAGACTTTAAGAACAGATTAGGTTTAGAGCACGTCCACGACGACGATGTAATTACTCCTGAAGATTTCATTAAGCAAGAAGACGGCTCTTACGCCACTGAGCCAAGTTCTGACGAAGCGTTACGCAGCACGGTTATACAGAACGCTCAAGGCAGATGGGTCAGCGAGGTTTACAACGACAAGAAATCTCAAGACTCGTTCGACCCTGCAAGCCGTAGAACTTACGACAACCCAGAGCAAGCAATTGAAAATGCTGCAGAGTGGATGACCGAAGAAAACGACTCTCGCTCTGACCGCCCTAAGACTGAATTAGAACTGCGTGAAGAGCGTCAAGGTCAGATGCTCTACAGTGGAGACCCTAAGGCTACTCTTCCAGAAGACCTAGGCACTCCTAACTCTCCAGAAGTAAAAGAGACTCTTGCCAAGGTTGGCATCGACCTACAAACCACAGAAGAGGATAAGACTCTAGCGCAGATGGCTCTAGAGATGGATGCTTCTGTTCCGAGTTTCCTATTTTCTCCAGAAGTTGTAAACAAAGATGCCAACGAACAGAGTTTAGGCACTCGCATCATGGTAAAGATGAAGCGTCTTGCCGAGTTCCTTCCAAATAGCCCAGACTCATTCAAATTGAAGCAGCGTCCAGACGACCAAGTTCTAGACGAGATGGACGCCTTTATCGAGAACTCTCAGGCGCTAACTGCTGCTGCCAGAGCAAGAATCTCTCAGCGTATGAGAAACGAGTTTGGCGACGACATTTTTGAGAAACTTGCTAGCGTTGTTTCTGGAAATGAAGAAGAAAAACGTCTACAGCAAAAGACTAGGGATTACGCTCGCACCTTGGCTGAGAAACAGTATGAAGAAAGAAAAGACTTTCTGGAATCCATGTTTATACGTGTTGCCTCAGAAGGTAAGGATATTAGGGATATTGTAGACCCTAAACAAAAAAACCTCGCTCTTCAAAAAGCATTAGAACGCAGTAAAGAAGATTGGATTCAAGGAAAAATTGACAGCGAGTGGGTCAAAATCGTTGAGAAACCAAATGGCGACAAAAAACAGGCGTTAGAGTGGTACGCTCTCGAAAACAACGTTCAAGAAGTTGTCGACATGTATAAACGTCGCATCGAACTGAGAAACATTAAAAAGAATTACGTTAAGGCATCTGACAGATTAGGTGTAGTTTCAAGGGAAGAATACCAGCAACTCTTTAAAGACCTAGATATTCCTATGTACGAGGGTGACGGCAGCGAGTTCATCTCGTTTGATGGCATTAGAAGAAGGACTATGCCAGACCCTAAAATGTCTGACTCCGTAGATTTAGCCAAAGAATCAATTAAGTGGGCTTTGAGAAGTTATCCTGCTGCAGTAGTAGAAAAAATGGCTGACTACGTAAAGAATTCTGGAAAATTCTGGGGTGGCATGCTGCCTGTTGACTGGTCTCCTGACGGCAGAGGTGGCTATAGAGACGGCACCGAACTAACACTAAGCACGCATGCACACGATTCAGATATTCCACTCGGCGGTTCAGTTGGCGTGCACGAATTAGGTCACCTATTTGAGCAGGCTTACCCAGAACTAAAGAGTATGGAGTGGGGATTCTTGTTCTCTCAGATTCTCCCTAAAAACCCTGACGGCTCTAGACCTAACGCCATGGACGACAGTCAAGACCGAAACGCTATTTCTCTAGAGTCATATTCCACGCTTGGCAGAAACACTCACCCGAACAGCGATGAAGTCGCTTTTTATGACATGTTTAGGGAGAGATACACGGGAAGAGTATATTTCTATGACCGTCAAGACGGCTTGAACTTAGAACTAAATTCAGACTCTGCCTATGAAGTATTTACTGTTGGAACAGAGCGTATTTTGTCGGCTCGCCACGATGTTCTATACATCAACAATTCAAAAGTTGTAGAGGCTTATGAAAATGGTGAACTATCAGCCGAAGATATGCTCATCGGTGCTAACAGCGATGCCTTCACTATGGGAATGCTGGTTAAGGCTGCTAAGGACAAAGACAAGACTGACTCTGCATCCACTGGCACCACAGAAGAATTCTTATCTCCACCGCCGATTCTGCAAGAAGACCTAGGAACATATGTAGACGCAGCCGAGGCTGACCTAGAGCAACAAAAACTAGACGACGATACGCTGAAAAAAGCAGCAGACTCTGTAAACAGAGCAGCCGAGATTGCTAACGGAATTAAAAACCCTCAGGTTGCCGAGGCTGCCAGACGTCAAGTAGATGCGCTGCGCTACAGATTGTCTGGATTGTTGGACAAAATCAAACCTATTGACGCTTTCTTTAAGTCTGACCTAAATGCTAAATCTGACAAAGAAGCCATCACCAAGAATGAAGAAGTTCTTAAACGACTAAAAAGAATAGATATCTCTAAAAGTCGTAGTAGCGGCGCTAGGTATTGGAAAGCAAGGTTTGGGACTACCCACATTGGTGTAAGCCACGAGTTTGAGTACGAGGCAGAAGACGGGGAAAAGTTCCAAATTAAATTTAGCCTTAATCGAGCAAAAGTTAGATTTGGCAACACAATGTACATTCCGCCTCATATCAAAATCTATGATTCAAATGGCGAACGTGCTGGTGGAATGCAAATGTCGATAATCCCTGCTGGGGCGACAGACCCTAGGGTTTTTGTGAGAGATTCAGATGCTGACAGTGTAAACACCAAAAAACCTTTTTACGTTATATCTTCAGTATTTGTTGCTCCAGACAAAAGACGTAAAGGCTTGGCTACAGCGGCGCTAGAGGCTGTTAGACAATCTACTAACATACCTGTCTACCACAGCAAGTACTTAGGTAACGATGGCGTCGGTGAAGCGTTTGCTAACGCCGTTCAATCTAGTAGTCAAGTATTAGAAGAAGACTTGGGAGTATCAGCCGACACTAACGTTTCCGCAAAATCTGCTGAAGTTAGAAGCAGGCTAAAGAGAACATCTGAAAATAAAATTGTCGCACCTAAGGGCGTGCCTTCTCGCAGTCAATACAATTTTGATTACGAGGCTCCTGAAGGACAAAAATACACTGTAACTAGCAACATCTCAAACTTTGGCGATGCCAATGAGTACACTGGCGCTCAGTCAGTAACGGCAAAAAATGAAAATGGTGGCGTTGCCACTATGACCTACAGGCTACGAAATGTCTCTGGAGAATCTAGGTCTCAACTTCTCTCGCTTATATCGGATATAAACCTAGAACAAGCCGATTTAGATAAGCCTTTCTACACCATCACTGGAGTTAACGTCGGTGAAGAATTTAGAAGGCAGGGTATAGCCACCGCCATGCTTGAGGCTGCACGTCAAACTGCACCTTACCCCATCTACCACAGCGCCGTCATAACCGACAGGGGTAGAGGATTTGCTGAAGCGGTTCAATCTACTGCCGCTACCGTGGATGAAGACTTAGGCACTAGTTCTAGAATTCCAGACTCCGAGAAATCTAGAAGTGTTCTTTCTAGACTTAAAAAAGCCGATGAGAAGACTACTAAAACAAATTACCCAACTAGCACTCAAAGCGAGACTCTTAAGACTTTTGATTACACTTCAGAAGATGGAGAAAAGTTTACTGTTATAGTGTCTCAAACCAAAGTTACAGAAAAAGAGCCAGTTTCACCTGATTTAGCAGAGTATTATTTCGACCCGCTTGTCAATATACAAGATTCTGAGGGAAATTACGTGGGCGGCATGCTGCTTAGCCAGTGGGATGCAGGAACTGACCCAAGAGGAATTGTATACATTCCGCCAGACGAGGCTGGGAACTACGCCCCGTTTGACAAAAACAAGCCCTTTAATAGTATTTCATCAATTTACGTAAATGCAGCACAGCGGCGCAAAGGTTTAGCAACCGCAATGCTTGAGGCTGCCAGAGAATCACTAGACGCACCTGTTTATCACAGCCCGATACTAAGCGATGACGGTAGACAGTTTGCTAACTCCGTCCAATCTAGTGCTCAGGTAGTAGAGGAAGACCTAGGCGCACCTTCTAGAAGTGACGTTCCAGCGGAATACAGAAGCGTTAAGCAACGCCTAACTAAGTCTGCCGCAGAGCCTAGAAAATTAGTCATTGATGGCGTAGAACATATACGACAAGATTTTGATTATACAGACCCCCAAGGCAACGAGTACATCATAAGTCACACACGCCCAGCAATGAGACAAGCAGAGGCAATAGAGAAAAATATCTATATGGTGGCAGAGCACAACGTCATGGCTAGGGGCAAAGAGACTCTCTTACTTGTTGGTGACATGGACTACAGCATGTATCCAGTTGGCTACGGTGCTTGGAACGCAGTTGCAGACGTCAACATAAGCCAAGTGGATGAAGACAAGCCTTACTACACAATTTCTGGCATTTTAGTAAGATATGAGTTCAGACGCCGTGGGCTAGCAACTGCAATGCTAGAAGCGGCTCGCAGCGACACTGACTTCCCTATCTACCACAGCAAGCACTTAAGCGAAGATGGTAGGGAGTTTGCTGCAGGAGTCCAATCTCCTGCTCAAGTTCTCGATGAAGACCTCGGCGATGTCCGTGACAGAGTCTCTCCTTCTCAGGCTCTGTTCGAAAGGGTGACAAGCAAGATACCTGAGGAAAAAAGACTCGCTCAAGAAGAAATTAAGAGTCGCATTAAATCTAACAATGACCTAAAAAGCAGCGTTAGAGAACTAGACCTAAGCGGTCAGTTTGCCAACAAAGAGTTCCCTAAGGTTAGAACCGTCACCGAGACTGGTGAATACGTTACCAAGGATGGCAAAAAGATTATCCTGTCTCGCCATGACCAGTGGGACATCGACAATGAAGGCAGAGAGTATTTAAGCAGAGGAAGCGTAGAGGCATATCTACCTGCCGAAGGTGCTTACGACACAGGCGCAGGTTCTTTCATCGAGCCAACGGAAGTTGACCCTTGGCCCATTGGCTCGTTCTACTACTCTGAAGCAAAGTCTTATTACATAGTCGACGATAACTCTAGAGAAAAACTAAGGTGGGATGAAACCGAGGTCGGTGGCTCTTCAGAAAATGTGAGAATTGATAACACCAAGCCGTTCACTACCGTCGACTGGGTTGAAGTAGACGACTCCCTACAGCGTGAAGGTATTGCTACTGCAATGATGGAGTTTGCCCGAACCAACGCTGGCATGCCTATCTATCACGACGCAACCAGAACTCCATCTGGGTCTCGCTTCGCAGACGCTGTCCAATCTTCTAGCCAAGTTATGGAAGAAGACCTAGGCGAAGAATTTACTCTTGTATTCCAAGACAAGGACGCAGACCTAACTCCCCAAAAAAGAATTAGAAAGCGTGTTAAGTCTGATAACAACCTAGAAACTGAAATCTCGGAAGAAGGTAAACGCAAAAATATCACCGAAACTGGCGAATACACTGACGCCGACGGTAATCGATTCCAGTTAGTTAGAGACGATAGATGGAGTATTAATCAGCGTGGAGAAGAACTACGATATGGCAAAGTGCTAGCGTACCCGTATGAACCTAATGGAGAAGTAGACATAAATCCTGTAGCATTAGTCACTTATGCAGAGCCTCCCTCAGAGACCCTACCTGACGGTTCAAGACGCTGGTGGCCCGATGCCATAGGCGGTAGTTCTTTAGACGACCCTAATTTTGATGAATTCAAGCCTTTCTCTACTATTAACATGATTGAAGTTGACGAAGATTTCCAACGTAGGGGTCTCGCTACAGCGATTCTAGAGTTTGCTAGAACAAATGCTGGAATGCCTATTTACCACAGTTCGAACCTAACTGATGACGGAGAAAAATTTGCTGGCAAGGTTCAATCTTCACAGACCCCCACTGACGAGGACTTAGGCTCACCTACTCCTAAAGATTTAAATGCCGTTGCTGATGAAGCCGTCCAAAGAGCAAAAATCGGAAAGAAGATTGACTTAGGTTCATATCCTATGAATAGGGGGCAAGAAGAAGACAATCCAAAAAACAATGGATATAAGACAGATTTTAGAAAAATGAAAGAAGTTATCGAGGCTCAAGGGTGGGATAAACCAGCAATAGGCGTAACAAAAGATGAATTTAGAGAACTTTGGAATAGCGCTGCTCAACTGGGGCTGACAAGAATTTTTAGGGGTGCTCCCAATAATGCTTCTCAAGAGTTAGTTGACGGTAAGCCGTTTATTGGAAATGGCGTTATCGGTCCTGGAACTTACGTTTCTACAAACTATAGCAGAGCATCTCAGTTTGCAAGTTCGGAAGGTTATTCAGTTATGGAAATGCTCGTCCCTAATGAACTACTAAGAAGTTACAAAGATAGAACCGCCTTGAGAAGGGAAGTTGCTGATAGATACGGGGATAAGTATATGTATGACTCAGACGCCCCATTTGTAGTTTTTGCAGCAGACGGCAACGGGGCTGTTTCAGGTGAAGGATGGAGTAGATTTTCTGGAGATTACGTTATCTACAATACCTCGGCTATAATTGTAGTCGACCCTTCAACAGAAACCGATAGAGTTCAGTCTCAAGGCGAAAATAAAGATGAAGACCTAGGAACTTATAGAACTGCCACTAAAAAGAAGATTGAAATTCCGCCTCTTGCTGAAGAGCCACCGCTTGAAAAAGACCGTGACCCCAAAGCAGTAGAGGCTGCTAAGAAGGTAAGAAAACTTGCCGAGCAGATGGAACCTGAAGTTACCAAGATTATGACCACTTTGGCTGAAACTCTTGACGGTGACTTAGACCAGTTAGACCAGCGTCTAAAGAGCACAGACTCGTTGGCTCGTAAAATCAAGGATGACGCTAACAAAGATTTCGAAGGCGACATAGACCAGTCAGCAGAAAAGGTGTCTGACTCCATTCGCTATACCATGACGGTAGATGGCTCTAGGTACACAGACTCAGTTCGTAGAGTAATTGCTCGATTTGAGCAGATGGGCTATGAAGTTAGGGTTAAGAACTTCTGGGAGGGTGGAGACCCCTATCAAGGCATCAACATGAAACTCACCAAGAATGGCGTAACCGTTGAGTTCCAAATGCATACCCCTGAATCACTACAAATTAAGGTAGACCAACTACACGAAATCTACGAAGAATATAGAAAAATTGACACCGAAAAAGGTCAAGACCTAGATAAATTAGACGCAAAAATGCTTTTTTGGGAAAAAATGATTGGTATTGCCTCTCAGATTCCAAACCCAGATAACTATGATGAATTATTGAACATCGGAACCCTTGTGCAACAACAGTTTGAGTTGTAGGATAAAAACATGAGATATTTCTTTTCGACCAATTCGGGCGGCATTCCAATCAATGTCTACCGTTTTGACCTAAAATCTGGTATAGAGCAGTCTTGGTATAAAACTCGCTGGAGTGATACCGACACCGTATCTAAGTTTTTAGTCCTAGGTGACGGCTGGCTTGAGGAAGTAGACGAGAAAACCGCCAAAGAAGCGTTTCCCCAAGCATTTAAGGATTCAAAATAATGGACGACAAAGAATTTGAAAAGAAACTTCGAGATGACCAAAAGAAATACGATGCCGCAGTTAAAGACGGCAGCCTAGAAAAAAGCCGATGGACTGTCACCTTAAATAACTCACAGGTGATTGAGTATTACCAGATTGACGGTGAAGGAAAAATTAATGACTTCAATGTCAGGTGGTTCTTAAACCCAAACGTTAATGACTTGGGCGACGGAGTGCCAGAAGAAGATAAATACATTCAGTTCTCGCACTTTGGTCGCTATCCAAAAGACATTAATGACCCTGTGTCTGTAATGCTAGCCATCGGAGAGGTGTATAATAATTATGCACCTTTTAAGTATGAAGGCAATTACCCTGACATTAGTCGCTACACAACTTTGCCGGATGGCGCTGTTGAATAATAAGCACACTATTTGATTGCTATACTTTAGGTTATACAACTACGCAGTTTAACTAACCAGGAGTTAATTTCATGGCTGTTGACCCTCAGGGCAAAGACTCCAACCTTCCACCACTAAAGTCTCTAGTAGCCGTTGGCGGCAACTCTTCTCTCGCTCGTAGCCTCCGTGTTAAGAGTCAGTTGCGTGACCGTCTTGGTCGCTGGGTCGAGATGGGTAGAGACTCTAAACTCAGTTTCTTAGACAAACTAGGTCAAATTGCTTCTACTGTTGGTAAGTTCCTTGGAAACTCTGACCGTGAGGGTTATGGACGTTTTTACGTCAACAACGACCCAATCCTAGGTACTGGCGTCTACGAATTCCCTAGCGAGTCAATCGAGCAGGTTGCTGCCACCCTAGACGAGAACTACCTAGTTTCTAAGAACATCGACGTCAACGGAAACAAGGTTAAGGGATTAGTTCCTAGCGACGGCATCCCTAAGTTTGCTGACCTTGTTCGAACTGACCTAACTCCTGAAGACCAAGACGTCATTGACAACCCTGTAACTGCCGAAGAAAAAGACGTTCAGGTTAAGGCTCGTCTAGATGCACCTGCTTACGAAAGCAAAAAAGTCATTGCCCAGATTGACGAGGCTGACCTAGAAGAGATGCAAAAGCAAAATGTTGACTTGTCTAAATACATACGAGATGACTGGTGGACGAACAACCCTAGGTACATCGATGGACGTGGTCGTCCAACACCGGAGGATATGGCTAAGGAAAGTGAGTCAATTAAGAAACTTAGAGAAAGGTTTTTCCCTCAGGAGCAGGAAGCCGAAGAAGCACCTGCACCTAGAGAGCCTCAGGTAGCCTATGCCGCACAGAAATTAGCAAAAGATGTAGTTGTCGGAGATGTTTTAATAGACAACAGAGACACTGAGTCAGACCCAGATTTGGCGCACAATGGTGGCAAGGTAGTTGCAGTAACTCACGAGCCAGACCTCGGCACAGTGATGATTACGATTGACAAGAAAATTACTCAAAGAGGCGAAGAAGAGTACGAAGAAATCGTAAGGGACTTCGAAACTCCAGTCGGAATTGACGTCCAAGAAAGCATTAATGGCGGCAACGACTTAAGCAAAGAGGGTAATGCCGCTTACGAACAATACAAGCGCAACCTAGACTCATTAACTAAGAAATCTTCAGAAACACCTGCTGACGAAGACCTAGGTTCTCCAGCACCTAAAGACGACTTCTATGACCGTCGCCGTAAAAATTTCCAAGACACCATTACCGAAGCAAATCCAGAACTAGCAGAGTCGCTATTCGGAGATAACCCTGATGCTGAACTTAAGAAGAACGTCGACGCTGAGTTGGCAAAGATTGACGAAGTTGACAACTTCAGCACTAAGTTTGCCGCTTATGAGTCAGTCGCTCAATCGCTTCTAGAGGGCACGTTCACACCTAGCAGCGACGACAAGATGGCTTGGTATCCAGTCGTTGGCAAAGAAAACGAAACCATCGGTATCCTTGACGGAAACTCTTTCTACGCAAAGCCGCAAGGCAGAGGGCTAATTGTTATTGGCAACGGCGCAAACAACCAAGTAGATAGCCTAGAGCAGTTCGAGGAAATAGCACCGAACATTATTGCTGATAACAATGAGCGTCTGATTGATAGCGCCAAGTCAAACTTGGCTGTTTATGACACCGATGGCGAGATTGCAAAGGCAATTGATTCTGGTGCTTCTAGCGCAGACATTCAGCCTCTTCTAGACAAGTCTCCTAAGTATTCTCAAGACAAGATTCTTGCCGAAGAGTCACAGCGCAAAAACTTCCTATCCCCAGAAGAGCGTGGTGCTTCTAACAGAATTACTTCTGCTGCAACTGCACTGCGTAACATAGACAAAGTAAACAAGAAGAAGCCAGCAGAAAAGGCTCGTCTAGAGGCAGAGCAGTCTGGTTTAGATGGCGTTCTTAAGAAACTAGAAGACTCTGGCATTGACATCAACAACGCTGGCTCTGAAGACGAAAACATTCTGCAAGCACGTGACACCGCTATGTATATGTCTGACCTCATTGAAGAGGCTGGCGCTAACGGTGAAGTAGACAAGGCTGACCTTTATGACCGCCTTGCTAACTCTCTTCTAGAGCACTTCAAAAATAAAGGCGAAGGCAAGGCTGCTAAACCTAAAGTAGTTGGTAAAGCAGACAGCATTCAGAAGATTACAGGTCGTAAAAGCGGTGCAACTCTAGACCCTATGACCTTGAAGCAGCCTCGTAAGGGTATCTCTGTAGCCTTACAGGGAGACAACGAAGAAGTTATAGACACAGTTTTCTTTGACGAAAAACTAGGTAACTTGGCGCTTGCTAAGTATCTAGACGACAACAAGGCTAAGTTCCGTGACGGCTTTAAACTCGGCACTTGGCACGACAAGGACAACAACGAGGTAACTCTCGACGTTATCGAACTTTTCCCTGAGGCTAACCAAGCCGAAGCAGAAACCGCTGGACAAGACCGTAACCAGCAAGGTATATTTAAACTAAGCAACAAGCAATACATCGACACAGGAGGTACTGGAGACCGTGGCAGAGCAAGAAAACAACGTGAACTCGCAAGACAGAGTCGTGACAGAGTTGATTCTGTCGGACGACTGGGAGACGAAGACCTTGGCGGAGAAAGCCGAGTTGGTCGCAGAACTGAGGGAATCTCTAATATCCCAGATGAGTGGTCAGCAGACCGACTAAAAGTCGATGGCGTCATTCCTTCATCTGTCTATTCTGAGCGAATGGATAGAGGTAAAGAATTAGGACAAATCCTTCCTAGTTCTGACGCACTAATTAACGTTCCAGCAACAGGGGATGTAAATCAAGACGCTAAGAATTTTGTAAGAGCATCTCGTGAACTATTGATAAACGGCGCTAATGGTGTCCCTAAGCAGCAACGTAAGTTTGCAAAACGTTTCGCAGAAATCGATAGGCTTCTCGCTCAGGGAGAGACTTCTTCTGCTCTAGAAAAACTTTCTAACCTAGGAATGGACTACAGCGACTTCTATCACTCTGGTGGCAGGGATAGAGTGTTTGGAATTGCTTCAAGCAGTGAGGCTAGTGAAGCAGCCATAGACCTTTATTGGTATGGAAGAACTGCTGGTAAGTCATTAAGCACTAACGTTAATCCAGATTCTGGCACTCCTCGCATTGAAAGCACAGAGAGTTTTGCTCTAGACGTTGACGACCTAGGCGATGCCATGCTTAAGTCTCCTACTTTGTCTAAAGACAAAGACAACGTAATTAACGTTAGCCAAGTAATTTCTAACCTAACCAACTCAACCAGCACTGCTCAGACTGTAGACACTTTGCAGCAGGTTGCCAACTCTCTAATCAACGGCTACCTAAAGAACGAAAACCTCAAGTTTGAGGTCGGGGACATTGCACAACTTGTTGACTCTATCGCCAACGTTGTAAAGAAGAACAAGGCTAAGAAAACAGCGCCGAGCGCTTTAGAGTCAGAGTCAGTTCAGCGTATGGATTCTACTCCTGAAGGCGGAGACGAAGACTTAGGCGACAACCCAAGCCAAGACACCCACCTGCAGAAATTTAGGCAACTGGTCGATGAGATGCTCGCTGACGAAGACATTACCGAGTTTTTCACCGCAGACAAAATAGATTATTTCTATAACAGAGCAGAACTTGCTCAGACTCCAGAAGAATACACAACCGCTCTTAAAACCTTGTATGACAACATCTGGGCGCAAATGGCTAGAGACGAAGAGTGGCATGAAGTAGAAATTAACGAGAATCCACTGTTCCCGTTTAATAGCAGACTAGGCGAACTAGTCAGAACTGCACCAATGAACTTTGAAAAGTTGGAGCAAAACCAACCAGACATGTCGGCAACAATTGCTGGTGACCGACTAGCAGATATCCAACTAAACACCAGAACTATTGACCGCAGTAAGTTGAGCGACTCTCAGAAAACGATTCTGAGAAGCCTAGTAACCGCTAGAAATAACGCACTGAAAAACTTGAAGTCTGCAGCGCAAGGTGGCAACACTAGTGCTTACGAGTTCAACTACAACATGGCTTTTGCTACCACTAAAACTATCCAAAAATTAGTAGCCAACTCAGAGGCTAGGGGAGAAGACTATAGGTTTGGCTCTGGAGAAGCAGACCGCATTAGTAACTTTGTAGTTTTTGAGGATTCTATCCTCACATCGGCTAACAACAGAGATGCCGAAAATGGCGAAGAAAAAGTTGTCAGTATGGAAGGCTTATACGTTTCTAAGAGTGGAAAAGTCTACTTTATGAAATGGGATGGCAGCACTGCTTATACAAAAACTATTAAAAAAGACGGAAGCATCGGTGCTAACGCAGGTTACGTATCCGTTAACTGGACTGGTGAAGCAGCCCGAGGTGCTGACTTTAAGTATTCAGTAACTCCAGGCATGTTGAAAACCTACCCTCGTTACCAACAAGACGGTATCGGTGGAGCAAGCATTACGTTTGCACGTTTGGCTGTAGAAAAGTCTGGTCGCCACTTTGCCCACAGCGGTACCTTAACTGGTATGGGCGCTAATAACTCTAAGGGAATTGACCCAGCAGACCCTGACCGTCACAACAAAAGTCAAGCGGAAAAAGTTCTTTGGATGATGAAGGCTCCAATCTATGATGTCATGCGTGATAACGGCTGGTTCAAATCAGACAGAATTTTTAAACTTGGCGGCACCCAAAGAAGTTTGGAGAGATTTGACTTGCCACTAGACCCTACTGGGTATAGAACTGGCTCTGGCGATATGACAGGACCTCTTTACACCGTAGACGAAGGTTTTAACGGATTAATGGAAAGAGTCAGAAACGACTATACAAGAGGCGACAATCCTGTTGCTGGCGAAGATTACCCTGCATTTATGAAAAACTTCGTTGAGAAAAAAGCGGGAGAAATAGACTCTCACTCTCTTAGAAGAATGATTACTGACATGTCATACAAAGACGGCAGGTCAGCGGATGATGTAATCAATGCTATTAAAGAGCAGAGAAGTCAACTTGCTGATTTTAAAGATAAGTATGACGCTCAGGTAACTGCAAACCCTAACATCGGTGATTATTTCCGCAGAAGGAACATCGAGACTTACGAAAACGTTATTAGTTTTAGGGACGAACTTATTACTTTGTTAGAAAATAACAAGGAACAACTAGATAACGTAGACAATCGTATAGAGCGTCCTAAGCCTTTTGCTAAGGATTCTTTTAAGACCGTTAAGAGAAGCCCTTACGGTGACACTTCTCTGCCTGAAAAGCCGCTAAATCTTATTGGTAAAAACACCGAACTAATTAATGACGACACTGAATTTAATGTCCCTATTGTTAAATTCACTAACTATAAAGAATTGTTTGGCAAAGACGAGCCTGATGGCTGGCAGTACGATTCCCAAATTTTGGCTCGTAGGTTTAGCGAAGACGAACTTAAAAACTCTCTTGTTAATGCGCTTAGCAGCAACAAGCAACCTGTGACTGAAAATTTTGCTGAACTGAATTTTGGTAGAAAATACGGCAAGCCAGAAATCGGATACCTTGCGCCTAAAACCATTGTTCAAGCGCTTATCAGTCAAATTGGAACAAAAGAATACAATAAGTGGATTGTTCCAACCGTAGACGGTATTAACGGTGGAACGGCAAATGCTGACGCAGTAAAGGCAATGCCTAACCCTAAAGCAGACTTAATTGCTGAGATGGACAAACTACTTGCTCAAGAGGGATTGACTTCTAATAGGGTAACTCGAGGATTGCCTGAAGCAGAACTTCGTGGCATGGAAGATAGCAGTTACGACACAGTAGCACAAGTAGTAAATAGCGTTAGAAAACCTAATCAATTTAGAAATAATAACGGGATACCAAGATTCCCGCTTCTGTCTAACAATGAAGTGTTCGACTTAGATGACGGACAAGACAACGTATTAGGCGGAACTTATAACCCCAACTCCGTTGATGCTACACAAAAACGTTTAGATGGCGGAGCAAGCAGTGCTGCATATATTGCAAATAACTTTGACGGCAAGGCTCTAGAAGACGGATTTGTTGATGCTTTGAACAACCGTAGACTTTCAGTTCAACTTAGGTTCAACGACACAAGTTATGTGCAAACCACAGATATTCTTGCAATCCGTGATGCTCTACAGTACCAAGGTGTAGACACTAACGAGTTAGTGAAGAAGCGTGTTACCAGCCTACGTCAACCAGTTGACGAAGCCGCTCTAAACCAAGTTGGATTGATGACTCCAGAATCAGTGTCATCTATTATTGCTCACGCAAACACCGAGATTGACTTGGACTCTTTTATTTCATTGCCTGGCGAAATTAGCGGTGGAGTTAATGCACCATTTTTGATGCAAGACCCTGCTACTGGTAAGAAGTATGTAGTTAAGAGTTTTGATATTAGCGAAGACGATAGTTGGGGTTGGAGAGCAAAAGACCAAGAAATTGCTGCCCAAGCCTTCTACCGTGCAATGGGCGTTAGAGCGTCTAAGCCTCAGCGTGGAACCAGAGACCTTGGCTTTGCTGGTCTCAGACAAGAATTTGTTGTCACAGAGTTTATCCCTGCAGCAACTGATGGAACCACTTATGACCGAGCACTCCACTGGGATAGCGACCCTAAGAACCCGATTCTTGAGGCTGTTCGTCACGGATTACCTGCTGACATCTTGCTTGACCACATTGACGGGCCGTTCAACTCAACCAACACCGTAATCGACGAGAACGGCAACATCGTTCGTATTGACGGTGGCGGTGCCCTGATGTGGGACCCAATCCCAGACCAAGGTCCTAAAGGCCCTGACGGGCGTGAACGCCGTCTCGCAGGCGGGCGTGATAAGTGGCTACGCACCGCCACCCCAGAGCAAAAGGCTTTGATGGATGCTGCTATTCGTGACGGCTCATTTGAAGGAGAAGGTGTCAACTTTTCGCTCGACTTCTTCCTTAACCCAAATGGTTGGCACTGGCTACCTGGTTACAACGGACGTAAGCGTATTCTTGAAGGCTTAACTGATGACCAGATGAAGCAATACACCAGAGCAACCGTGCTTCCTCTGACTCCAGATAAAATCAATGCTATTTCTGAGATTATTCGAGACCCTAATGACCGTAGCCGTATTGCTACTGCTCTAATTGCTCGCCGTAAGGCTATTCTTGACCGTTATGGCATTGAAGACGACTATTCTCGTGCAGATGAGGTTAGTAGACCTAGCCAAGAGCAGGTAAGTAGATTCTTTGACCTAGTAAATGCCAAGATAACTGACGACAAAATGAAGGAAGCCTATCTTGCAGAATTCTACAATCAGCAGCAAGCAGGAAAAATAACCGCTGCAGAGTTAGACAATAGAATTGCGGCTCTTCAAACTCTAGAGAAAGAACCTGTAAGCACTGCCCTAGATGCAACTACAGAAGAGACAAATAAGTTTGTTGAGTTGGCTTACGCTTTGTACCCAGAAGACCGAGAAAAGCGGGATGCAATTCTCGACGGGTTCGCAAGAAGACCTATGGACGTTAGAAGCGGACCTTGGATTAGGAATAAGATTTCCGAAATGCAAGCCATGCTTGCCGAAAGAACGCAGCCTGCTACTTCTGCAGCAGATGCTGTCAACGAAATTGAAGATGCACGAAACAATGCAATTCAAAATGGCGTGGACACCACTATTTACGGAGCACACCCTGAGGATTCAAATCCTATTTCTAAGTTAGTTGCAGACCTGAAGTTTGGTGACATTTTAGTTGGAACCAATGAAGATGGAAGACTCAGGGAAGAGGGTCGTGTAGTATTCAACTCCGTAGGCAGCGATGGTAGAAGAACAGTTGCATATGTAGATGCAACTAAAAAAGTCAAATTTAGAACATACGCTGGTGATGACACCACAACCTTGGAACTTACCTATGCTTACGGCAAAGAAGCACGTCCAATGCAGTCTGATATTGAAGAGGGTGCTCAAAACAGAGAAGCAAGAAACGACTATCAGAACCAACACGTTGCTAGAAGCACTGCAATTCTTCAGGACATTAAGAACACCTACCCTAAGCATGTGGAGTTAGAAAACGGTGACTTAATAGTTTCTTCTCGTGATTTCACCACTGCTGGTGGAGATACATACAAGTATGAAATTGTTGTCCACCGCAAGCCAAATGAAGACTTTGTTACTTACGTTCGTGAGACTCCAATTAATGCCGCTGGAGAAGTAATTGGCACTACTACTGTAAACAAGATTAGCGTTTCTACCCACTCTTCAACTCACTTGAAGAACCAGATTGCTCCGCTTATTAGGGGAAATACCTCAGGTAAAGGTGTGTTTGGTCGTAACCCAAGAAACTGGTTCAACCAAGGAAACAATCGTCAGGCTGAGGTAATCCACCCTGGAACTGGATTACCAATTCCTCGTAGTCTTGCACCAGAACAACTGGACACCAAATACATTGGTAACACTGGAATTAAAGCAACTGGAGATGCTACTAAAGATGCTTTGATTGGTTACGTTGCAGACCTAGTTGACCGCAAGGTTGATACTGGCTCGTTGTTGCTACGTTTATCAAGCCAGAACATTGTTAGCCGTTCTCAGATTAATGACATTATCGAAAGAATTCAGGCTAACCGTGCCTTCCCTGGTGTGAACCAAATTCCTTACATGTCTAGAGATGGCGAGAACATTGTTCGTGTTGGTGACCGTGTTCGTCACTATGCCGCAGACGGAACTATCAAGGAAGGTATCGTTAGAAAGCGTAGACCTCTATCAGTCAACCAAAAGCCTGGTGGAACTTACTCATACTCTGACGTTCTAGTTGTTAAGTTCGATGGTCGTGCTCAGGGAACTCCTATCGTTGCTAAGCACCTAGAGATTCTCAGACGAGCAGACGGCTCTCCTGCATCAATCAGTGGCGAGCAGCCAGAAGTAATTACCGAACCGCCGTTCTTGCCACTGCCTCAGAGCGTGTTGGACGCAGGGGTTACAGTAGAAGATGTAGATAACAATGTTAGGGTCTACAAATCTGCATCCACTGGCAGAAGCGGTAGAATCACCAAAATGCCTAGGGCATACGCTTCTCAAGACGACTCATACTCTACGCAACTATGGATGAGCGGAGAAGGTCAAAGTTACTTACCTGCTTACTCAACTCAGATATTTTCAGATAGAAATATCGCTCAGGCTGCGGTTCTGAACTGGCTTTCAGATGACCCTACAAAGCCTGAACCTGATTTTGAATTCCCTCGGTCTGCTCAAAATCCAGAGGATGAAGATTTGGGAGACTCTGTTTCTAGGGTGGTAGTTGACCAGCCTCCAGCCTCTAAATTTATGCAACTTGCTCAGGACAACATGATTGAAGAAAATAACGTCCTCGAGGATGGCTCTTTCAATATCTCGTTTAATTCAATAGATGGAGTTCCAGATGGAACTCTACCTATCTATCACGTATCTAAAACCAAGATACTTAAGAGTAAAAAAATTGCCTATTGGTTAGACCCTAAAGACTTAGGGGATAAAGAAAAGGCTACTTACATTAAAGTTCCTAGAACTGCCTCTGACGAAGAAATCAAACAGATAATTCTAAAGAACGCTGAAGACAGGCTTCTTTTTGCATCAGAAACAGAAAATGGGAAGAACACTTACAGGCTGACTTTAGATGACGGCACTGTTCTAGAAGATGAACTTGACTATGAGGCTTACAACTCTATGTTCTCCTCTACCGTTACTGGTGGACACATGGTGAGAGATGGTAAGGGAAACCTAGTATTTGATGAAGACAGAGTAAAGGCTCAAAAAAAGATTATAGAGAAACTACTCGCTGGAATCGAGCCTCCTAAGGGTAGAAAGCCGAAGATGTTCTTCTTGGGTGGAGGACCTGCCTCGGGCAAGGGCGGATTTACCAAATACGACAAAAAAACTGGAAAACCTGGAGAACTCGCTAAAAAATATGGCATTCCTCCTGTCAGAGAAATTGACGATGTTACTGGAGAAGAAGCGGCTATGCCTGCTGGATTGACTCCGGGCGCAGTAGTAATTGACCCTGATACTATCAAGATTCTTTTGCCAGAGGTAAGGGAAATGCACGCTCGCCAAATGATGAGACGAGTAGAGAAATCTCTAGGGCTACGTGCCATCTTTAGAACTGGCGAAGAAGATGGGAAGTGGGCTGAAAACTCGCACGAAGAGTCTTCTATGCTTGCAAAAATGTTGCAGCAAGCGGCGCTTCAGCGTGGGTTGGATATTGTCTATGACGGAACTGGTGACGGTAAACGTAAAAGTATAGAGAAAAAATTAGTAGAGGCTAAGAAGAAAGATTACGACACCGTTGGGTTGTATATGACTACTGACTTGCCAGTAGCAATTGGAAGCGCCAAACTAAGAAAAGACCGAACTGGTAGACACGTTCCAGGCACTACTCAGAACGATATTTACTTTACTCTGTCTAACCTACTGAACCCAGATAACCCTGACGGTAACGTAGCCTCGCTATTCGATTCTTGGAACTTAATCTACAGACAGCCTAAAGAAGTAGATAAGGCAACTGGCGATGTCATTAAGCCAGACGCATATATTGACGTGGCTCACACCAATGAGAGCGGTGAACTCAAGTATGACCAACCTGCTCTATGGTCTTCATTTATGGGATTGTCTAAACTCAGCAAAGAAGAAATTGAAGGTGTAGTCGCTAAGGGTGAAGAATTCTACAGAGAAAAGAAAGCAGAGCGTCAGAGGGAAGAAAGAATCAGGCTGAGAGAGGCTGGCAAGAATAAAATTGAAGCCTCTGACTTGGAAGATTCTGACCCTAGAGTCCTAGAAATTAGAAGCGCAATTGCCACCCTATCTACTCAGACTGGGCTAACCACTCAAGCAATTGCTCAAAACAGAGAACTGTTGTCAATGATTTTAGACAATGCTCCTATTTCTGAGATTAATGCTCGTGCAAATGAAATAAGAAATGGAAGAACAAATGGCTCTAATCAAGATGTTTTCAAGAAAATTGAGATTCCACCTTTAGTAAAAGAGGAGCCTATCAAAAAAACTTACAGCCCTGAGGCAGTAGAGGCTGCTAAAAAAGTTCGTAGCAGAGCCGAGCAACTAGAGCCAGAAATTACCAATACTATGGTCACGTTGGCTAATTACTTTAAGGGAGACTTGACTTCTCTGGCTAACCGCCTAAAAACTACTGACTCGTTGGCTAGAAAAATTGAAGGCGACGCTGTCAATGAATATAATGGTAATTTTGATTTGGCAGCAGAAAAACTTTCTGATGCCATTAGATATACGATGGTTGTAGACAATGCTAGGTACACCGAGGCGACTTCGGCTCTTATTAACCGTTTCGAAGATATGGGCTACAAAGTAATACCTAAAAATTTCTGGGAGCCTAAAAACTCTTACAAAAATACTTATCGAGGTATCAACATGAAACTGACTAAAAATGGAGTAACCGTTGAGTTCCAGATGCATACCCCAGAATCTCTAAAGATTAAGTCAGAACTCCACCCTATTTTGAAGCAATATAGAGTAATTAACATTGACAAGAATAATATTGACCCTAACCTTCTTAAAAGGAAAGAACTCCTTTATGAGCAAATGATTGGTATTGCTGGAAAAATACCAGACCCCGAGGGTTACGGGAAACTATTAAAACTTGGAAAACTTACCGAACAAAGATTCCGATTAGAGGCGGGATAGGATAGAATTAAGTTATGAGATATTTTGTTCTTTACGAAAATGATAACAGCACAAAGCCGCTAGTTCTTTATCGATTTGACCCTAGTAAGGGAATCGAAGAATCTTGGTACAAAATCAAATGGAACAAAACCGATAAGGTTTTTAGATATTTAATTGGCGAAGACTGGCTAGATGATGAAATCGACGAGGCTACCGCTAAAGAGGCTTTCCCTGAAGCATTTAAGGCTTTAGAGGATTAGTGAATAGCCTTAGGAAAGATAGGTAATTATGGCACTATACGATGAACCAGAGCAGCAACCACTAGACGCTTCTATTATGTCTCAGGTGTTGGTGATGATTTCTCGAGGTATCTCGGCAGAAGAGGCTACCTCTAGATATATTAAAGTTCCATACAATCAGAGCGATGCTTTTGATGAATACTGGGACAAGGTCACCGAGGAACTACAGAACAACCCTGTTCAAGACGGTGACTACCTAGATATCCCGTCCGACTGGGTCTAGTAGTTCTATAACTACTATCTTTTTACTGTATTATTGATTATAGATATTTGTAGTTGGAGATTAAATGCCACAACGCCCAGATTTTGACATGAAGTCAGAGACAGTTGCCCCTGTTTTTGGCACTGTCGGCATTCTTGAAACTGCAAATACATATCAGCCAGTTATCGGCGCTTACTATGACAGAGAGCCAGAGTTTGCTGGATTGTATGTCTTATTTCCTAGCGGAAGCGTTAGTTACTACGAAGTAAACCCCGAGGAACTAATCCCCGTAGGTCTCACTCGAGACGTGGAATTTTCTGTAGACGGAACTGCCTACCTGATTAGAGATTTAACTGAGTCTGACGGCGAATGGCTCTCTGAATACAAAACTGCTCTCCCATTGGTTGTTCTATATCAGACTATAATTAAACAGTCTAAGCCAGCGATTGAAAAAATTCTTGGCGTAGAACTCCCAGACGACACTCCCGTCTTCGAGGCTATGTATGTTTACTATCGTGAGGGTGACGAGCGTATAACTTCATTGGTTTATATGAGTAATTTTGGTATCTATGCTAGAGATGAAGCCAACTGGATTGAGGCAGACATCTCCACTAATTCTTACCAGAATCTAGACACCATTGAGATTGACCCAAACAGTGCAGACGAGTTGATTCAAACTTTGGATGCTAACACTGGAATTATGACAGTTGAAGAGGCTAAGAGATATGCCGCTGAACCAACGCAGGAAGGCGTCGAGTAACGATGGCTAACGAATTAAATTTCGACGCACCGCTATACGTCGGGTCGCAAGACTCTCTTGCCGTCTTTGCCGACGAGTCTCACGCCGTAGTTGTTGACGTAAACCTAGGATTAGTAGTCGAGTTTGGTAATCAAGACCTAGTTCTAGATAAAGAATGGAACTTGGCAGAAGCAGAAGTTTCTCCTGAAATCGTCAGCCTTGCTGAATTTGCTTTGAATAATAAAAAAGAATCTTCTTTAATTGCTTCTGCACGTTTATACACTATTCCAACTGGTGTACAAGCGGAAGCCAAAAAAGCACTTAACTGGCGTAAAGAAGAAAAGCGTGGCGGAACCCCTGTAGGTTTGAACACTGCTCGCACTCTAGCCAAAGGCGGTCAGATTGGCATCGAAAAGATTCGCCACATTGCTAAGTATTTCCCTCGCCACGAGGTAGACAAAAAAGGTAAGGGTTGGTCGCCAGGCGAAGACAACTTCCCTAGCAACGGACGTATCGCTTGGGCGCTTTGGGGCGGAGACGCTGGATGGCGTTGGGCTAAGGCAATCGTTGAGCGTGAGGACAAGAAGCCTGTAAAGGCTGGAGGAGATTACTCTTACGGCTTTGGTGCAGAACTAGGTGACTTTAAGAAGTCAATTGAGATGGACGAAAGCGCCACTCCAGAGTTCTTGGCTCGTGTTCGCCTAGATGGTTCAGGTATTGACCGTGTCTACAAGATTGACTTAGACGGCAACGTTTACGTTTGGGACGATGGCGTTTGGGACGACCTAGGAAACATTGAGTCTACGGCTTGGACTTATGACAAGGCGTTAGATGACCCTAATGACACCACTCCTAAAGAGCACATTCAGATTGACCCTGAGTCTGCTGTAATTATTTGTGCTCGTATGCAGAGCAATCCGTTCAATAACGTTTCTGTCTATGACCTAGATGCAGAAGAGGCGGAACTCGCTGAGTATGCAATCGCAGAGGAAGACTGGGAGTTTATTGATTACGCAGTCACCGCTGCAATGGGTCAGCCTGACAACTCAGTCACTCTAAAGTCCACTGTTAATGACGGTGTATATACTTCTGCAGAGCGTGCAGAAAACGTAGAGAATCAAGCAAGAGATGCTTCTGGAAAGTTTGCCGAGGCTGGTGGACGTGTGTCAGTTGCTGGTGGTGCCAAGGGAACTATTCAAAAAATTAATCCTGACGGAACAGCAGATATCAATTTTGATAATGGCGCTACTGGAAGAATAGACGTTAAGAAAACTAGAAGCATTGACCCTAAGTCAGAGATGACTAACAACACGGGCGTTGTCAAGGGTAAGCCTCTAGATGTTTCTGGCATTTTAGGCGAACCTAGAACTCCAGTGAGCAGACCATACGCTCAGTTGCCGGGCACTTTACCTGCAATCACTACAAAAGATTTACATCAGGCGCTTTCTAACTGGAGCGGTTGGGTTCAACAGCAGCGAAACCAGTTCAAAGATTTTACTGACGAGCAGGTCAAAGATTACGCAAGAAAAACTGGTCAGTCAGCAGGAAGCGACTCGGGTTCTAAGAAAAAGAACCACCCGATGTATGACTGGCTTGCATCTCAGAATAAGAAGTTGCAAGACTATGACGGCTCTAACGACTGGGCTAAGCCAATCACTTCAGCAGCCGAGGCTAAAAAAGAAGAAGCCGCTTCTCCAGCGCCTAGCGATGTTCCACCTCTATATCTAGCAATTGTTGCACCAGACGACCCTCGTGCAGTTCTTGAATTGGTGAGCATCGTGCCAGAAAGCAAGACTTCACCTGAGCCTATGACTTACGTTCGCAAGGAAAAGAAGTGGATTCGTGAGCCTAAGGTTCTTGCTGACCTTAAGTCAGCCACCCCTCCTCCAGTAGTGCCACTAGACGAGTCGGTTCTTAATGAAGTATTGCTTCAGGTAGACGGTATTCAGGCATCTGCATTTACTTATGACCAAGCACTTATGGTTCTGTTCGGTCCTTCCAAAGAACTGATGGAATACGCTGAAAACCAGTATTTTGAGGACAATTTAGAATCACTTTTGGCAGCAGGTGGTGTAGACCGCAATCGAGGCAATGCCGAGTCACTTCGCCGTTATTGGACTAAGGGCAAGGGCGCTGCCAAGATTCGCTGGGGAACTCCGGGCGACTGGAAGCGTTGTGTCCGTTACTTAGGCAAATACATGGGAGTTCGTGCCAAAGGTTATTGCCAACTTCGTCACAAGGAAGCCACTGGCGTTTACACTGGCTCACGCCTAAATCCAGGTAATGAAACCTCTAATGACAGTTTCATTATGGAAGAAGTAATCACCGAAAACTACGGCAAGCCTACCGTTGTCACCGACAAAGACATGCTTATGCCTATCGAAGACATTATGGTCGAGCAGGATGACATCTATGACGGCGACTGGCAGCCAGAGCAGGAAATCGTTACTGCTTGTATGGAACTTGCTAAATGCTCTGACGAAGAGTTCGAGGCTCTTGTTGCAGGTGCTCGCCCACCTAGCGGTTTCAACATTGACAAGAACCGTGGCAACGCTGAGAAACTCCGTCGCTACTGGACTAAGGGTAAGGGTGCAGCAAAGATTCGTTGGGGAACTGGCGGAGACTGGACACGCTGTGTTCGTTACTTAACTAAGTATCTTGGCGCTCGCTCAAAGGGCTACTGTGCTCTACGCCACAAGGAAGTAACTGGATTGTGGACTGGCGACAAAGAGCACATCAGACTTTATGGTCGAAGAGGCAAGTCTGGCGTAAACGTATTCAGCAATGAAGTAGTAAATTCATCAAGCAAAGTTGTCGAGATGGCAACTCTCAGAGCGCAGGCTAATGCACTCAAGGAGCGCATGGGCTTAGTAGCCAGCATGGGCGGAGAGTATGGCGCAACGTTCAGCATTCCACTAGTAATTCCTGAGGGAGTCGAGTCTGGAGACGGACGTAAATTCCGTAAAGGCGCTATTGAAATGCGTGAACTGCCACTACCGCTTATGTGGCAGATTGAAACTGCAGACGGTCACCAAGGTTCTGTAGTAGTTGGTCGCATAGACCAAATGGAGCGTATCGAGGATGGAATTGGAAATGCGACTGGTGTCTTTGACACTGGGGTGCATGCCAAGGAAGTTCAACGCTTAATTCAAAATGGATTTATTCGAGGTATCTCAGCCGACATGGACAAATTTGAGGCTACCGAAGATAAAAAAGAAAAAGAAGAAGAGGAAGACTCTCTAGAAAACAAAACTGTTGGCAAAGACAGAATCACGATTAATAAAGCCCGAATCATGGGAATTACTATCGTGCCTAAGCCAGCATTTCAAGAGTGTCAAATCTTCCTCGCAACCCCAACTAATCAACAGGAGGAAACCATGATTCCAAACGGAATCTATGCGGATGACGCCGACTCTAGTGATGCAGAGAGCCTAGTGGCTTGTGCATTCGTCGCTGGCGCTATCCCTGTATCACCGCCTGCCGAGTGGTTTGCTAACCCTAAGTTGAGTAAGGCTACCCCTCTCACTGTTGATGACAACGGTAGAGTCTTTGGTCACATCGCTGCTTGGAACGTAGACCACATTGGCATGGCATATGGCACTAAGCCACCACGCTCAAAGAGCAACTACTCATACTTCCACACTGGTGTTGTTCGCACCGATGCTGGTAAAGATGTCCCAGTTGGTCAACTTACTCTTGCTGGTGGTCACGCTTCTCTAGAGGCAAGTGCTTTCGAGGCAGTCAAGCACTATGACGACACCGCTTCAGCAATCGCAGACGTTCACGCAGGTGAAGACGCATACGGCATTTGGGTAGCAGGTTCGCTACGTCCAGGTGCTCAGCCAGAGCAGATTCGTGCACTACGTGCATCGGCTCCTTCTGGCGACTGGCGTCCAATCCGTGGAAACCTCGAGTTAGTTGCTGTTTGCCAAGTCAACGTTCCTGGCTTCCCAATCGCTCGTGCTCGTGTTGCATCAGGTGCTGTCATGGCTCTTGTTGCTGCAGGTGCATCTACCCTTGCTAAGTTAAAGGCTGACCCTATGACCGAACTAGCAACACGCATTAAGAAACTAGAAACCCTAGCAGTCTCAGACCGCATGGACGAGATTGTTTCGGCTAAGTCTAAGTTCGCTGCTATCAAGGTAGAACGTAAGGCTGAGTTGTCAGTTAAGGCTGCAGAACTTTCTGCTCGTGTAAAGGGTGGAGAAGTAGACGCTTTTGCTTACATCTCACGAGACACTCGTGAAGAGTTGGCAAAGAAGGGCGAGGCTCTCCCAGACGGCTCATACCCAATCCGTAACGTAGACGACCTTAAGAACGCAATTAAGTCTTATGGTCGCTCGAAGGAAAGTGACCGTGCAAAGGTTCGCAAGCACATCATCAAGCGTGCTTCTGCCCTTAAGGTTCGTCACATGGTTCCTGAAGAATGGCGTGGAGATTTCGACGCCGAGACCGTTGTTGCTAGCGCAGATGACCTGCGTTCACGCACAATGGCAGTTCAGGAGCGCCTGGGAAAAGCATTAGCGACTGAGTCACCTGCAGTTGTCGCTGAAGACGAGAACGGTAACCCTATTCTCGTTGACGGACAGCAAGATGTTCAGGTACCAGTCGCTACTCCAGAAAAAGAAGAAAAGCCAATCGAAGAAGAGGCTCCGTCAGTTCTTGACGAGCCAGCGCAGGGTGAACCACTTCCTACAACTGTAGAAAGTGGTGTCCCTGATGCTAGTGGAAAATACACCGCACAAACTCAGCCTAGAGATGAAGAGGGAAAGTTTAGACAAGTTTTGGCTCGTCTAAAGCGAGACCTCGGAACCGCTGGTTTACAGCGCATCGTCGAAGACGCTAAGTATGTTGACAGACTGCATGAAATAGGTAACTACGCAGAGGCTGCTGGTGCAGGTGTTAATTTGCTAGACATTCTAGACAGGCTTGACGAAGGTGCATTAAATAAGGTTTCATTGGAGAACGTACGTTCTTCAGCGAGAGAACTCGGAAAGGTGATTTCGAACCTACCATTAGGTTTCAATAACCAGAACGAGAAGGTTAGATACTCTGACCTACCCCCAGCCCTACAAGGTCTCATGGACGACATGATTACTAGGGTTGAGGCAAAAATTGGTAAGAAAGACGCCGATATCGCTACTGAAAGCCTTAGGGCATTTAAGAACGGTTCCGACGTTTACAGTCAAGGAGAGATATCTGGACAGATGTCAAAACTCCTAAGACTGCTTACCTAAATAATAAACAATAGAAATCTATTGTAGAATAGTGTTCAGGTGGAGCGCCTTTACGCCACGTTGCGTTCAGTCCCTTTGCCTTGTACCGAAAAGCAAATGAGGGAAATACTCTCATACAACTGTCCTTAGGAGGAACAGTGGACCAGATTAAAACTCAGGTTGATAACCTGTCTGAGTTGAGCGATGAACAACTCGCTGAACTACAGACCGCTATCATCAGTGAATTTGAATCGGTTGAAGCACAAGATGCTACTCCAGAAACAGTTGACGCTATGACGTCGCTTGCTGACATGTTAGACACCGCAAAGGGTGAATCTAAGCGTCGTGCGGCTGCTGCAGAAGAACTTGCAGCACGAGCCGCTGAAGCCGCTATGCGTGTTAAGGGCGAGGGCGATGGAATGGGAACCGACGGCGAAGTTGCTCCAGAAGAGGAAGTAATTCCTACTGATGAGCCAACGGAGTCACCAATGGAGACACCTGATGTCCCAATGGATGAAGTTGGTGCCATGCCGGTCATGGAAGACGAAGAAAAGAAGAAGGACTCAACCGTCTATTCTGCCGAGTCTACCGATGCGTCTGCTGTTACTGAAGAGAATTCTGAATTCTCAACCGAGACTGAGGCTGTCGAAGCCCCAGTAGAAACCCTAGAGGCTGAGACCGTTGTCACAGCATCTGCCGAGACCGAGTCAACTGACGAAGTCTCAACCGAAACTGTCGAAGAGTTCGCAGTTGAGGAATCAACACCAGAAACTACTATTGCTCCAGAAGAGCAGGAAGAGCAGGCCCCCGTGACCGCCGCAGCAGACGAGGCTTTCCAAGCCCCGGCAGACCGCCAGCCTGTAATTGAAGTTGTCGAAACCGCAGCAAAGGTAGCAATTACCGCTGGTGCAGACATCCCAGGTTACACCGCAGGCAGCACCATTGACAGCATGAGCGACGTAGCAATTGCTATGGAAAAGCGTATCCACTCGCTTCGCCGTGTAAACGGAGGAGATGGAGAGCAGCACATCGTTGCATCCCTCACCGTTGCGTATCCAGAGGAGCGCACCCTAACCACAGACGCAGAGTCGAACCAACTAAAGATTAACGCTGTTGCAGGCCCTGAGGCACTTGTTGCTTCTGGTGGTCACGCAGCGCCTTTCGAGGTTAAGTACGACATCTTCGGTCTAGGTTCAACCACTGACCGTCCAGTTCGTGACGCACTTCCAAAGTTCCAGGCAGACCGTGGCGGTATCCGCTTCGTAACTCCTCCTACCTTGGTGTCATTCAACAGCGGAACTGTCTACGACTACGACGCAGCCGTTGGTCTATGGACTGCAGCAAACGACTCAGCAACCACTCCTTCTCCAGCCGCTAAGAACAGCCTGACTGTTACTGCTGCTCAGGAGAACACTGTGGCAACTGACGCTGTTACTTTGCAACTACAGTTCGGTAACCTAATGACCCGTGCGTACCCAGAGTTGATTGCTCGTCACAACGAGTTGGCTCTTGTTCAGCACGCTCGTGAGGCAGAGTTGAACGTAATCAGCAAGATTGCTGCTGGCTCAACCGCTGTGAACGCACACGTTGCTACCACTGAGGCTCCAAGCCTTGTTGGTTTTGCTCGTGACTTCTTGGTACAGGTTCGTAAGGCATCAGTTGCTTACCGTTCACGTCACCGCATCGACGCTGGAACTCGCCTAAAGGCAATCGTTCCTGCTTGGATTTACGACGCTATGGCAGCAGACCTTGCTCTGAACATGCCTGGCGACGGAAACCTAGGTGCTGGTCGCAGCGAAATCGAAGGCTACCTTGCTGGCTCAAACGTAGACATGGTTGCTTCACTTGACCTTAACTCGTTTGGTGCTCAGGGTGGTTCGGCAGCGAGACTCCTAGAGTTCCCTGACCAAATCACTTGGTACTTGTTCTCAGAGGGAACCTTCTTGTTCCTCGATGGTGGAACTCTTGACCTTGGTATCATCCGTGACTCGTCACTCGTTGGTACTAACGACTACAAGATGTTCATTGAAACCTTCGAGAGCGTTGCAAAGGTTGGTATCGAGTCACTCGCTATCACTTCATCGCTAAGCATCAACGGTGTAGCCGCAGCATTGCGTGACACCACTGGTGGCGCTACCGCTGCCGCAATCGAGGAGTAAAAACTCCCCACAGGTTGGGTGGGGCTTCTTCGGAAGCCTCACCCTCCACCTAAGTTTTAGATAGGAAAAAAATGGCTTTCCCAAAGAATGGCGTTGTAGAGGCACCAAAGATTGTGCCCTCCGCTTTTGGTCTACTTGCTGTAGTCAAGCCTGAGAACTCTAATGATGAAGACCAGTGGGTTCGTGGCTTTTCTCAAGAGTGGGAGACCACTCTATATTCAGCCACCAACTGGGATGACACTGACACTACTGATGGTCAGGTTGTTGTTGCTGGCACTCCTACTTATTACACAGAAATTAAGCCTTTCTTTATCGAGGCTGAAGAGTATCGTTCTACTCTAGGTTTCAACGGTATTGACCGAATTGCTCGTCTTAAGCGCCAACTTGAAGGCGTCACCCAGCACGCTCTAGAGTTAGAACTTTGGGACGGTGCTATCCGTAAAGGAGAGAGCCACTCTAACCTCGCTCTTTCAGACGCTAGCGCAACTGTGCTAAACAGCGGCACTGCATTGTCAGCACGTCGTGCACTTGCTCTTCTAGAGCACTCAATCGGTCAGGCTTCTGACGGCGGTGAGCAGGGAGTTATCCACATAACCCGTGACGTTGCGGCACTTCTTGCTAGCAACTCAAACATGCTTCTCCACGACGAAGGAAAAGACCACCTACAAACATTCGGTGGAACTCCGATTGTTGTTGGTTCAGGCTACTCTGGTAATGGACCAGACACCGTGACTGGCGCTACTGCGTCAGCCACCAACAAATGGATTTACGCCACTGGCACCGTTCGCACTTATGTGGGCGATGTTGATGTCGTGAACGACAATCTAGCGCAAGCATATGATGTGTCGGGTAATGCGAATGACATGCGTCTCAAAGCAATCCGCCCTGCGGCAGTTTACTTTGATACATCAATCCACCTTGCTGTGAGAATAGACCTCACAGCCTAACCTAAGGAGAACAGCCACATGGCTACTCAAGAATATGCTGCAAGCATCCAGGGTGTGTCAATTCGTGTCACCCGTTTGGATGCCGCTGGCAACCTACTAAACGGACCTGGCGATTCATACACCACGTCTGCATTTATGCGTGTTTCGTTCACCCCTGAATATGAAGAGGGCGACGAAATCACCGAGAAGAACGCTAACGGCGTTGTTTGTGTGACCTACAAGTCTCCAGACACCTTGAAGCGTATCACCATGGAACTCGCAATCTGTGAGCCAGACCCAGAACTAACTGCACTTCTTTCTGGTGGTTTGCTACTTCGCAAGAACCTAGGAACCTTTGCTAACCCAGACGTCAAGTCTGTTGGTTGGGCATCACCTGGTGTTGGCGACGACCCTGCTGGTTACGGTGTAGCCATCGAGTCATGGTCACACGCAATCGCTAACGGTAAGAAGTCTTCAACCCTTCCTTACTTCCACTGGGTATTCCCATTTGCTAAGTTGCGTCAGTCGGGTGACCGTGTTATTGAGAACGGTATGCTCGCTACCACTTTCGAAGGCTACGGCTTGGGCAACACCCAGTTCGAGTCAGGTGTCGATGGTCGCTGGGAGTTCCCTGCTGCCGCAGAGCGTCCATACTCATATGCACGCACTGACTGGGCACCTACTGGCTTGAAGGGCTTCTACACTTGGTCTGACAACAGCACCAACCAGATGTACTTCACTAAGTCTGGTGTTGTTGACGCTTCAACCGTCACCATCTCTGGTGCCACGATTGCTGCTAACACAAGCAACGCAGTTGTAACCTTCAGCGCTGCACCTGTTCTTGCTGCTGGTGACGTTCTTAGCGTTGAGAACCTAGGTGTTGACTTCAACGCTGCTAGCGCAACTGTTACTGCGGTTAACCTATCGTCTAACACTGCTACCTACACCATCGTTGGAACTGCACCTGTGGCTAACGTTACTGCAACTGTCGGTAACACTGCTCGAATCACTGTTGTCAACTCGGTCACCGAGGCTCCAGCCTACGCCGCTGTAACCACGTTGCCTAACGCCAACACAACTGGTTACAACGTTCCAGGTAACGTCGACTTCAACGCAGACACTGCTGTTGACCGTGTTATCACTTCGAACGAAGACCCAACCGCTTAATAAGCAAATAGAAACGGGCGGCACGGCTTGTAGTGATACAAATCGTGTCGCCCGTCTCACTAACAAGAGAGACTGGACATGACTGTTTTGTGGGTAGACCCTTCAGATTTAGGTGACTACGCTGGGACTGAGTTTGCTCAGGAGGCGGCTGAAACTGCCTCCTACCTACTTTGGGGTATGTCTGGCAGAAAATATACAGGCACCACCACTGTTACAGAGCGATACGTCTGTGCTAAGCGTGCTTACCGTTTAGGTGCATCTTCTAGAAACTACGGCGGTATGTTGATTGGTGGAGAGGTGTACAACATCCCAATCAACGACTTTGACAACTATGCCGAATTGGTGGCAGACGGATTATCCCCAGAGTCTCGCATTAAACTTCGTGGCAAAAACGTAACTAAGATTCACGCTGTCAGAAACCGTGCTGGAAACTTGCTTCCAGAATCTAGTTATTACTTAGTAGACCACTCGACTTTGCAGGCAACTGCTGGTGTCCCTTGGACACCTTGTAACGTAGAAGTTACTTACACTTATGGCTCGCCTATTCCAGCAGTTGGAAGAATGGCAGCCAGAACTCTAGCCATTGAATTTGCAAAACTCTGGGCTGGAGACGATGACTGTGCTCTCCCACAACGTATCACTTCGGTGTCACGTCAAGGTGTTTCATATACCATCTTGGACAGTCAAGACTTTATTCAAGAACTACGCACAGGTTTGTATGCAGTTGACTTGTTCATTAAGACAACTAACCCAGACGGCGCTCGTCGTAAGTCAAAGGTATTCTCTCCAGATGTGCCCCGTGCTCGCCGATACACGCCTAAGGCTTTGCCTCTTACGGTAAGTGCCTTAAACGATTTATCTGTAGTTAAAAGCACCCCAGCCGCTTGGGACTCTTCAACTGCTAATGAAGATGTAAGCATTTTCTTTGACGAAGTTGGATGGTCTCCAGTAGTAACCCTAAGCGGTTACGACGGAGTGAAATCTGTAGATTTAGCGTCTACTGACATTACTGTAAACGTAGCGAGCGAGAAGGTAACTTTCTCGGTGCCGTATAATAGTGCTTATAATGCTCTTGGGATGATTGACCCAGGATATTGGACGCTATACGCAACCAAAACCATAAATGGTGTTGAGAGCGTAGCGGAACTTGCATCTGGAAACCTCCAAATCAAGTTATACAACTAAAAGAAAGAAGAGGTGCGGTATGTCAAAAGTACAAACCAACTTCACTGCAGCAGACATGATTGGTGCGGCTAAGCCAGCAGCACCAAAAAAGCCAGTTGCACCAAAGGCAGCCCCAAAGCCTGTAAAGGTCGAGAAGGTTGTCGAGCCTGTTGTTGAGGCAGTTGTGGAGCCTGTTGTTGAGGCTGCCCCAGTTGTTGAGACCCCTGCTGAGGAAGCAGAGTAATAAATGGCTACGGCAGTGGACATTACGGGAATGTCTACAGATGCTTTGCATCTGAAGAATATGCTTGACGGAATTATGTCAAGAATTGAGTCAGTTTATCAATCCTATAATGTTCCACTGCCAAACCGCCGTTATTGGATGGTTGGGCAACCTGCCGTCGATTGCGAGCAAGTTGTAGTTTCATTTATGCAAATGTATTTAGGTTCGCCTGGCGATGAGTCCACGCAACCGCAGCGTTGTAACGTGCCTAGAAGCGCAACTGTTGCAATCAGTGTTTCTAGAGAAGTTCCTGTGGTGGGTCAAAATGGTCGCCCACCAGCAGCAGAAAAAATCCAACAGAGTTCTCACATGAGCGCTATTGACTCTTGGGTTCTTATGGAGACCATTCGTGAGTTTGATATGTGGGACGACACTGGCTACGGCTTAGGTGTTATCGCCACGCTAGACGTTTCTGCACCCGAGGGTGGATTTCAAACAACCGTTATGAACATCACTATGGCGGTTCCATAAAATGCCATATGGCTTACCTGACTCATGGGTGGTCTGGGGTGCTGGACGTATTGCTAGAGGCGCACGACGAGGTGGTCGTGGTGGTCGCAGGGGTGGCGGCGGTGGCTTGGGTGGCATGGTCAGAACGACCACTACTCACACCAAGGTTAAATTTAATTGGAAAGTTACCGATGTAAAGTTCCACGAGCCAGCGATGCACAACTTCCTAAATGGTAAAACTACCTTAGGTAAACCTTCTGAGTTGTGGATGCATTTAGACGCTGCTGCGGCAATGGCTGTTGCTGGTGCAAAGATGAAGGTTGGCAAGAGAACAGGGGCGTTGGCTAAGTCAATCCACGCTCGACACACTGGTAATGCCACTGGTCAATATATTTGGATTGGCTCTCAGCGGAGTTATGCACTCTACCACCACGAAGGAACTAGACCTCACCCAATACGTGCCCACGATGGCGGCTTGCTAGTTTTTACTGGCAAATTTAAGAACGTAAAATCTAACAAATATGGTAGAAACACGTTCTCTTATCGAAAAGTGATGACCCCTAAGGTTAACCACCCAGGCACTAGAGCCAACCACTACTTATCTACTCAACTCAAGCATTTTAGAAATGTTGGCAGAGTCCAGTAAATAGTCTAATTTTTATTGTAGTAAAATTGACTAAGGCTATTTAGCCTAACTAAGACATATAAGAGAAAGAATACAAGATGCCTAGATTTAAGGACTTTGGCTCTGGTGCTGATTTAGCAGCAGTAGAACCACTATCATTCAAACTCCACGGCGAGGAGTTTAAGTGCCTTCCACGACTTCAGGGAAAAGTTTTCCTAGAGTTTATTGAGCGCAGCGCCAGCGAAGACGGAGCAGAAACCGCAAAGGTTATCAGTTCATTCTTTGGCAAGGTTTTAGAGGACGAAAGCGCAGTGCGTTTCGATGCTCTAATAACCAGCAAAGACAAAATTGTCACTGTTGAAAGCCTAAGCCAAATTGCTTCGTGGCTATTGGAGGAGTACGCAGGACGCCCGGAAGAGGAGCCAAAGGTCTCCTAATTTGGGCGGTTGACCTTTGGCACTATGTAAACGGAAAAGCGTTATTTAACGGATTGAGATTAGGAGAAATGGAGGTGTCTGACATGTTAGATGTCATTCACTACTTCTATGACGAATCTATGAATTTCTCTACCGTTGAACAAGGAAAATGGGCTGACTCTAGACGAGAGCGCATTTTTGAAGATTTGTATGGAACCGAATATCGCTACAAATCATTTGCAGAAGATGGAAATAGCAACAATGAATTTGGCTCGTACAACGAAGACGAAGAAATTGTTACGTTTAATCCTTCTGTGAAGAGTGAGACTAAGTCATACATTCCGCCTACCAAAATGGAAGCAGACTCTGCTGACCCATTTGGTGGAGTTCTGGACGCCCCAATAGCCTGAGGAGGTGAGTAGTTATGGCAGTAGTCGGTGAAGCACATATTCTCGTTCGTGCTGTAACTACTCACGTCCGTAAGGATATTAGAGACGGATTTAAAGGTCTATCTGGAGTTGCGTCTGACGAAGGTAAATCTGTAGGTAAAGCCTTCTCTGGCGGATTAACCCAAGAAATGATGGCTAACGCCAATCAATTCACTTCCTTGGCTCGAAAAGGTTACTTTGCTCAAGCGGCTATCGGTGCCTTACTAGGCAGCGTTAGCGCACTTGCCGGTGGGTTGGGTGGTCTTATTGGAGTAACTGCTTCTGCAGCATCTTCTATGACAGTCATGGCTAACATGATGGTGACTATGAAAGTTGCCAGTAGCGTTGGAAAAATGGCTTTCAATGGCATATCTGCTGCAGTAAGTAGTGCTGCAAACTCTGCAGGTGGCGCTAAGAAAAGCATTAAAGAACTCCGTGAGGAGATGGAAGAGTTAGCCTTTGCAGCCGAAGACGCCGCTTTAGCACAGGAAAGTGCTGCCCTAAAACTAGAAAAAGCAAGAGAAACACTTGCACGTGTTCAAAATCTTCCGCCAGATAACCGTGCCCGCCGTGAGGCTGAATTAGCCTACAAGCAAGCAGAACTTAATTACCGTAAGGCTAAGGATAAAGCCGAAGATGCTCAGGATGAACTGAACAATCCTAAGAAAAAGGCTGGTGCTGGCGGTAAAGACCCGTTCGCAGATTTAACTAAGTCTCAAAAAGTTTTTGCCATGTTCTTGGTAGAAAACCGATATCGAATGAAGCAGTTGCGAGAGGCTGCCGCTAAAGGCTTCTTGCCAGTTCTTCAAAAACAAATGCAGACTCTATTTAATAATGGAGCATTTGATAATTTAGTAGACGGTATCGCCAACGTTGGTAAAGGCTTGGGTGAGGCTACTAAAAACTTTAGTCAAAGTTTTTTCACTAAAGACACCATCAATGGAATGAGCGAGTTTTTCTCCTCGATTGCTAAAAACTTGGGCGTCATCGGAACTACTGCTGGCAACGCTCTTAGAGGTTTCTTTACTTATCTAAAACTTACAGACCCACTTCTAACTAAGTTCACCAACTTCCTCAACAGAAAAACTGACAAGTTTGCCGCAGACATGGTAAATAACGGCGGTGCTATACAAAGATTTTTCGCTAGGTCTAGCGAATATGCATCTAAATTTGGTGAAATTTTTGGCAATCTGTGGCTGAGAATTAAGCAGTTTATTTCTAACACAACAGGTCCTGGCTCTGGTGGAGAATTACTTGTTAACTACTTTGTTAAAGCAACTGGCGAGTTCAAAAAAATGGACGGCTCTATTAGAGCATTCAATGCTCAGAATTATTTTAGGTCGACAGCCGAAAACACAATTGCAATACTTAACGCCTTTAAGGGCGTATTTGATATTTTCACTGACCTAGGTGCTATGCCTGAAGTAAAAGAATTTTGGAATATCCTTGCACAAGGAAACAACGACTTCGACTCTTTGCTTAAGGCGGCAGTGAGAACTGCACCAGCCTTAGCAAGAGTACTAAACCAAGTTGTCAATATTCTTCAGGTAGTTGCTGATGACAATCAAACTTCTGTGTTTTTGGACACTGTCGCCGAATCATTAAGAGTATTTGCTAGGGCTTTAGAAACTATAAAACCTCTGCTTGATGCGGTAGGACCTATCTTTGGATTCGTGGCTGCGCTTGGGCTAATGCAAAAGGCTGTGCAATTTCTTGCATTCGCAATAGTAGGTTTGTTGATTAAAAATGCCGTAACACCATTCCTCATACTGCTGAGATTTATACCAGCGACGGCTGGATTTGCTGGCAAGGCATTAGTTGGTCTAGGTATACAAAGCAGGATTGCTGGAATTGCAATGGCTACCACTACTACTACGGTTGGTGGAGTAAGTACGGCTGTAACAGGTCTTCAGGCTACGACTGCGGTTGCTTCTAAAGGAATAACAGCGTCGTTGCTTTCTATTCCAGGCATCGGCTGGGCGTTGGGTCTTGCTGCAGCGTTTGCCGCAATCGGCGTTGCTCTATCCAACTGGAGTGCTGGCGTCGCTGACCAAAACATGAAAGAGACTGTTGGCTTAGCAAAAAATACCCGAACTTCTTTTAAAACCCTATTCAATGACGCCAAAAAAACCAACTGGAGCAGCATTCTTGGCAACGGCGGGGCTGGAAAACACTTTACAGCATTTAGATTAGAGGTCACAGACTTAAAAACTGCTATGGCAGAGTTGGGTGGTGCTCAGAAAAGGGCTGCTGATGGCTTTGGATGGGTAAACTCATTAAACGCCTACAGCAGTTTAACTCAAGATATGGCTGGCTCATTCGAACGTTTCGGCGCTGGCTTAAACGAAAGATTTAGCACTCAAGGTTTGGCTGGAGTTCGTAAGGGATTGAACTACCTAACCAACAATTTAAAATTCACTGGCGAGGAAACTGTAATTGCGTATACCGAAATGGATTCTCTAAGAGCGAGTGTTCAAGAATACGCTAAATCTCTTGGCGTAACTGTAACCAACTTAGATGGCTCTGCTAACGCTCAAAAAGAATATGACTTTATTGTGAAAGAGTCAATTGAGGGGATGGCTATTGCCAAGATTAAGCAAGACCAATTTAATCAAACTTTAACTGAAACTATAGGCACTTTCTTTGATTTTGAAGGTCCTCTCAGACAAAACAAAGAAGATGTCAAAAAGTGGGCAATAAGCGTTGCCAAGAATAACGACATCGCTGGAGATTCTTGGAAAGATTACTACAAAGACTTTGACACCAGCGGGTTTAGTAGCGGTTACTACTTTGACGCACTAAATAAACAGGCAGACGCCGCTGCAGATTATGCCAAAAATCTTATGGCTGCTAGAGGCAAGTTAAGTGAAAAGGCGTTTAATCAACTACTTAGTATGGGTAAGGGTGGCGCTAAGTATGCAGCATCTATAGCATCTGCAACTAAAGAACAGGCTGCTGAAGTAAGTTCTGACCTAGAAAAAATTGCAAATTTTCAAGGAGGAAATTTTGCTGGTCAGGTTGCTGCACAGTTTGATAGAAAAATAATCATTGCTGCTATTAGAAAACAAAACCCTAATATGTCAAGAGCCATGGAGTCATTAATTGCCTCCCTAGACCCTGCTAGTTTGATGGAACGATTTGGGATTGGCTTCCAAGATTTGATGGCAGTACAACTTCAGACTACGCCTACAACTCTTACCGCTGAGTGGCAAACTGGTACTGCTGAAAAACTTCAAAGTAAACTAGCGGATGACATGAATAAACTTCCTCTATATATTTCCACTAAATCAAATAAAGACGGTGGCTTTCAGGAAATTAACTACGGTAAGCGAGGGAGTAAATACAGACTTGCCGCCCCGAAAAAAGACGGCGGTTGGCTACCTAAGTTTGCTAACGGAAATGTTGCTGGAGCGCAAGGACCTCGCTCGGACAACATCCTCTCTTGGCTATCTGCTGGCGAGTATGTAATCAACGCAGCGTCTACTTACCGATACCGACCACTTCTAGACGCAATCAACTCTGGTTCTATTGACAGACTTCAAAACACCGCAAGCATGCAATCTGCTGCTGGTAACAACGTCTCCATTACTGTAAACGCCGCTCCCGGTATGGACGAAGGACAAGTAGCGTCAATGGTTGCTCAAAAACTTAACTCAGCACTTAACATGGGCGGAAGAATCTAATGACTCTCAATCAGTCACAAGAAAACAGACTTGTCAATAACACTCTCCGTAAGGTGCCGTATCCGCACATAACGGGTATGAAGTTGCTGGCTGATGTCAAAATCAACGGCTTAACTCTTAACACTGCTGATGAAGCAACTGGAGTTGTTTGGGTTTGCACTGACATTGAAGGTTGGTGGGACTTACCTAACGCCGACGTTCCAGATATTCAGCGTGGATTAGATGACGGCTCTTACGACGTTCGTGGACGTTGGATTGCTCGTTCTCTAACTCTTAGCGGTAGCATCTTGGTTCCAGATGCAAGCGTTGCTGCAACCGCAAGAAATACTTTTTTTGAATACATTTCGCCGTTATTAAAGACTGGCGGCTGGCTAATTGTGAACGAGCCTGACTACAAGAAGGCTGCCTTCGTGAGACTAATTGGCTCACCTTCTGTTAAGAACGTCAACGCTCGTGGACGTATGGATTTCACTATCCAACTCCGTGCTGGAGACCCGCTTAAGTATTATTGGAACGATGGCGTAGACCCTGTTGACGGGTATCAAACTGCAAACATTGCTTACTCAAGCACTGTTACAAACTCTGGTAATGTGCCTGTTCCCGTGGTTATTACCATTAGCGGAGCGTCTACTGCACCGTCTGCTATCCAATTTAGTAGCGCCAACAACGCCACTCAAGTTCTTAGGATAACTAGAACTCTTAGGGCAAACGGGTTTAGCAACTCAAACACTTCTACTACTGTCACTAATAGAGAGGCTTCTGCTGGAGTTGCTACCCTGACCTTCTCTGGAAATCACGGTTTCTTTGCTGGAGACACTGTAACTATTACTAACGTCACCAGTTTCAACCAAACTAACGTAGTTATTAGCACTGCTACCAACACAACTCTTAGTTACCCCAACCCTAAAGTAAGCATTACTGGAATCACGGTAGTAAGCAACGTTGTGACTGTAACTACCAATACTGCTCACGGATTGGCTAATGCTGCAACTATTTATATCAAAGACTGTTTTGACCCATTGATTGACGGCGCTTACACTGTAACTGCTAATACCGTAAGCGCAAACACCAGTAGATTTACTTTTACCAAAACCTACCCAAACGCCACTATCGGTGCTGGCGGAACTGTCTCATTGCAGGTTTCCTCCGCTACCCAAGCAACTGGAAACGTCGCATTGGTTGGCGCTGACACATTAAGCATTGACACGTATAACGGCACTGTCCTATACAGAGGAACTCCAGATAATTCTCGTGCCTCCCTAAACACTACAGTCGATTGGTTGAAATTAAACCCCGGTAACAACGCCGTAAACTTCACTAACAGTGGCGGCTCTCCAACAGTGACGGTGAAATATCGCTCTGGCTGGATAGGTTAGAATAGTTAGTATAAAGACGCTCGGACTGAGGATGAAATGCCAGACAGCAATATTGTTCCTATAACTAGTGCTACTGCACCTAGGTATAAGTACTACACGGTTGATATCGTGTCAAACAAAATTGTCGGCGAAATCCCATTTGAAGACGTAAGTTACGAACGTTCACTAAAGCAGCCCGGAGCCTTCGAGGGCAAAATCACAATCTCGGAGCAAACTAATAACTTAGATTTATATAATTCAACCATGCCAGGTAGAACTGCTTTGTATGTAGTTCGTGACAACGTGGCGACTTGGGGCGGAATTATCTGGGGACGCACTTATGACCTCACTGGCAGAAGTCTTTCTGTCTCGGCTACCGAGTTTACGAGTTACTTAAGCCACAGAATTATTTGGAAGGCTTACAGCAACGTCTACAGTTGCGACTTATTTAAAGACACCCCTACCTCGCCAGTTCTGGTGGTCATAAAGAACGCATACTTAAAGGCTCCGCTCACTGCTAGCGATGGATTCGGAAACCCCAACAAAGTCGAAGTTACTTTTGTTGCCAACAACGAAAGAAAATACACTGGTTTTTATCCAGTGCTTGAGACAACTAGCGCCCCTGCTGCAAACTTTAACCCTCAACTTGACAGTTTTTATGTAGATATCCCTAGACTTCCAGTGCCTAGCACTGGCGTATACAACAACGTTTCAGTAAACGTTCGAGTAGATACCTACGGATATCTAAGAGACTTGCTAGACAACGTTTTCAATGACTTCACTAATTTAGATTTTCCAAACGAAATTATTGAACCGGGCATCACTAAGCAGATAGATATTACTACTAAGCAACTTTCTATTACCAATAGCGTTTATGGAGTCGCCACTATCCAATGCGCCGAGCCTCACAGTTTGGTAGTTGGTCAGAGGATAGAGTTGGCTAACGTTGACCGAATGCTCGATGGAATTCACACTGTTACTGAACTGCCTACCAACAAATCTGTCAAGTTTGTGGTAAGTAACCCAACTCAAGTTAGAGATAGAAACTTCCCTATTTTCCTAGACAATAGTCTTGCTACTCCTGTTGACGTTGCCAGCACAATTCAAAGAACGCCTATATACATGAGGCAATCGGTAAGTTTCTTAAGAGAAAACGTCACCAAGGTACAAAGAATAAACGGCGTAGTTACTATGACGTTGGCGTCTCCACACCAGTTTGAATACGGCACAAAGATTAAAGTAACTATGGCTGACAAAAAGCCAGCAATGATGCCTGTCTATGATTCTGCTAAAAAGAAAAATATTTCAACTAATACTTTTAAATACAATGGCAATCAGACGCTTCTTATTACTGCGGTCACAGACAACACTATTTCCTACACTGACCCTAAATACACTGACCCCAGATTTAATATTCCGCTAACTAATTTAAATCCTCTTGACTTAAACAAAAATTTTGTTCAAGGTTCAGAAGAAAGAGGATTTTTAAGAATTTTTAGCAAAAATTCTCATGGATTTAATATTGATGACCGAATTAGGGTAGAAGGTGTCGATGACATATCTTGGGACTACCCTAGATACAACGGCAATCACAGAATTTTTGAAGTAGACGGTGGAACTCCGTTCACTGTAAGACAATATGAAGTAGTTTCCGACTCTGTATACGGAACTGTAATAAAATTTTATGTTGTAAAAACCAATACTTTAGGTATCGATAGAAACGTAAGTTGTAGAGAAGGCGACAACTTTTTAATTGCTGGGATGAGTGATTCTAGGGATTACCTAAACGGCACATACTTGGCTATTAAAGATATAGAAGTGAGTGGCAACTTTTGGGTGGTCACCGCAGACGGACCATCAGACGTTACAGCATTAACTACTTTGACTGAAAATCCTACTTTTTCGGTTAACGGAACTACTTGGATTCAATACTTCCCTGCAGCAAGTGAGTTAAGGGGGGCATTGACTCAGGAACCGGGGACAATATTCCCCATTACTAACCTTAGATACACTCCTGCTAAGGGAAAAACTCCAAACGTTGTCACCATTACTACTAACGGTAGGCATCTTTTAAACGTTGGTGACTCTGTAAAAATTGAATTATCTACTGCTGGCACTGACAGCAAAGACCAAGAAACTTATGGCGGGACATATAAAGTAACTGCGGTAAACGATGCAGATAAGTTTTCCTACTCTCTTAGAACCAAGAAAGACAATAAAACGGTTGTCTTACCTACTGCCGCTGTTAATCAACCCAAGCAAGGTAGCGTAACTAGGTTTAGAACCAGCCTAGAGATACAAGACTCTTTAGTGAGGGCTAGGGTTATATCTGCATCGACTGTTAGAAGTGGAGGTGCTTATACAGCCTATATATATTCGCCTAATCATAATTTGTTTCCTGGTGACTCTATTAAAATTTTGTTTGATAATGAGTCTTATAAGAGCCTGTCAAATGGTGGTGAGACTATTGTAATTGATGACGTCCCGAACGAAAATACTTTTACATACACGACTGAGTTAAAAATGGCAAACGAAAAAGAATACATAATTAAGTCAGTAGAGTTTGGCAAATCTGCAATTTTATCAACATACGAACCTCAGACCACCAATGCCAATAATATTTTTTATAAAATAGAATCTGCCCCCCAAATTGTGAACCAGCCAGCACGCACAGTGAATGTAAATTCCATTAAATATATATCTTTTGGGATGAATCCTAATGAAAAACTAGTGCAAGTTTTTTGCGACGACAATCAATTAGGAAATAACATACGCTCTGGCTCTTCAGTAAAACTATCTGGATTTACTTCTGGCTCTGGAGAATTTATAACGCCTAATTTTACTCGCCCTGTTATTACTGAATTATCTTACAATGGCGCTGCTAAGGGAATGCTCGTGACTTGTGAATCTCCACACGGTCTACTTCAGTCAGATATAGGAGCGGTTTTCGCCATAGAGGGCGGTCCTAGTTTTGCTAGTTACCCTGACTTTACTACTGTCCCAGGCGGCAAAAACATTAGTGCTATCTACAGAAACTACAAAGTCCACACTGTTGTAGACGCCAATAGTTTTTCTGTGTTATGTCCGGAGTTGGGCAGAGATAGTTTTGTTGTCCGTAACCTTAAAAAACTAAGTTTGGCACCAGTACCTCTACCCTCTTACCCAGTGGTGACTGCAATTAGTTACTCTAACTACTATGTAAGACTGTCTTTTGCTGCTGCTCATACTTTAGACCCCCTTATTGACGTCGGGGCTAGTTTATCTATTTCTGGTTTTGCTGCAACTGTTAGCGCCAGTAATAACAGCACCAATGCCACTTTAGATACTTCTTGGCTAAATGGTAACTGGAAAGTAAGCAGTATCCCCAATAGCACTAACGTAGTTTTCTACTGTGGGCTGTCTAACGCTAAAAACTCGTCGGCAATTAATATATATGACTTTGGAAACGTGAGCGGCCCGACCACTACTACTTTCACAAGAACCGCAACTTCCATGTCTTACACTCCAACCCCTGGGGCTGGTAGCAATGGAAAACTTTCTATTAATTTATCTTCTCCTTTGCCAATCACCCCTAACTCAAACACGGTGGTAACTATATCTTCGATGTCATCTTTTGCTTTTTATCCTTACGACACCTCTAGGGTTGGCGGCGTAAACACGTCCGTAATTCCTGGTTCAAAGACCCTCTTTCCGTTAGAAAGTACTTCTAGCACCTTAGTGGTTGCTCAGAGTAACTACAGCGTTCCTTTAGCAATATATGGCGATGCCGCTGCTTCTGCATCAATAGTAGTGAGTCAAACAAGCACCGTAAATAACGTGCCAATTCCTTCTGTGACGTTGACGGGAGTGGTAACTAATGAGAGCGTTCCAGCGAGTGGGTTCTTGACTTACAACCTAAGATTTGTACAGACTGTCCCCAACTTAACCCGATACAATAAGGAAATAACTGTAAGACAGGTAGACCAAAACTACTTTTTATTTATAGACACTGAAGCAGATAGTTTGTCCACAGGCACTATAACTTTTCCATCTCCTAAGCCGTCTGCTTTTTTCCCAGCGAAGACTTACAATTTGTCAGATAGACCGTTTATAAGCCCTGGCGACAAAATGACTGTTAGCGGTTTGCAAGAAGATTATTCTTTTTTAAATGATTTTTATGTGACAGTAAAAGACTATTTTATCGACGAAACTTTTGGCAGCAACGCTGCGTTCATATTAATAGACAATAGATATCGAACTGATAGCCGTAAAGTTATGCCCCCAAACTTAACTGCTAATGTGCCAGACACTGCCTTACTCAGCGGTGCTATGGGCACGCCTGGCACCGCTGTTGTAGTTCCTAATGCTAATTATCCAGGTTCAGTTAGATTGACTGGGTTGTCTAGGTCTTCTAATGGCACGGTTGCAACAGTAACTGCAGAAAATCATGGATTCTCAGTAAACGATGAAGTATATATTCAAATAATTGGATTGAAATACTCTGCTTTTAGCCAAAACCTTCAAAGAATCAAAATTACATCAGTAACTCAAAATACTTTCAGTTACAACCTAAAAGTTAACGGAGTCATTAAAAGTCTAAGTGGAACCCCTACTCTGCCTCAGTTTTACATTAACAGTGGATTGAATGAGTTGGCGTTTGGAGGAGATGGTGCCCACAACATAGTATCTGGAGACGTAGTAAATGTTACTGGAGTTTCTGCATTTGCTAACGGAGAAAGAACTGTATTAGATTCTTATATTGGCTCAATCGTATTGTCCACTGAAGAAACCAGCGATTTTAGAAATAAAGCCATAAAAACTGGCAGGATATCGGTAACGTCCTATGCTTCCGTCAACGTGGTAGCCGATGGGTATGTAATTCCAGCGCCTATGGCGATTAGAGAGCCTCAGTTGTTATATAGAACTTACGGCGAGTACCCTGCCAACTCTTCTATAGGCGGATTGACTTTTTCTGACAATAAATATAGCAGTAAAAATTCTACTACCACCCCAATTTTTGGAAGCCAGTTATTGACTGTTGCTGAAATTTTAGAGGGGTATAGCAACACGTTAGAGGGGTTTGACTACCGAATCGATGTAAGCCTAGTTACTAATTTGGATGGCACTAAAACTTTCAATAGGAAATTTGTTCTTACGCCAATCTATCCACCTACACTAACCGAATACCTGAAAACCCTGCCCAGCCAAAAACTAGCAAAAGGTCAAGTTGCACACCCTAAAGCGTTCGGTGCGGATAAGTTGATATTTGAGTACCCAGGCAGCATCTCTAACGTAAGCATGTCAGAAAACGCTGAAAACTCTGCCACACGAATGTTTGTTGTTGGCAACGATAACCGAGTAGGCAGCGGGACTGAAGTTGCTTATTCTGGTGCATCGGAAGTGTCGTTGCTAGCCGATGGTTGGCCCTTGCTGGATAAAAAGGAAACTAGAGAATGGCCCATTCAATCTGCTCAGTCGGCGTTTGTTGACCCGATAGACAACTATGACGACGAAACTGGTTACTATCAGTATGCTGAAAGATTCTTAAAAGAATCTAGACCGCCTGTCGGAGACTTTGTGATTTCTGTAAATGGTTCATTGAACCCTGTTATCGGGTCTTACAATCCTGGTGATTGGTGCTCTATTGTCATTAACGACAACTTTGTGAAAACTCGTTTGAACAGCGTGCTTGAGCCACGTAAAGACGTTATTGTTCGTAAAATTGACTCAATTAAAGTTCAAGTTCCAAACAACCCTGCCTTCCCAGAGCAGATTGACTTACAACTAGTAGCAGATTGGCAGGTCGATTCAGT